AGATTTTGCCTAAAGATTTTGCCTAAAGATTTTGCCTAAAGATTTTGCCTAAAGATTTTGCCTAAAGATTTTGCCTAAAGATTTTGCCTAAAGATTTTGCCTAAAGATTTTGCCTAAAGATTTTGCCTAAAGATTTTGCCCAAAATAATTTCTTGAGAAATTAAGAAGATTGTACCACAAGTGTTTGTTCTACATCACTTTTTACATCACTTGGATTTAATTTATTTCTCAACATGAACTGTGCTGCAATAGTATATCCGAAAGGAACTTCGATTTCTTCTAATGGAAAAGGGACGCTCCTATTTTTGATAGAAGAATAATCATAAGTGTAATCTTTGATTATAGGATAAATACTCGGTTCTGAAGAACTTGAGTCTGTAGACGAAATTCTTGTATGTAAAACCAATTCATAATCACTTGTAAATGCTCCGCCCAGAGCAGTTATATTTACTACTACTGATACAGTATCTCCTCCAAAGTTTGCACCACTATAATTATTTAGTAAACTCCATGTGGGGAATTTATATACAAGAGCCGTAGGGGACTTTCTATAAAATTGGTCACACAAGTGGTCTATCACTGATTCTAAATGTAAAATTTTTGCCGTCATTTCAGTAACTGTAGATGCTGCTTGTAATGCTGTAGCTGACGCTGCTTCAGCTTGAGTTTTTGCTGCTTCAGCGGCATCTTTTGCCGAGTTTGCAGCTTCTGAACCATCAAATCCTGGTTCTCCCCTTTCACCCTGTATTCCTTGAATTCCCTGAATTCCCTGAATTCCCTGTTCACCTTGAATTCCCTGTTGACCATTATCGCCTTTATCGCCCTTTTCACCTTGAATTCCTTGAGGACCTCTCACTTCAATTTTTCTCCAGTCAGTTTCTATGTTGCTTGCATTATCTACAAGCGCAACATACAAATCATTACCAAAAACAAATGTATCTCCTGGTTTGATTGGTGGAATTCGTCCTATGTTGATAGTTGTTAAATTAGTAACTTGCTCTATACCGCCTTGAATTCTAAGAGCAGCTAAATCAAGGTTGCCGACTTTGAATCCTCCACCACTTGTGCTAACTTGAGTTTCTCCAACTTTGAAAGTGTCTGGGAAAGTCAAAGTTCCGGTTGTACTTGTTGATATAACCGATTCGCCTATTTGAATATTTGGTGGAAATACCAACCCTCCAGCATCGTTGCTTCCAATCGAACTTTGTCCAATAAATATAGTATTTGCACTTACGTAAAAGCTTTTAAATGGGTTTTCACTTGAACCGATTGTTATATTTTCATTACTAGGAAAAATACTTTGAGTAACTTCTCCGCTAAAAACACCAGCTGGTCCAGGCGGTCCAGGCGGTCCAGGCGGTCCAGGCGGTCCAGGCTGTCCAGCCGGTCCATTCAGTCCAGCACTTTCATGATGTCGCAATTCGTCATTTACCGTATTTTCTGTTAATTGTGCTTTTAAGTCCATAGCCTTTTCATTTAACATCTTAGCCTTTTCGTTCAAAATCTTAACCTTATCATTTAAAACCTTATCAATAGAAGTTCCTGTTGTTTTCATAACAAAATTCAAATTACCAATCTTGTTGTTATTCTTAGTATTTCTCGACATTCTCAATAGTTCAATAGTTTTTGATAACTTTTTTCTAAATGTTTTTATTTATAAAAATACATTATTTGAGATAATAATACTAATTGTTATAAATAAACATAAAATAGTATTTATTTTTAAATTAATATTACATTTCATTTTTTTTCATCTTTATGAAGAGCACATTGTGCAGATTTCAAAATCTTCTTTATCAGACTTATTTTCAGGTGTCCCATTTTGTATTTTATCTGGTTCAATCGTAAATTGCTGCGCCTGGTGTTTTGGTTTTCTTCGTAAGTAATAAAGTCCCGTTTTAAGACCTTTTGTCCAAGCGTAAAAATGCATGGATGTTAATGGTCCGTAACTCGGTTCTTCCATCCACAGATTCAAGCTCTGGCTTTGGCAAATAAAAGCCGCTCTGTCGGCTGACATGTCGATTAAATCTTTCATCGGCAATTCCCAAACCGTTTTATATTTATTTCGCATGTGCTCGCTTAAATTGGTAAGATGCTGCACACTTCCACGATTTGCAATTATATTATTTTTTAGCGCGTCTGTCCAAAGTCCCATGTCAATTAGTTCGCGCATCAAATACTTATTTATAACAATAAATTCTCCAGCTAAAGTGCGCCGTGTGTAAATATTACTTGTTATGGGTTCAAATGCTTCATTGTTTCCTAAAATTTGCGAGGTGCTTGCCGTCGGCATGGGTGCCAGCAAGAGCGAATTTCGAATTCCATATTTTACAACCGATGCTTTCATTTCGGTCCAGTTATAACGGGAATTACCTGGTTCAACATTCCACATGTCAAATTGCAAGACACCTTTTGATGCCGGCGAACCTTTGAATGATTCGTATGGTCCGTGCAGCTTGGAAAGTTCAACCGACGTTTCTAACGCGGCATGATAAATAGTTTCAAAAATATTTGTATTTAATTGTTTAGCTTCAGAGCTATTGAACGCGAAATCCATCATCATAAATGTGTCGGCAAGTCCTTGCACACCTATTCCAATAGGGCGATGGCGCATATTACTGGTTCGCGTTTTTTCTGTTGGATAATAATTCACGTCAATTACTTGATTCAAGTTATACGTTACCGATTTTGCAACAGAGTGCAACAGTTCAAAATCAAACGTTTTACTTGCTGTGACAAATTTATTGAGCGCAATACTTGCCAAATTGCAAACCGCCGTTTCCTTGTCATCGGAATATTGAACGATTTCACAACATAAATTTGAACTTTTAATGGTTCCAATATTTTGTTGATTTGATTTTTTATTGCAGGCGTCTTTATACAATAAATACGGTGTACCTGTTTCCATTTGACTGTCTAATATTTTGAACCATAAATCTCGCGCTTTTAATTTACACTTTTCTCGTCCTTCTGATTCATACTTGTGATAAAGGGTTTCAAATGCATCTCCATAAACGTCAGATAATCCTGGACACTCGTCAGGGCAAAATAAACACCAGTCCTCGTTTTCTTTTATTTTTTTCATAAATAAATCGGGAATCCACAGAGCATAAAATAAGTCTCTCGCTTTTACTTCTTCATCACCATGATTTTTTTTCAATTCTAAAAAATCGCGGATGTCTGCATGCCACGGTTCCAAATAAATTGCAAAACTTCCGTTTCGGCGTCCGCCCTGGTCAACATACCTCGCAGTGCTATTAAATACTCGCAACATTGGAACTATTCCTGTAGATGCGCCATTTGTTCCTCGAATTAAACTTCCTCTAGCTCGGATATTGTGAATATGAAGTCCAATTCCTCCAGCCCATTTAGAAATATGCGCACAATCTGAAAGCGTGTTGAATATGCCGCCCAAACTATCATATTCCATTGCTATTAAATAACACGAACTTAGTTGAGGACGAAGTGTTCCAGAATTAAAAAGAGTAGGAGTTGCATGAGTGAAATATTTTTGAGACATTAAATCGTATGTTTCTTTTATTTTTTCAATATTGTCTCCATGAATGCCGACCGAAACGCGCAACCACATGTATTGAGGGCGCTCGACAACTTGTCCATTTATTTTTAATAAATACGAATATTCTAGCGTTTTGTATCCAAAATATTCAATTAAAAAATCTCTCTGATGGACAACCATATTTTCAAGTTCGTCCTTGTATTTAGTAATTACCGACATGGTTGTTTCTGAAATAAGAGGAGAGCTACGTTTTTGATTGTCTTTATTTTTGTAGAGTTTTGTCATAACCTTGTAAAACGAAGCATCTGTATTTTTATGATTATTTGATGTTGCAATGTAACTAGCCAGCGTAATATAATCAGGATGCTGTGTGGATAACGCAGCGCATTGTTCCGCAGTTAGTTCATCGATTTTAGTTGTTGGAATGCCATCGTACAACTGGTCAATCACTTTGATAATTAGAGATGCATAATTTATTGAAGTAATATTTGCCGATTTTCCAAGATTTTTTACACGATTAAGGATTTTATCGAAAGCAATAATTTCAAAAGAACCATTTCGTTTCTTCACGCGCATTTCTTCATCACTGTGCTGTTTTTTCATTTTATTTATTTGTTTTTGTATATTTATTTATTTATAATATTTATTATTTAATATATTTGTTAATATTTATTTATTTACAATATTTTGTTTAATATTTATTTTTTAATATATTATAAAAAACAAATATATAATATAAATTATATTATATATTTTATATAACATATAGATACAAATAAAAATAATGTCAATCGCAACATTGAAAAAAAAAACATTTCGAGGAGGCAATCCTCGTGTTGATGTTATTTCTGGAAAAGGACATGACGGTTTTTCATTGAATGGCTGTCTTAGAAACATTGGCGGAGTGGGCAGATTTCGCATGGTTAGCAACGTCACGCGGACACCGTTTAGAGGAAATGCGCCGGTCGGATGGGGAGGATGCTGTGGAACATACCCGCAATATATTGCAAATTCCGGAGACTGTTGCAATAACAATCCATCCATCGTTAAAAAAACAGTTAAAAATACAAAGGGAATGATTGATGAAAAATATTTGGGAATATTACATGGAGCTTACCCTAATACATGGGTGAAAGATGATGATAACAGCTATAGAATTACCGATACGCAGTCTCAATATATAGAATCACTGAGTTGGAAATATGGGGCGTGTAAATTTGAAGCAAATAAAAGCGCAAATACTACGGTTGCTGATGATCCAGGTTGTAAATGTTTAGATGGCAAATTTTATCATATAGGTGGAAAGAAGTACATGTATTACAAACCTGTAACTAAATTTGTTGGAGGGTATACTACTCAAGGACAATACATTACAACGGGAGGCGTTGCTAGGAATACCGATTTACCTACACCGCCGTGTGCAAGACCGTTCCCATATTCATTATCTCACAATGGTTGTGACGTTAATTATAATACAATTCAACAAGCAGCCGGAAAAGGTTACATTTTGTAGGATTAAATGCATATATTTCAAATAATTATTTCTAATTTCTAACATAATTATTTAATTTCTAAGATAATTATTTTAGAAATTATTAACTTATATATATATATCTATAATAAAATATAATGCCAGGCCCCCCCCCTCCATATTTATATTCATTACGAAGAGATTTACACAAAAAAAGAATTGCAGCATCTCTAAGAAATATTGCAAGTGTAGCGGCAACGAATACGAAAAAAGATATAGAGAGAAATTTTATTGTAGAGAAGTTAATAGAAGAGACAAAAAATGAAATAAAAACAGGTGGCGGCACTGCTGATTTATCAAATATCACTAGTGATTTAATACCTTCTAGTAATAATGTAAGTATTGGTACAGAATTTAACAAATTTGATAGAATATATGTGAATGATATATTTACATCAGATAAAACAATTCACATTGGTGATACTGTTACAATAAGTGCTGCGGATGATGGCACATTGTCATTGCCAACTGGAACAACCGTTGGTGGAATTAACTATGGGTTAATTAAAATTAAAGGAGTTAAATCAAGCGTGGATGATCTACAATCTATTTTGAATGAGAGTGAAGTAGGTGACGCTTACATGGTTGTAAAAGATTTATATGTGAAAATTGAGAATAGTGACGTAGATAAATTCTGGCAAAATATCGGCACAATTGTAGGTCCGAAAGGTGAAAAAGGTGACACGGGTGCGCCTGGTTTAAATGGTGACACGGGAGCTAATGGAACAGATGGAGCTGTTGGAGCCACAGGAGCAAAAGGTGACACGGGAGCTAATGGAACAGATGGAGCTGTTGGAGCCACAGGAGCAAAAGGTGACACGGGAGCTAATGGAACAGATGGTGTTGCAGGGGCAAAAGGTGACACAGGAGCTAATGGAGCAAAAGGCGACACAGGTGCGCCTGGTTTAGATGGTGCTGCAGGCGCAAAAGGCGACACAGGTGCGCCTGGTTTAGATGGTGCTGCAGGCGCAAAAGGCGACACAGGAGCTACTGGAACAGATGGAGCTGTTGGAGCCACAGGACCCACAGGACCCACAGGAGAAAAAGGTGACACGGGTCTTCAAGGTGTTACAGGAGAAAAAGGTGACACGGGTCTTCAAGGTGTTACAGGAGAAAAAGGTGACACAGGTCTTCAAGGTGTTACAGGAGAAAAAGGTGACACGGGTCTTCAAGGTGTTACAGGAGAAAAAGGTGACACTGGTAACGCAGGGGCTAATGGAATAGATGGAGCCACAGGATCCACAGGAGAAAAAGGTGACACTGGTGACACGGGAGCTGTCGGAGCCACAGGACCCACAGGAGAAAAAGGTGACACGGGTCTTCAAGGTGTTACAGGAGAAAAAGGTGACACGGGTCTTCAAGGTGTTACAGGAGAAAAAGGTGACACTGGTAACGCAGGGGCTAATGGAATAGATGGAGCCACAGGATCCACAGGAGAAAAAGGTGACACTGGTGACACGGGAGCTGTCGGAGCCACAGGACCCACAGGAGAAAAAGGTGACACTGGTGACGCAGGGGCTAATGGAATAGATGGAGCCACAGGACCCACAGGAGAAAAAGGTGACACTGGCGACGCAGGGGCTAATGGAATAGATGGAGTTGTTGGAGCCACAGGACCCACAGGAGAAAAAGGTGACACTGGCGACGCAGGGGCTAATGGAATAGATGGAGCTGTTGGGGCCACCGGAGCAAAGGGTGACGTAGGAAAAGGTTTTATCATTTCCAAGACAATTGATTCTGATAATCCAATAACCAATCTTACAAGTGATAATATGAACATTGGTGAATTTCTTTTAGTAAAAGGTGGAAATCTTTATGTGTATTTAGGTGAGTCTTCTGGAAATATAGGCTTTAATAATGCTTTTAAATTTGTTGGTGACATCACAGATGACGCTAAACTAAAAGGCGAGACAGGACACACAGGAGAAAAAGGTGACACTGGTCTTCAAGGCAACACAGGACCTACAGGAGAAAAAGGTGACACTGGTCTTCAAGGCAACACAGGACCTACAGGAGAAAAAGGTGACACTGGTCTTCAAGGCAACACAGGACCTACAGGAGAAAAAGGTGACACTGGTCTTCAAGGTGTTACAGGACCTACAGGAGAAAAAGGTGACACTGGTCTTCAAGGTGTTACAGGACCCACAGGCGAAACAGGACCCACAGGAGAAAAAGGTCATACAGGTGACACGGGAGCTGTTGGAGCCACAGGACCCACAGGAGAAAAAGGTGACACTGGTAACGCGGGGACTAATGGAATAGATGGAGCTGTTGGACCCACAGGATTCACAGGATACACAGGATCCACAGGACCCACAGGCGATAAAGGAGATGCAGGAGTTAATGGAACAGATGGTGTTGCAGGCGCAACTGGAGCAAAAGGTGATACAGGCGCAACTGGAGCAAAAGGAGATACGGCTTCAGTAACATATATTTCCACCGATTCGGAAACTTATTCAGGACCAACAGGCACATTTTATCCAATGTTTAAATCTACTGACAATGATGTCGTATATTCGCATGATACCTTTACTTATCAACCATCTACATCAACATTAACAGTTCAAAAACTATCAATGAGTTCAGACATAAAATTGAAACAAAATATTAAGCCGCTAACATACGACTACACGAAAGACTTGCTTCTTAAATTAAATCCTGTTGAATACACGTTTGTAAATGATGTTGAAAATGCCACACGATTTGGTTTGATTGCACAAGAAGTTGAGGAGTCTTTTAAAGATGTTAAATTAGGACTGAATTACACTCAACTTGATGAAAGTGGTAAAGAAAACAAGTATTTATCTTATTTAGAATTAATTGCTCCCCTCATAAAAGTAGTTAACCACCTCGTCGACAAAGTTGAAAAATTGGAACTAGAAATTCAAACAATGAAAAATTTAATTTAAAAGGAATAAGACAAAGTTTATATAAAAATTTATTTGATATTGTGTTGTGTGAAATCAAATAAATTAAGTTGTTCAGTTATTCATTCGGTCCTCAATTTTTTTAAGAAAATCATTACTGTAAACCAAATTTCCTGTCGGTTTATAACTATTAATTGGTTTATATTCCTTTTTAACTAAATTTGGATTAGTAGTTGATGCCACAGATGTTTTGTTTCGATTTAATAGTGTGTGGTCAATATTTGCATTCTCTCCCCCTCCTGAATTTGTAATGAGTCGAATTCCTCCTCCTCCTTCTTCGCTGTTTTCATTACCCTCTTCTTTTTTATTTCCATGTTCGTCGATAGATATGCCTGTTTTTTTTTTGAATTCGGTGCGAACATATGTCGGAATATAATGCCCCCAACTTATAAAAATAAGATTCGGATGAGTATATCTAACTTGAAAATCATTTTCTTCCAATTTTGCAACAATGTATGAAATGCACATGACGCGGTCATAATTGACAACTCCAAGCATAACTTCTGGAACAACATACCAGCAAAAATTACTATTTATTTTTTGTCTTGAAGTCATTTTAATTTTTGTGTGAATTCTATTAAGAATGCGGTTGAAAACCTGCATTTTTTGTAAATCCTTTTCTTTTTTCGTATCGTACAACTCGTCTAAATTTATTTTTCGCACATTTTCAACATCTTCATCTTCTTCTTCACGAGAATAAAATAAGTTATCCATTTTTAAAATAAACTAATATAACTAATACAATATATTTTATATTTAGTAGTTTTTTTTTATTTTTATTTATTTTTTATACTTATTAATTTTATTTGTTATTTATTATATTGTGTGTACATATATATAAGTAGGTGTAAGTAGATTTGTATAAAGGAAGAAATGTCAGCAGCATACCCATGGATAAGAGATGGTGACAGTATAACACCAACACAAACAGGTAAATTAGTTGTAACATCAACATCAGGTTTGGGTTTTACAACAGCGAGTAATAATAATATAACGGGTTTAACAAATACCCAGTTGAGTATAGTTTCACCGGGAACAGGAACTGTTGCTATAAATACAAAGGTAACTGTGAGTCAACCTGGAATATTGAGCGTAGGTGATACTACAAATAATTCTTACATTTTATTCAATGGTAAAAAGTTGTTTGTTACGAGTAGTGATCCAGCAGCAGTAGCTAGTGCAGGTGATATTTGGATATCTACTGCTTAATATTAGATTTAAACCAAACCCCAATTTATTGTGTAAGTTGCTGTAAAAGTGCCTCCGTTATAAGAAATTATACATTGAACTATAGTGGTTAAAATACCACTACTTGGCCCAGTGACAGCGACTTGTTGACTACTTGTTGATGGTGTGAAAGTTACAGCTCCTCCATAAGTGCCACCCGTTCTTGACCATAAATATCCAGTTGCATTCTCTCCTGATAATTCAGCTATAATAGTATAGGAATATGGATCTAAAATAACTTCAGTTATTGAACCACTAACGCTATTAATTAACCAAGTATTTGTAGATGAACGCTTTTTTATTGTGGCGCCAGACCATGTCCCAAGAGGAGTTCGAACGGAAATACTTGCATCTACCCATGCTGTATTTGTAGAATTTCTTACTTTTACAATATCAGCAGCACCATACGTCTGTTGAATAGCACTGCTATTTAAACTTCTTGTGTCGTATGTGGGATTATTTGTATTATCAAGAGTGGTAACTGCATTAAGAGCACACACTCTAAAATAATAAGATTGTCCAAGTGTGAGAGACGCAGATGTAACTGTAAACGTATATGAACCTGCACTTCCCGCAAATGTTCCTGCCACTTCAGTAAATGAAACACTATCCAAACTAAAATAAGCTTTACATCCTGTAGTCGTAAAACTAGTTGTTTCTGAAACAGTAAGACTTATAGTAACACCATTTGATATAGTTGTGACACTTGTTATTACTGGCGCAGGAGGAATTGTGTAGTAGTTTATAGTTCCCATCATGCTAAAACCGTCCCGTAAAACTCCAGGGTTTACGTCTAAAGTTGTATCAAGTACAAATGGGTCATCATTTGGAGTCGTGCTTAAGGTGTCTTGGTAAACATCTTGTGTAGCTACAGTTCTTACAGATATTGCAGCCCATTTGGTACCCGTTGATGCGTTACTACATCCAAATAAGTATGCGGTACCTCCATTCAGTATAACATTTGGCATAGTTCTGGTTGTTAGAAGTTTAGTTGCAGCGGAAGTTCCAACTCCAGCTAATGTGAACTGCGCCGATGAGGATAGTGAAGATGCAGATGCGCCAGCAGCAGTCGGAGTCGTGCTATTCCAAATACGCCAACATCCAATAAATGGACGCGCTGTTGTTTCATTATTATATGTTCCTCCACCTACATTCAATCCCATTGAATAAACCATCAATATATTTCGTGGACCCACAGTAGATTGACCTTGAAGTAATGCATTTATCGACGTCGTTGTTTGCCTTGTGCCTGTTGCATAATTACTGTTTGCATTGAAATTTTGCCCAGACTGTGATGTTAAACCACCAGTATTGAGAGAAAAACTTGGCATTATACAAAATATATAATATATATAATATATCAATAATAATATTATATTATTATTGATATATTATATAATAATTTTATATTATTATTGTATTATAAAAATTATAAAACTATTAAAACATAAAAACGTACATTATATATATTCATGTGCGCGCAAATAATCAATTAAAAAAATAACATATATATAGAAAATGGTGATAAAACATTTGGTTATTAGCGGAGGCGGTCCAACAGGTTTGCTCTCATATGGCGCTGCAAAATACCTCGAAAAAAATAAGTTTTGGAATATTGACAACATTCAATCCATTTATGGAACATCCATCGGCGCAGTGATTGGAATCATTCTATCATTAAAACACACTTGGGAAACAATAGATGACTATATTGTCAAGTGCCCGTGGAATACTGTGCTACCATTAAATACCACATTTGACGACGTTTTAAATATTTACACAAACAAAGGAATCATTCATGAAGAGTTTTTTGACATTATTATGAAACCATTATTATTATCAAAAGATTTATCATTGAATACAACTATGAGTGAGTTGTATGAATACAATAAAAAAGAAATTCACGTAATGTCTGTCGAATTGAATAAATTCAGGCTGGTAAATATAAGTTATAAGACATATCCAAATTTAAAGGTAATGGATGCAATTAAGATGAGTTGTGCATTTCCAGTTATATTTTCTCCTAAAATAATGGACTCGTGTGATAATAATGGCGAAAATCCTTGTGTTGACTGTTATATTGACGGCGGAGTCATGTCGAATTATCCAGTCAACACTTGCATTCAAGACCAGAAATGCGACCCGAATGAAATACTTGGATTTAGAAACATTTGGGAAAAATATAATGACACAATCAGCAACGACTCGAATCTAGTAGATTTTTTAAAAATGTGCATAAAACAAATGATACGTAAAATAGATAACGAAGAATCCATTACTAAAATTTTAAATGAAGTAACTTGCGTCAGCGAAACAAATGATTACACCAGCTGGTTTGATTTGTGTTCAGATGAATCAAAACGTCTTTATTTTATACAAAGAGGAATGACATACGGTGAGGTATTTTTTAGATTTATTACAAAAATTTAGAGAGATGTACAATAAGAAGAACCACACAATTTTAATTGTAAAAAATAAATATATAATATAATGCAATTATATCATATCATTTTTACTACAATTAAATGAAAAACAAAACACATAAAAATAAAAGGAAAGTTAAAAAATCACATAATCGAAATGTAGGCGTAGAAAAAATTAAAAAACTTATTATCAAAGATGACGTCGGTTGCATTACTGTAAATAATTCATTTGAAGAAAATTTTGAAAATTATTTAAAGAGCACAAAATCAGGTAAAGAATTACGTGCAAAAAAAAACTCGGCATCTATTGCAAAAGAACTTATTCGCGTGTTTGACAAGCCTTTGGCGCCAAAGTCGGTAAACCCCAAAGATGACTTTTACACATATGTCAACTATGAGTGGTTGAAAAAAATGAACAGCAAACGCACAGAAAAATACTACACACGAATCGACAGTTTTCGAATGTTGCAAGAGAAGGTTTATTATCAACTTGTTGACATTGTAAAGGGTTACACTTCTGAACATTCAGACCATAAATCCAAGATGATACGCAATGTGTACGAATCATTTTTACACTTGGACGAGTCAACTTGTGAAACCCATTGGATAAATATAAAAAAGGAACTGGATAAGATTTTTGAAGAAGGGACGTGTTTTGATTTGTTGGTATACATGAATAAGAACGAAGTAGTGTCATCATTTTGTCCGTTGTCATTTTCAATTATAACAGATGATAAAGATTCTCAAATAAACAGGTGTCATATAAATTCGCCACAGTTGTCTTATTACAACGACGAACTGTATGATGACGACGATAAAAGCGACGAGTATAAAAAAGAATTCAATAAAAAATTTAATGACTTTGTAACTCACATGTTTGCACTTGCATTTGGAAAAGACAATGAATACAAGTCTCAAGATGTGATTGACGTTGAAAAACAAATGCTGGATGCAATGAATTCATACGATTCAAAAATAAAAGAAGCTGATGATGGATACAACATTGTGACTGCAAGTGAAGCAACCAATAAATATCAAATTCACTGGGCAGAAATCACAAAAGGACTAGGATTTAAATCAACTCCTTCCTTTTTCATAACAGACAATTTGAATTATTTGTCGAAAATTGTAGGCATTATGCATGAAAACTGGAATTCAAAAAAATGGAAAACGTACATATACTATTGTTATTTCAAACAGCTGATGCGCTTTCATAATTCATGGAGAGTAATATATTATAATTATTTTGGAAAAACAGTGAAAGGTCAGGATGTCATTTGGCCGCAAGCAATATATCCCATCTTCGGCTTATCATACTGTTTCAATACCTTTTTAACAGAACAGTATATTTCTAAATATGCAAATGGTGCATACATCAAATGGGCGAGTAATTTGGCATATGATTTAAAAACAGTGTTTATGCGACAAATAGAGAGAAATAAATGGATGAGTCCAAAAACAAAAAAATACGCAATTCTTAAATTAAAACACATACGCGTTGACATGGCACACCCTCCATATTTAGTGCCCGACCCCGACATTGAATATAAAGCAAATGATGCATGGGGTAACATATGCGCGTGCAATGAATGGCGACTAAATATTCTCATTGAATCAGAAGGGAAACAATACATTGATTTGCCTTTAGTAGACTGGAGCGTAACCTTTAGTTTAGCAGGAAACCAAGCCTACATTGTGAATGCATTTTATGACCCAACAAAGAATAACATTTATTTGCCTCTCGCTTATCTTCAAAAACCGTTTCTAGATGGAGACGAAAGAGGCATTGAATATAATTTAGCGTACATTGGTTACACAATTGGACATGAATTGTCGCATTCGCTTGACGATTTAGGAAGCATGTATGATTACAAGGGCAACTTATTCAACTGGTGGACTCCGCATGACCGTAAAGTATTCGATTCAAAAGTGAAGGATGTAATTCGACAGTATGAAACATTTGCTGCGCGCGATGGAATAAAAATGGATGGGTCTTTATCTGTTGGAGAGAATTTAGCGGATATCAGCGGTTTAGCAATAATAGAAGAATATTTAAGAGACTATCAAATAAATGATGAATATATTAATTCCATTAAAAAACTTTCTTTTGAAACGCTGTTCATGTATATTGCATATCAGTGGCGGTCTTATGTTTCAAAAGATTCGATTGATATAGAATTAAAAATTAACCCGCATCCTTTAGACAAATATAGGGCAAATTGCCCTCTTTCGCGTTTGCGATTATTCAAAAGTATTTACAATATTAAAAAAGGAGATGGAATGTATTGGCATAGTGACACAATTTGGTAATATTAGTTTAATAGTTTAATGGTTTTATTTAGGAAAATATAACCAAATTAACATTCATTATTATAATATTTAATAATTTTTTCTTTATAGTATATATAACAATTAATAAAATGGCAAGATGTGGTATGTCAGGCGGTTCTCGTCGTAGTCGTCGTCGCGGTTCTCGTCGCGGTTCTCGTCGCACTAGTCGTCGCGGTCGCACTAGTCGTCGCGGACGCACTAGTCGCTCAAATTAATTAAATAAAAAATTAAAATATCTTATTTTTAAAAAATATAAAATATTTTTTTTCTTTAGTCTATATATAACAATATAATGGCATCTCACAGCAAAACTTCTCGTCGCGGTCGCGGTTCTCGTCGCGGTCGTGGTTCTCGTCGTTCTCGCGGTTCTCGTCGTTCTCGCGGTTCTCGTCGCAAATAAAGAGTTTGACTCTTTAATTTAAATTATATAACAAAAATTGAATTACAATCATTTTTTGTTATTACGTTTTATTATATTTTTTATTTTTTTTTATAAAAATTGAAATAAAATTTTGATACTGACTTACATGTAGAATTATATAATCCAAAATTCAGACATATACGCGTGCACCCCACACATGGAACCTTTCATTAATAGAATTATAAACGAAGATGCCGCAAGTGCACTTTCAAAATTTCCGCCAAACAGCGTTGATTTGACGGTGACTAGTCCGCCCTATGATGACATAAGAGAATACAAAGGCTATCACTTTGACTGTGCGATTATTGTGAAAGAGCTATTTCGAGTCACAAAAGCAGGCGGAGTTGTTGTTTGGATTGTTGGAGATTCTACAACAAACGGCAGTGAATCGGGGTCGTCATTCCGACAAGCTCTAATGTTTATGGAAAATGGATTCAAGTTGCACGACACAATGATTTATGAGAAAAATACGTCATCATTTCCGTCAAAAAGAACAGGGACACGCTACACGCAAATATTTGAATACATGTTTGTATTTTGTAAAGGAAAAATCTCTACTGCAAATCTTATATGCGACAAACCAAACAAGTGGGCTGGTCACACGAATTGGGGAAAAAATACGACCCGAATGAAAAATGGCGAATTACAAGAAACATCCGACATTAAACCCGTGCCGGATTTTTCACCAAGAAATAATATTTGGCATTACAATGTCGGGAAGGGGTTTAACTCAAGCGACAAGGAGAGCCACGACCACCCGGCAATATTTCCTGAAAAGTTGGCAGAAGACCACATTATAAGTTGGAGCAATGAAGGAGACATTGTTTTAGACCCGTTTTCAGGGTCAGGAACTACTTGTAAAATGGCGAAAAAAAATAACAGAAGATACATTGGCATTGAGATAAGCGAAGAGTATTGCAAATTATCGGAAGGGATTATTGCAAAGTATTGAAAAATGACTATTGAATTGTTGCGTGAAATGGTATAATATGATATGATATTATGACTGTTCTATTAAAGTTCAATGTATTCCACTCTGCCTTTTGAACATATTGGAATATTCAAACATATTGACACCAACCTTGTAACAAACTTGTTTGTGAATCCAAATGCTCTCGTGCTACAATTTTTACCTCCATGTTTGTGAATGTGTAGATATTGTTGACCTCTCTGTGTTACATTTTTATCAATGATTCCTTTTTTTATTAGATTAAAATCATTTTGAAAAATATTCGAAATATCAAAATATTTCTCAAAAATCTCATCTAAATTATAACTTACTATTGCTAATAATTTTTTATTATATACACTTTCAATGGTGTCATATTTTTCATCATCGTGTTGTAACACTAAAAGAATTCCGGTTTGAATTTTTTCATAAAATTTTGTATCCTTGATTGAATTTTTGTCTACCATCATTATAATATTTTGATTTTGCTCATTATTTGGGTCTCCAAAGTTGGTTAGTGTAACCCGTTCCTTTGCGTTGAACGCTTTGCTATAACAACTACTGCCATCAGACTTTAATGCAAACTTCAATTCTTTAAAATGAGTTGTTTTTACATCACCATACGACGTGTCCGGACAAGAATTGTTATTCGGTAAATTTCCGAATAGATAAAATTCAATAATCTTTCCAAGTAAACCCTTATCTTTTACAGATGTTATTTTAAAATTGTCTTTGTTTTTTTCGCAAAATATTTTCAACTCAGGATATATTTCATGGACTTTTTTTATTAAAGATAATACAGATGTAGACCCACCTTTAATTAATTCATTTAATTTTGTTATATAATAATTAAATATAATTGGATTTATCATCATACTAAACTTTGTAGTATTTGGTTTCTTTTTTATTTTTATTATTATTTTTTTTGTTGGCATTGTGGTGGTGCATTGGAATGATGATGACAACTGTATTTCATTTTCATTCTCAGAATCATTTGTTTCCATTTCCATGATACTGAATTTCTTTTTTACGAATAACAAATCAATTTTTAATTATTATGATTTTACGAGCAAACTATTGTATTGTCCCACCCACCCTAGCGACTATCGCAAATTAATGATTGTATTTGCCCTCTGCACATTGGACATTCTGGCTTTTCCAATTTTGTGTAACATTCAGGACATATTATTTTATGTCCGCACGGATTTAGTTTCAAAGTTGACTTGTTTTTAAAACACAAGATGCATTGTTCTTCTTCAATATTTGTCTCAATGCTCATTGCTCCAAACGGAAGTGGTAACTTGTTATTGGCGCTGCCGTGTGAGTGTGAGTGTGGCTGATGTAAAAATGACGCAAAATCTTGATAATCTGGTCCGTATGGGTCTGATGGTGGTGGTGCCACTGTTGGTGCCGGTGGCGAGATAATAAAATCGCCAACATCCGTCATTCGCCGATAATAACCCAAATAACCGGACCGAGCAGAGTCGTTGTCACAAATTCTCACTCGTGTGGCTCGACTATCATTTCTTTCATAATATACGCTTCCATTTTCATTTCTTGAAATTTTGAATACAATATTTGGAGGCAACCCATCGAGCTCGATTGTGGTAACATCTCTATAACTGCTCGTTTGAAAAACCAAATGAGATGAATACCGAGAAGCGTAATATTTAATTGGCGCACGATTTGGGTCGTATACAAAATCGCGATATGCCCATGCTTGATAATCCCTTGCTTTTACCCAGTTTGCATTTGGAAGGTCTGTTAAAAATACCTTGATATCATCCATATCTATAATTGGAATTGGAATTGGAACACTTTCGCCTCGAAGACCTTGATTGTGCAAGAGCAAGGCATACGTTGGATTATAATGATTATTATCATCTCTATATATTTTTACACCACCTTCATTATGCGGCAATTCTGGATGATATGCCGGTTTATTTTTGTATTGCGTATATACAATTTTTAAATTTCGCATTTCTTCAATTTCCTCTGTCGCTGGAATCCAATTTGAATTCATTTTGATTTGGATATTTCTTTGTTGTCGTTCGTGGTTCATTTTATAACGGTTTATTTTAATTTATCATCATCTATTTAATACATGTTTAAATATCATATTTAAAATATTTAAAATAAATAATATAATATTATAATATTGATAACTATTAAAAAAAATTGAATGTCATTTACTCGTTTTCATGATGACCCTTGCAGAATAAACAAGCAGCTGCAAGAATCGACTGATCCTGGACGATACATGTTGAATGTGCCGGGTAATGGAGATAAACCTTATTATATTGAAGACCCGTGCATTCGAATTCAGGGATGGGGTGCAAATTTAAGAACAAATACAATTAATTTAGAAAGTAATTTAATGGGATTAAATCAGCCTCTCTCCAGAGATTGCCTCAAAAATAATTATTTAAAAACAGCCGTTGATAGCAGTCCGATTTCATATCCATCCGCACAGCCGTCGTTTGTTGAACAATCTCGCGTTACTCATCCTGCATGGACATATCGCGATTTAGAACAAACCAACTGGTATTATCCTCAGCTCAATCCTCAGGAAAATGTGTGTTTCCCATTTCAAAATAATCTTAGCACGCGCATTCTGGAAAAAAATAATTATGTAACGAAGATTCCGTGTTTACCATTTCTCAAATAATTGACACTCGATGAAATGATTTAATAAAACATATTAAATGATTAATGCTTAATAATTACAAGTACAAGTATCAAATACCGACAACATTATGCCGCGACTTATTTTCCACATCGAAGAATATGATAACTGGTCATTTTTTATTGGACACAATGGTTACAGTTTCAGCGTTTTTGGAAAACAACAAATAAATCCGCAGACAATATTTAATTCAAAATTTTATAATATTAATGAATTGGTAGATTATTTAGAAGAAGTGATGAATTTTCAACCAAATAAAACCAATTTTCGAATTTCTTTATTTTGTTATAATTTAACGGCAGCTGATGCAAATGATGATGCAACTCATGATGAAAGTAACGCAACATATACAGAGTTGGAAAGCTATTCAGTTCAACGAAGAGGAGAAGTGGTCAAGTATAATGATGTAGAATTGACAACATACAGATGTTTAAAGTATTTGAATTTTGTTAGAAATGACACTTATGTTACAGATAAATAAAAAAAACTACTATCAACTATTTATATTTATTTATTTTATTTAAAATAGAAATAAGAAATAAAATAATAGAGTAAAATTATATTACATATATATAGTAAATAAATATATAATATAAAAATATATCATAAAAATGGAATTAGCAATCCCAATTGTTGCATTAGGAGGAATGTATTTAGTATCAAATCAAAATAAAAAAAATGATGCAGGTTCAATCAAAAGTTTAAAGGAGTCGTTTATCACTTCCAATAATCCGAATAACCGAGCAAATAATCCGAATGTGCTTCCAAACACAAATATTCCCACTACAAATTATCCGATAATGTTGCCGGACACCGGCTCAAATGTGAACGCATACTCTCTTCCGAATGCAGTTACTGATAAATTTTACAACGCAAGCGTAGGCAAACAAGTGTTAAAAAATCCAAACCAGTTTGGAAATTCATATAATCCAAATACCAACCCAACAAAAAATCCAGGATTTACCAGCCCAAACACAGTGTATTCGCTTACAGGAGAACCCATAAACCAGAATAAATTCGAGCATAACAACATGGTTCCGTTCTTCGGTGCAAAAATTAGAGGAAGAACTGTTGACGCGAATGCAACTGAGTCAGTTCTTGACACGTTTTCAGGTGCTGGTTCTCAAAAAATACGCAAGGAAGAACGCGCTCCCCTTTTTGCTCCTCAAAATGACATTCATTATGTAAACGGAATGCCTAGCGTTAGCGATTTCATACAGTCTCGTGTCATGCCGGGAAATAAAATGGCGAATGTCAAGCCATGGGAAGAAATCCACGTGGGTCCAGGATTGGATCAGGGATACACGGCAAAAGGCAGCGACGGGTTCAATTCGGGCATGGAAGCGCGCGATAAATGGGTTGACCGCAATGTTGACCAGCTTCGCACCACAAATAATCCCAAAATAACTTTTGGTCTTGAATCACACGAAGGTCCAGCTTACAACTGGAATAATTTAAGTGCACCAACTCCAGAAACGTATGGAAAGGTGGAGAAGTACTTACCGGATAAATTTTACTTGAACACATCGGACCGCTGGTTTACCACCACCGGTCTTGAAAAGGCGCAAACAGCTCGCGCAAAAGAAGTTTACAAGCCACAATCGCGTGTGTGCACGACCTCTGAATATTATGGTCCGGATTCAAACGTTATGGGCACAAACACGTACGCGCCTAAAAATTATGAAGAGGCAAAACGACCGGAATATGGCGAAAATACACATGTTACGAATGTTCATACTGGTGGTAAAAATTTCACTCCTAGCGAAAATGACTACGGTCGCGACGGGTACAAACTTTTATCAAACAATCGCAATACCACAAAGAATTTTGAAGGCGGAATTATCTATGGCGCTCTGCGCGCCGTCGTTGCACCGGTGCTCGACATTCTGCGACCATCTCGCAAAGAAAATGCGATTGGAAACATTCGTTTGTATGGTCAGGTTCAACCGGCATCTGGTTCTTCTGGCATTGTTTACAACCCCGCAAGTCGCGCACCCACAACCATTAAAGAAACAACGGAGGGACTTCTTGGATTCGACCACTTGAACGTGGACGCGCAAACTTCTGGAAGCGGTTATTTGGTTAATCCGCAACAAGCCACGTTTAATCAGCGCGACACGACAAATGTGCAATATATGGGTGCAAGCGGAGGTGCAACAAATCAGGGTGTCGGTGTTTATGAGGCGCAACGCAATCAACGCAATAATGTGAATAAAATGTCGACAAACTTTACACCTGGCGGAAATATCAGTTTATACAACCCAACTGAGAACATTTGCGTAAAACGAACCAATGATAACTGTGACTTATGGATACCCAATCCTGTTTTTATAAATTCAAACCCACCAGGTGTTCAAACGTATGGCAAAATTGAGAAATATCCGCAGTCGTATCAAGAATCTGTGAACTGTGCGCGCATTCAGCCAGATATTCTAGACGCATTTCGGAAGAACCCATACACGCAAAGTTTGCACAGTTATGTTTTTCCTTGAAAACCACACGTATTTGAGTTAATGGTATTGGTTTCTACATGATTTATTTATACTTTTTGAATATTATTTTATTATCTATAGTTTTTATATCACCGTACTATAAATAATAATATTCACAAATACTAATAGTATTCAATATGAAATTAAATTTTGATATAAAACTAGGAAAGTTTGCATTATTTAGCATTCTTGTCATTGTTATATTATACGGGTCTTATTATAGTTTATTCGGAATTAGAGAGGGGTTTGAACCAGGCACATGTCCAACGGGGTGTTGGGGACACAAAATTCAACCGGATGGGAATTGTAAAAGATATAATGTAGAAGACGGATATAATACTTTTTATGTCAAGATTCCATCTGCTACGCTGATACCACTTGTTATACCACCCGGCGTTTATACGGGTGAGTCGCTTGCAGCCAGGATGCAAACATTAATTTTAGGCGTTGATAACCTGGCTACAAAGAGATTTACATGCAAGTATCTGCTGAGCCAAATGGAATTTAATTTGAATAATAGTCAAAGTATACAGACAACAGTAACCATCATGTTTGTTCTTGACGTCAATAAAACTCCATTGGAAAGTTTATTTAAAACGAAACAAATTGTTCTGAAAGGAAACACGCCTCAATTTACCCAGCTTAATTTAACTAATACATTTTTTCCAGAATCACTGAAACCAACGTTTATTTGTCCGCAAAGATGCATAAGCGGAATTACAAAAGATACAGCGTATTGTCAATATGATAGAGATTGTTCGGCTTGTGCAAAGGCGACATGTCCAAAAGGTGTTTGTCCCGATCCAGGAACCCCGCCGGTTTTGCCACCGCCATCTGAAACAGGTGGCGACAGCGGCAGCAGTGGCGGTGGCGGTAGCGGCAGCAGTGGCGGTAGCGGCAGCAGTGGCGGTAGCGGTAGCGGTGGCGGTAGCGGTAGCGGTAGCGGCAGCAGTGGCGGTAGCGGTAGCGGCAGCAGTGGCGGTAGCGGTAGCGGTAGCGGTAGCGGTAGCGGTAGCGGCGACAGCACCGACAAACCAGATTGTTCTAAAGCCGTATGTTATGCTCAACCGCTTGCCGGAACAAATGACAAATATCCCGACACTCGCATGGACAAGCGCAACAATGAAAAAAATGGATTCTGCGGAATCAACTATACTGCTAAAGGTGGGATGAAATTTATGTTTGGATGTGACTCAACAGAAAAATGTACAACAAGTAATTTAAATTGTAATGCTGTTTGCAAACGAGACAGTAATGGAAAAATTATAGACACAGCAAATTGTAAAGAATATCCGTGTACAAAGGGCGTAAATTGGAACAAAGATGAGTGTGTTATAGAAAATCCAGGTGATATTGAGTCTGGTTTTGGTACAGATTCTATGGATGAATATATGAGCCAATTAATGAAACCTGGTCAAATGACTACGAATCGAATGTACAATTTTAGCAAATCGCGTTATGGATGTGATTCATCTCAATACGGCTGTTGTTCTGACGGATTCACATTCAGAAAAGATGCAAGCGGAAACAATTGTTTTGATTTTCTTCCATATTATAATCCCATTCTATTTAGAGGCGGAGCTTGAACAATCATCGCGATTTAGTATTAAATACAAAATAGAATTTTATTTAATAGTTTATTTTGTATTTAATGGAAATAATTGATAAATTACCGGATGATGTCATGTTATATATTTACACAAAAATTCTCAAGAGATATCGGTATTATAAAGGCAAACTCATCAAACTCATCGATATTGAAAAGTATAAATTTTTGGAGAACTTCATTTATCGAAAAATGGTTAGTTTCTCTCTCGTGCGTTTTGGTGGCGGTGATGAGTATAGAATGCGATACAGATTGTCCAATTTCAGTCGTTTGCCAAACAGGAAAAGCGCGTTGGCTGAGGGGGCTTGGCCTTCGGTTGAAGATGACCTGATGCAAGTTGAGATGACTGTCAATGAAAACACGGTGACTTATGATGTGCATCGATATAGACTAAAAAAGATTGAAGATTTGAATACAAAATGGACACGGCCATCAATGTATCACAGGGGGGATTATGAAGATTATGATTGGGAGGTTGTGATTTACTCTTACAATATATAACTGCCGTGCCAATGTTAAAAAGAAGTCAAATCAAATCAAATCAAATCAAATCAAATCAAATCAAATCAAATCAAAACAAAAATAAATCCATAAAATCCATCAATATATTTGATATTTTTCATTGAAAAAAATATAAATTGAAAACTTTTTTACTTGTTTTACATTTATCAGTTTCAACCCGACGACATCAACAACAAGTTCAATATGACCGCACAATCAAAGATGGCATCCGCATCATCCGCCAACACTCCATACTCGCTTACTACTCTCTACATTCCCCGAGTCCACCGCAATCAAATGCACGAGTCATATGTGAAGCGCGTTTTTGAATGCCAACAAATTGCACTTGTTTTGCGTGTTGATTTTGTGGAATTCGAGCACCCGGATGCAAACTTCTGTTTTGCAGTTGTACACATTCACTTCTGGATTCCCGGTATCATTTCGACGCATTTTCGCGAAAGGATTCAATCACAGCGCGAAGCGCGCATCGTGTATTCAGACCCTTCTTATTGGGTTGTTCTTCCTTACACGCAAAAACAAAATGTCCAAAAGAAGACGATTCGCGCCGAAGCAAGTCTTGAAACCGCCGCCTACAGCACCCCGCCAACGCCGATTTCATCCTACACGTTTGCACCTCCACCATTCGCACCTGCACCTGCACCAACAAAAATGAACCAGAATTGCATTTGCGGCTGCGGTGGTTACGAACTCGACTGTTCTTCTCAAATCCTTTACAACACGTTTACAGATTCAATTTGGAAAACCACGACAACGACGCCACCCCCTGCCGAATCAAGCTGGAACAACATGGAAGAAAACTTTCGCTTCTACGACCACGACACCAGCAGCGCCCAGTTCGCTTATTAACGAGTATAAGCGCCTGAAACGAAAAAATAAAAACAAAAATAAAAATAAAAACAAAAATAAAAATAAAAACAAAAATAAAAACAAACTTTTTTTATTTTTATTTGTTTCATTGAACTATTTCAATTTATATGCATGTTTTTCATTGGTGAAAATATAAATTGAAAACTTAAATATTATATTCATAAAATGTAGTGCTTTCTACTGGATTATCAAATATGCCCTCCGCCGCCCCCGCCGCCCCCGTGTCCCTTTCTTCCCGTGCAGCATCCGTTGAAAACATACTGATGACACGAATGGAAAATGTCAACCCAGCTCCAACTACGTTTACCGAAAGCCGAGATTTAGGCGAGTTTCTCGATTTTGCACAACAGTATATCAGCATTGTAGAACCCTCTGACATGTTTGCTCGTCGCATTATCGCATTTCTCGAAACGATTCAACGTGCTCGAGTACAGCAGCAAGAAGAACCTCGTCCTCGTGTGCAGGTTACGCGCATTGGAGCAAGACGTGTGTTTGCCGACATTACGCACGAAGTCATGCAAGAAGAAAACATTGCCGCGAATTTCCGCCACACCTAACAACAAAACCAACAACAACACCCAAATCAATTATCCTAACCAAAAAAAAATACAATACATAAAAACAAACAAAAACAAAATTATTTTTTTATACGAATTAATATTCTTTTATTTGTTTTTTTTATCTCATAATAAATATTAATTTATATTCTTTCTCTCTAAATTGATTTAAATTATCTTTATAAAATTATTTATTTACCTGGGGAATCCAACAAGGTTGGCGCCGATTCCGAAACCGGCACCGGACCGAGCAGAAACGGCAAGGCTGGGAACATACACATCCAAAATTGCAAACGTTGCTGCAGCAGACATTGCAATCAAACCCACTTCTTCCAATTTCAGACGTTGTTTGGGAATGGAATAGGCAACAATCGCAACCATTATACCTTCAACCAAGTATTTGATTGCGCGTTTTACAAGCTCGCCTAAATCAATAACGTTATTATACATTTTATATTATATTAAATGAACAGAAAAAAAAAATAAAACTATTTTTATTATAATTTTTTAATTCACATTAATATTATTTACTATTTAAAATACTTAAATATGAATTGTAATATAATATTATAATATATAATTGAAACTTTCCCTAAAATGAAACCGCGTGGAGTTGAATTAAAGAAAAATAAAGATGGAACAAATAATATGAATTATGTAGATTTACTAGAAGAGGATAAAGCAATTTCTGGTCAAAAATTTGCTTGTTTGTCATTTGTAAGTCCAGAAGAAATTATAAAACAGAGAGAACATTTTTTCTTTGAGGAGTTTCTAAAGCAGTGGAATTATAAAAAGTCGGTTGATGTAATGCTTCATTTTATTAGTTTCATTTCTTACAAGTATAATTTGACATTTGAAAAGGTAAATGAGGATTTCCAGGATTTTCTCAAAACTGAACATGAAGCCGTTATGAAATACAATGTGAATGATGATTTTAAAACATTTATTGATACTAATGAGGAGAGACTGGATGTTGAATTCAGCGAACAACACGAATTTCAAACATCGGTTAGAGGAATCAAAGTTCGCGGCGTTTTTGCATCGCAGAAGGAAGCCGAGATGCGCTGCAAGCTGCTTCGCGAAGTTGACCCAAATCATGACGTTTATGTGGGTCCGGTAGGAATGTGGGTTCCGTTTCATCCGGATGCGTACAAGACCGGGCGCGTCGAATACATGGAAGAGACGCTCAATCAGCTCATGTCGGAAAAGAAAAAGAATGAGGATAATGCCAAAAAGGAATTTGATAAGCGCGTAAAAGAGGCTAAAGAAAAGGCAATCGAGGAAAATAAAAAGAATGCGGAGAAATCTGGGAATAAACTTACCCAAACCATCAATTCTAAGGGTGAACTCGTAAGCGTGAAAAATCTGTCGGCTGACGATGATGACGCAAATGCAGGCGAAGACGAAGAAGAGGAGTCGGAAAATGTAACACTTGATGACATCCGCAAACAAATGTTTGATACAGAGAATGTGGTTATTGACAAGAATACGGATCATGGATTGTCACGTCTTACTGAAAATCAGGCTCTTAATCTTGACAACGAGGATGACATTGGTCTGGATGAATGAAGGTTTGGGTTTGTCCAATAAAAAATAATAATTAAATTATGAAATTTTAAATTTAATTATTTATATTATTTATTTATAGTAAAGAATATAAAGCAATATGCAGATATATAATCATCATCTAGACAGATAGAATACAAAATGACAAAAGCAATCGGAATTGATTTGGGAACCACGTACTCGTGCGTGGGCGTTTGGCAGAACGAGCGCGTGGAAATTATTGCAAACGACCAGGGAAATAGAACAACGCCGTCATATGTTGCGTTTACGGATAGCGAGCGTCTCATTGGAGACGCTGCGAAAAATCAGGTATCCATGAATCCAGAGAATACTATTTTCGATGCAAAGCGTCTCATCGGTAGAAAAATTGACGATGCCAGCATTCAGAGTGATATGAAGCATTGGTCATTCAAGGTGGTTGCAAAGGATGGAGGTAAGCCACACATTCAGGTGGAGTTCAAAGGAGAACAAAAGACATTTTCTCCAGAGGAAATCTCCGCAATGGTTTTAATCAAGATGAAGGAAATTGCGGAGAGCTATTTGGGCTCGACGGTTACGGAAGCTGTGATTACAGTCCCGGCTTATTTTAATGATGGGCAGCGCCAAGCCACAAAGGATGCGGGTGCGATTGCGGGGCTGAATGTGTTGCGCATTATCAACGAGCCAACTGCGGCGGCAATTGCGTACGGTCTTGATAAAAAAGGAAAGGGTGAGAGCAATATTTTAATTTTTGATTTGGGTGGAGGCACGTTTGACGTGTCGCTTTTAACAATTGACGATGGAATTTTCGAGGTAAAGGCGACGGCAGGAGACACGCACTTGGGTGGTGAGGATTTCGATAACCGGCTTGTAAATTGGTGTGTTCAAGAATTCAAGCGCAAGACCAAGAAAGACCCAACCGGCAACAACCGGGCTTTGCGTAGATTGCGCACTGCGTGCGAGCGCGCCAAGCGAACCCTTTCAGCGTCTGCAGAAACCACAATTGAGGTGGATTCGTTGTTTGATGGAACCGACTTTATGACCAAGATTACACGAGCCAAATTTGAAGAGCTGTGCATGGATTTGTTTCGTTCTACGATTGACCCCGTTGACCGCGTTCTCAGAGATTCAAAAATGTCCAAAAGCAGCGTTGACGAAATTGTCCTTGTTGGCGGCTCAACGCGCATTCCGAAAGTGTGCAGTTTGCTAACCGAGTATTTTAATGGGAAAGAGCTCAATCGTTCCATTAATCCGGACGAGGCGGTGGCGTATGGCGCGGCAGTTCAGGCGGCGATTTTGACGGGAGACCAGTCCAAAATTACGCAGGATATTTTGTTGCTGGATGTTGCGCCGCTGTCTTTAGGAATTGAGACTGCTGGAGGTGTCATGACCAAGTTGATTGAGCGAAATTCCACGATTCCGTGCAAAAAGGGGCAAACATTCTCAACCTATGCGGATAACCAGCCTGGTGTGTTAATTCAAGTGTTTGAGGGTGAGCGCCAGCTTACCAAAGACAACAATATTCTTGGTAAATTTCAACTGGACGGCATTCCTCCGGCTCCGCGCGGAACTCCGCAAATTGAGGTGACATTTGATTTGGATGCGAATGGTGTGCTCAACGTGAATGCGGTCGATAAAGCTGGCGGCAAATCGAATAAAATCACCATTACAAATGATAAAGGGCGGTTGTCAAAGGATGATATTGAGCGCATGGTTGCTGAAGCGGAAAAATACAAGGAGGAAGATTCAAAGCACAAACAAAAAATTGATGCGCGAAACGGGTTTGAGAATTATGTTTATTCGGTCAAAAGTTCAGCTTCTGAACCGGGTATGCAGGAGAAATTGTCCGAGTCGGACCGCAGCGCAATTGAAGACGCTTGCAAGGCGTCGCTTGAGTGGCTGGAATCTGTGGGTCACGGTGAAACAGAGGCTGCCGAGTATGAAGCGCAACAAAAAAAACTGGAGGGAATTGTTAGTCCAATTATTTCAAAACTGTATGCTTCTTCTTCTAATGAAATGCCACAACAACAACCACAACCATCGTCCTCTTCCTCCTCTGAACCAAATATCGAAGAACTGGATTAACAACAACTGCAAAATGCTGCTTAAAAATCGCAAAAAAATATATAAAATAAATTATTATTTATTATATATATATATATATATATATATTTAGGTACAGAAAATGTCTTCTGATAACGTTTTGAGTAAAGAAAAATATGAAAAATATATAGAAGAGGGGGATGCTCTATCCCCGTTAAAAAAGACGCGCACCACACCCACGCCTATTTCAAAACACAGGACACCGTCCAAAAAGACGCGTACGCCCATTTCAAAACATAGGACACCGTCCAAAAAGACGCGGAGACCCACCAAGACAAACTTTGAAAAGGATTATTATAATCGAAACATTAGAAACGCAACAGCAAAAAATGTTGCCGAGTTTGTTGAGTTTTTTAAAGAAAATCTTGGAGAGGAATCTTTTACAAGATTCATATGGCTATTATCTACTCCCGTAGCTTCGACGCAAGGATATAATTTTAGTGATTCTCCTTCATTTTTGATTGATATTACGAAAGAGTTTTTTGATTTACTAAAAAATATGCCAGATTTACCTCGAATTGTAGTTCCTTTAAGAGAAATAATAGAAATTTATGGTCCAAAAACGTTACATGGACCCCCTCTTAGTCCTGACAAATATATGAAACAATGTGATGAAATTGTTGATAAATTTATATCTGATAATAATTTGGATGCTAATAATGAACTTGCTACAAGTATAAAATTATTTTTCACTCGTGTGGTTTCTATATTACTTGATTTTATCGATAAAAATTCATTGAAAAATACTCCAGAAGCACGCATAGCTGTCCAACAAAGAATGAAGGGTATTTTTTCAGTATTTGAAAAATTGATTCGACTTCTCAATGAAAATAAAAAATATTATAAAATGATTCAAGGTTTTACTATAGAAGATTTGATAAAATATGGTAAAGCTGAACGAGAATCTGATATAAAGAAATTAAAAGAAGAAGATGCGGCATATTATAGGGGTGAGTATCAAATTTCACAAGGGTTACTCGAGCTTGCTGAAAAACGTCAGGAAGAACGCGACGACCGTAGACGACAACGAGTACATGCAGGGCTAGAAGGAGGAAGAAGAAAAAAGATGCATTCGCGCAAATATAAAAAACGCACTCATAAAATGCGCGCTTACAAAAAAAAATAGAAGGAACTTGAGTTGGCGGTGAAATGCCTTAACTAGATTAACAACAACTGCAACATGCTGCTTTGAAATCGCAAGGTGCCGACCCTTTCATATGATAGATGCACGCCAAAAATGTCAAAATTGGAATGCCAAACATTAGCGATATTATTGAATAAGTTATAATCGTCACGGTTCCTTGACTCAATAGGGATGGTGATGGTGATGATTTGTCATCGGTTGTTGAAGAATTGGTGGTGATGGTAACATTAACATTGGTTTCGACGGATAAAATAAATGTAAACAATATTGAAAATGATAAATATAATGTCAATATTGTTTTTCTTGATATATTATCATGATGTTTCATTCGATTGTCTGGTGATTGTCTTGATTGTCTGGTGATTGTCTGTTAAGTTGAATATATTAAAATGAAACATTTATTTTCAATTTTTATTTATTACAAAAAATATAAATTGAAAACTTTTTGATTACTTTTAAAATGTTCAGTGTTCGAACTGGCAACAAGTCACAACAAGTCGATTATAATCATGCAAACCACAGCCACAGGAAAATCCAAATCAGGACTAGGCAAGTCGTCAGGAATAAAGAGAAGGAACAAGAAGGAGGCATCTGAGTGGTTTCAGAGTCTATCACACATTGAGCAATTATTAGTGAAACAAGAAGCAAACGCATCATCATCCTCATCAAAAGAGAGAAAACCAAAAAAAGAAATGCACGAACGCGAGCGTGAACTGCTACTCAAACGACGATCGGAACACGAAGCCCGCATGAAAGCCCAGTTGGAATCCAAAGCGAAAATCACACAACAAATACAAAAATGTCAAGAAATGCGCCGCCAACTGATTCCACTCCAGATGAGGTTGGAACAGGTGCAGCTGCATGAATACTACAACACACCATCCTCGTCGAAATTCTATTTGAAACTTGCCAACATGAAAGCCAAAGTTTCAAATGAATTGCAGTTGATACATCATGAAGAAAAAGCCCTTTTCGAGATGAATGAAAAACACCACTGCACCAAAAAGTCAATCACAGATATTATTGAAAAAACGAAAACATCCAAGCTCTACACAAGAGTTCAAGCAAAAAATTATGTGGACTACGTCTACAACTTGGTGAAAGTCTAAGGGTTTGAAAGCGCACTTGTTGTTGCACTGTTGGCAGTGTGGATTACTGTAACATAGCAGTAGTCGCCAATTTGTTTTTTTTCTCGAATGTATCTGCTCATTTTTGCAGCACATACATTCTCTGAAATTGCCGCATCTGCAATACTGTCCCATGTTCCAATAAGCTCATTTGTTTTGATTTCGCGTTTTTCTACCACTTTTCCAGTTGTATTTTTGTTCGATTTTTGTACCTGTTGCGTCTGTTTGATATAATCTTCCATTAAAGACAATCCGTAATATCCTTCATTAACACCGTGTTCTGTCCATACGGTTGCTTTCAACGCATAAGGACATGCATTCAAATATCCTTTGAGTTCTTTTAATTCAACTTCATCGGTTGCGCACTCGCGATTTACGGACTGTTTCCATTTTTTATATTCTCTCAACAAGACGGAATTCAGAATTTTACCAGTATCTGAAAACTTGCACATTTGAAACAGAAATGTTTCGACCGGTTGTGCGTCGGAAGATGAGAATTTCTTTTTATACTCTGCTTCTCTCAATTTAATGCCAACATAACAATGCGCATTTTGTTTATTTATCGGCATACGCTTCGGCTGAAATCGCGTGTCCATATAACTTTTAAATGCGTGAAATATTTCTTTTTTCGGCTTTGATTGTCTCCAAAGGCGAAAACGACCTTCTAGTTGAACCGACGATTCATATACGTCCGAACGAACAATGCATTCGGCGGAAACAAACTCGTTAAACATTGCCGTGAATTCAGCACTTGTAGCCGCTGCATCATTCATCGCTTCCTCATTTATTTCGGGTGGAGGGAAAACCGTGTTGTCATTTTCTTCCTTGCGAAACGAGTCAATCACTGTTTTTTGTTTTTTAATCGTTTCTTGTAGTGCATCGATTTCAATTTTAGCTTTATTATAATTTCCTGTCATCAATTCAAAATCTGTCGTTAAAGTATCATTTTGGTTACGCAGCATTTTGATATCATTCTCCATTTTTATAAAATTCTCCATGCACAATTTTCTCGAATCGATAATGTCTTGAATGTATTTTTTTAATTTTTCAATCGTCATATTTACTTCATCATATGCAAGGATTTCGGTTTTGCATTTATCATTCACTTGAATCATGCGCAAATGTTTTTGAATTTTGGGATGCTTCTTCATGAGATTCTCAATCTCGGTCTTGTTTTGCACCCGATACGCACACACTAATCTGAAATTCATATACTTTTTGCGGTGGTCCAGCACTCGAAGCGACAAGTCGTTTGAAATGCCAAACTTTATCAGTTTTTCTCCTTTTTCATTCGTGTTGTCAATTGTTCCAAAATAAACGCATTCGGTATTCTGCGGAAATTGTGCAATAATAACTTGTTCGACCGCGCGACTTTTTTCTTTTTCTTTGGTGGTTTCGAGAGTTAACAATTGTTTTTGCAAATCTTCACTTTCTTCCATTAAAACTTCATGAAATACCTCCTCCATCTTTATAAAATAATCATGAATTTCGTCGGCTTTTTTTGTTCCTGCCTTCAAACAGAATTTTTTAAAAGTTTCAACATTCAACATGAATGTTTCCTTGTTGTGACCACCTCGTTTTTCTTTTTTTACTTCTCCTTTTTCAGCTTCAGTTGTGAGGGTTGTTGAGTTTTTTTGCTCCGCTTTGAAGCGGAGCAAACTTTTATAATCTTTATCAATAATAAATATTTTTTCTAATAATCTTTTTGCTGAATCTTTTTGACCAAAATCTAACCATTTCCATACACTATCAAGGTCAATGACAAAGTCGGTCTTTGGATTATACTTGAAATAACAGTAAAAGCTTGAAATAAACATTTGTTGTTCATAACTTGTAAATTTTGTTTTTATTTTTTCAACCAGTTTTGACTGGCTATTTGCATGCAATAATGTAACAGGATTGCTTTCTATCAACCCGACAATGTCAATACTCTCTTTCTTCTCGGTTCCTTGCATTTTATACGTCTATTCTGTCGTTATCTTTATATTGTTTTGCTTTTTGATTTTATTTTTTCAATTTTTTATTTTAATTATTTGCTTCTGCTTTTAAAAACAAAAGCAAATAATTATTGCGCTACCATTTATTTTTTTTCACACTGATTTTAGGTCCCGCTCCTTTTTTGTTAATGTTTTTCGGGTCATACGCCTCCTCTTCATCGTCAGAATTTAAATCCTTGCTCATCTCCCAGAATTCTTTACTACCGAGTTTGAACGGTCCGTGCTGCTGCGCCTTGTACCAGAAAATTTGGTCCTGTAGCTTATTCGACTTGGCATTGTTATTTATCACCAAACACTCGAAATTTTCAGTGCACTGGTCCATCACCTGACAGAACGACTCAAAGGTCGGAAACATGCCCGCATAATTTTCATAGATTCGTTTTCGATTACCTATGTACGGCTCTCGCAGGATAAACACGTAGTCAATGTTGGTTCTCAAATTTGGTGGAATGCCTAAAGGATATTGCATTGTGATGACCAGCATAATCTTCCAGTGTCTCCCATTCATGAAGAGGAGACGCATCATAGTGTCGCGGGTCCATTTATTATCGAACAAGCAATCATCGAGGACGACGAATGTTCGGGGGTCTATGGTGCTCCGTTTGTAGGATTCCATTTCTTTTTTGACTTGTTTTAGGACTGCTTTTTGTCGTTTCAGGATATTTTCTATGATGGCGGTGTTGTATGCGTCGTGGATGAAGAGTTTCGGCACGTGTTCTCCGAAGAATCCGTTGCCTGCTTCTGTTCCTGAAATGACGGTTCCGATGGGGATGTCCTGGTGGTAATACATGAGGTCTTTTACGAGGAAACTTTTACCGGTATCACGTCGTCCGATTAAGACGATAACTGGACCTTTATTTTCATCCGGTCTAAAACTAATTGAGCGCATATCAAATTTCCCTAGTTCTAAATTCATATTTTAATATGCTTGTTTAAAGTTGAATGAATGTGCTATATATCTTGTAATAATAAAAAAATTGCATGTGTTGAACTAATTTGAATTTAGTATAATAATAAATGTAATAAATGAATGTAATAAATGAATGTAATAAATGAATGTAATAAAATATAAGTTTAAATAGTTGTATTTTTCTATTTATAGAAAGTAATATTTCATTTATTTGCCGTTATGTCTATTCCTGTCAACCCTCCCATTATTCCTCCCGTTATTCCCGTTGTTGATTCCGATGCAACAACCGCAACAAGCGTATCAGATGGCGAATTAAAATTCAAACTGTTTTACCAAAAACCAAAAAATGATAATGTTCTTAAAGATTTAGAAATTTCTCAAATGGGATTGAAAAAATGTCAAAATTATATTCCGATTTATTCGAAATTCTTCTCTCTCAATGACACAAACTATAACTCAATTAATCTTAATCAGAAACACAGCGCCAAAACAATATTGGCTTGTTCCGATTTACCATGTGATGACGGTGTGCCAAAAAATTGTGGAAATGCAATCATTTTTCCGAATCCTAATCCAAAACAAGAAGATTCTTCTTCTGCAAGTGCGACTACTCCTGTATTTTTCAAATTCTCTCCATTGCTTGACCCAATTAAATATTTAGCCGGAAGTTATAATTTCAAGGGAACCGCCGGTGCGGCAGATGGAGTAGAGGAAGGAGTCCGCCCGTCGTCGTGTTATCTAGATTCCTTATTAAGCTTGCCATCCATTCATTCAACTCCATTTTCTTTTGATTCAGCCACAATCCTGAGGGAACGTAGTTCCCCCACACCCCCTCCTTTCACAGAGGGGGTCGTAGGGGGGTCCCCTACCACAACAAATTCTGTAAATGTTGAAGAAGGAAAAAAATATAACCATTACAAAATATTAGATACTAATAATTCAGCATATGTCGACGGATTCTTTTCTTATTTATCAAGCCAGTTATTAAACACTCACGGATTTATTCATGGTATAGATTTTTACGGCTCATATTTGGCAATTCAAGACGAATTTACAATCAACATTATTGACGACTATGATTACCTAATGAAGAATGATTTTTTTAAAGAAAAAAACGGGACTCTTTTCAAGTTCGATGAAACAGCATTTGAAGATTGTAGCGACGACGACAATGACTATCACAAAAATGGTGGTGAAAAGAAAAAACAAACTAGAAATCGTAATCGTAATCCTAAATTGAATATTATTCAAGACAAAAACAGCGACGAAATTCAAATTGATGTTGTCGATGTTGACATTTTTTTTAAGGATAGTCTTGCAAAAGGTGAACTGACCGAGCTAACCGAGCTAACCGATTCACATGTTTTCAATCCTGAAAGCAGCGAAGAATATAATATTAATAACATGTCATGTAATTCATCATCATCTTCGGTTTCATGTTCTTCAAGATCGTCTCACACAACAACAGACAACGATAACAATGATGATTCGGCGCGTTTAAGCGACGACGACGACAGCGACCGAAACAGTAAAAGCGAAAGTGACAGCAATAGCGAAAGTGACAGCAATAGCGAAAGTGACAGCAACAGAAGCGGAGACACAGAATCGACATTTAAAACAATTGATGATGATGACGACTATGAAGAAGAAGAAATATTGAATGCAGTTATTTATAAATTTCCCGTTGAAGTCATTATGCTTGAACGTTGCACAAAAACGCTTGATTGGTTAATGGTAAATGACATTCTCTCGGATGGAGAATGGGAAGCCGCATTAATGCAAATTGTCATGACACTGGCAACATATCAAAAAATATTTTCATTTACGCACAACGACTTGCACACAAATAATGTCATGTTTATTGACACAGAAAAAGAATACATTTATTATTTTTTCAACAAGAAATATTACAAGGTTCCGACGTTTGGTAGAATATTTAAAATCATTGATTTTGGTCGGTCAATTTACAAATTTAATTCCACTCTGGTTTGTAGCGATAGTTTTCACAAAAGCGGAGACGCTGCCACACAATATAACTGCGAACCCTATTTGAATGAAAAAAAACCGTGTATTCAGCCGAATTTCAGTTTCGATTTATGCAGACTGGGGTGCTCGCTCTTTGATTTTTTTATTGAAAATATGGAAGATGTTGCGCGCGAGTGTAAAAAAAATCGATTGGTATCCCTTATTGTCGATTGGGTAACCGATGATGAGGGACGCAATATTTTGTACAAGAAGGACGGAGTTGACAGATACCCAGATTTTAAATTGTACAAAATGATTGCGCGAACGGTTCATAATAAAGTCCCGTCACAACAGCTCAAACATCGTGTATTCACTCAATACGAAGTTACACAAAAAAGTATTAAAAATGTATCAAAAACTGAAATTATAAATATTGATAAATATCCTATTTATACTTCGTCGGTTTAAACCACCATAATACATCTAATCCAATCCAATCTACAATAAAATTGAATTATGAATATATAAATTATCGCACAGTTCATCAGACATAACTATACTTTGGTGTAATATATATCCATTAGATGTTAAAATATCATCAATTTTTTTCTGTTTTTCTATTATACTTGATGTTTCCACAGTTATAACATTAAATGTGTATTTCGTAAAGTCAATCCCTTCTAATACTTTATCTTCTGTTCCATTTGTGTCGATGGATAAATAATCTATAACATTTGGAGAATTGTTTGCAATAAATATATCATTCAAGGTTTTTGTATTTACCTTTATAATGGTACCATTTTCAGTTATAAAATCTACACAAGTATCTGCATACTCAGTTATAGCATTCAAAACATCTAATGGAACCAATGTAAAATCTAATTCTAAATTGCTTTGAGAAAAAACAGCTGTTTCTATACAAACCGCGTTTGGTCTATTAGTTGTTAATTCATCAATTCTATATGGATTTGCTTCAATGCATAATCCTTTCCATCCATATTTTTTTTCTAATAAATATGTATTTGATATAAATATTCCGTCAACGGCACCAACTTCAACAAAGTATCCATCTCTTTTTTTTTTTAAAATTCTAGTTACATAAACATCTTGACCTCCTTGTGAATATTGTTCTGCATCAGAGTTTTCACCGGACATATTAATTTTGTATTATTTTATATTTATATTTTATATTTATATTTTATATTTATATTTTATATTAATTCTATAATATTATCTTCAACTTATTATAGAATTAATTTATTTTTTAAATATAACTTACACTAGAGGGAGTTGCTGCATTGAGTTGATTGATCCATCCATCCCATCTCCATTCAGCTTGCGCCCAGTAAATTCCACTTACACCACCAGTGTTATTTGTAGACCATCCTGAACCTCCCGCTACCATTGTATAAGTAACTGTTCCTGTAGTTGTCACAGATTTCGAAAATGGTCCTGCAGATGGATTAGCTGTTCCAGTCCAGGTTCCTGATGTTCCATTCAAGTTCCATCTTAATGTTCTTGTTGATGACGTTAATGAACCTGTCGCAAATGCCGAGTTTGTTTTTGCATTTCTTACATGTACTATATTTATTACCAATCCACCATATGACCCCTGTGCGTAATTTTTTAACCCAATAGTTCCATCTTTCGACCCTGTTAAACATAGAGGTGATTGATTTGCATAACTACCAGTATATGCTGGGTATGTGTAATATGCTGCTCTACCAGTATACACAACTGCAGTTCTACTTCCTCCACTATTTGTCGGGACATCGAGTGTCTGTGCTATGACATAAAATGTATAATTTGCATTATCCACCCCAGCATAAGAAGCAGTCAACGAATATTGATTGACCTCTGCTACAAGTATACCAGCACCACGATATACAAAATATTTACATCCTGGAACTACGTTCCAACTTAAATTAACGGTGGTTCCACTTACTGATGCAGTAAAATTTGCTGGTGCAGGCGGGGCTCCAATTGTTAAATTTGGACTTGTGAATGAACCGCTATAATTTACAGTTCCTGTTAATATAGTTTTTGCTACAGATCCAACATTCGTCGCCGTTGTTGTTGCCAAACTATATGTTGCACCTGGCGGATTAATTGAAGAGACAGTGACTGATTGCGCAGTACTGTTGTGGGCTGATGTAGTAGCTGAACCAATACTCCACGTAACCGAAGTAATAGCTAATGGTGCAATTGTTAATGTTCCATTTGCCGGAGAAAATGTATAATTGGTAGCCACCAAACCACTTAAAACTGGTGTAATGACATATGTTCCCACATTCGAACTGGAAGTACCTGTTGTAGTATGAGTAACCGTTCCTGATATTACAGCCGCTGTTTCAGAGTTGACAAATCCAGTTGGTGTGTAAGTAAAACCGGGTACTGAAGAACCATATGTCATCGATGCGTTATTTGATGTAATAGTTAATGTTGCTTTCCCAATTGTTAAAGTTCCTGTAACATACTGTTGATTATCTAATACATAAGTATAGTTTTCATTTCCTGATGGATGAATAGAATAAATAGCACTGTCACCACTATTAACCCCCATATTTAATTCATAACCCGTGTGCAATGTAGCGTTTCCTCTACCCATTTTAATTAAACTTCCTTGAGCATTTTTTATTGAATAAACTGCATCAGGCGGAGTTACCTCGATGGTTACATTTCTTGGATTTCCAGTATAAGTTATATTACTTGGTGGCAACATAACTGTCATCTTGACTTGGTTTAATGTATTTTGAGATTGATTTAAACTAAACATTTATATTTTATAATTTATATTTATTATAAAATTATAAAATAAAATAATTTATATTAATTTTATTATCCTGACGCGTATAATGGGTTGAGGGGTCAAGAAAAATTGCGCCACATTCATATTAAAATGAGAGCGTTTAAAAGGGTTAGTAAGTAATTTGGTAGCGAAAAAATTCCTGTGTGCGATTGGTTCATGTTTCGCCCATGATGGCGCTGATGCCGTATGCACTACAAGCAACAAATGCATACGCACCGTCCCATGTAAATGATAAAATTGCACTTGATAATTCTGTATTGCCTGTTATCATTACTGCTCCAGGATAATTCATTCTTCCAATATTAGTAGAAGAAGAAGAAGAAGAACCATTAGAGCTACTCATATTCACATATAGTGGTGGATAGGTAGTTCTACCATTTATACTGAATGATAAAGATGAATGGTTATGTATATATACAACATATTGACCACCTATACGAGGATTTAAAATATTTAAATTATTTATTGTAGGCGAGTAAGGAAACATCCCACCATAAATATTAAGAATAAAAATTCCACTAGACGCATGAGCACAATCTACATTCAAATCACTGTAGTGGTTTGTAATAGACACGTCTGTTAAAGATTCAGGTAAAACTAGTTGTTTACTAAATGTAGTTGTTTCTGAAAAAGTATTTTCTAGTCCTAAGATATCAGCTCCACTAGCACCTGTTGGTCCAGTGGCTCCATCAACTCCATTCATTCCTGCAGCACCATCAGCTCCATTAACTCCTGGAGGACCTGCAGCACCATCAGCTCCATTAACTCCTGCGGGTCCTACGGGTCCAGTGGCTCCTACGGGTCCTTCGGGTCCTGCGACTCCTGCAGGTCCTGCGGGTCCTACGGGTCCTGTGGCTCCTGTGGCTCCTGTGGCTCCATCAGCTCCTCCGACTCCTGCGACACCTGCAGGTGTAGGAGGTCCTGTGAATCCTGTGGGTCCTTGAAGACCAGTTGCGCCTGTGGGACCAGCAGGCACAGCTGCAACCGCGTTATCAACATATAATTTATTTGTAAGTGAATTAATAGTATGAGGGTGATGAGTAAATACAATGTCAGCATAATTTGTAAAATCAACTGTGTTTGTTGTACCATCAAAAATCACACCATTCAAGTAAAGAGAATGAGTCGTCATAGTTGTGTTATATTATCACAGGTTATTAATTTTTTTACAAAAAAAATAACGCATAAATTATCAAAACTATATTATAAAATTCAAAATTAAACGCATTATTTATTTATAATTCTGAAGACGCAACTTTTACCATTTTTGTATACAACATTGTAAATGCAAATGCAAATACAAAGTCAACATAGATAGATTGCACCATTTTTTGAAACATGTTGTAAATCAACATCAAAATAATGAATTTGGCAAATACACTATTTGACCACAAGTTTTCTATTTTTTTTGTTTCGTCATCTTCGACTGAATCGTCGTCATCTTCGACTGAATCGTCGTCGTCTTCGAGTGAATCGTCGTCGTCTTCGAGTGAATCGTCGTCGTCTTCGAGTGAATCGTCGTCGTCTTCTTCTTCTTGTGTTTCTTCAGTTCCTTCTGTTTCTTTTTCCTTTACATTATTTTTCAAATCTTCCTCATTCAAACGCTTCAACCTATTCATAATTTGTTCATACGGCGAAAACATAACATATGTTCCGCTTTTTTGACACCAGTATCCGACCTCTTCATTTGTGTCAATGTCGTACAAACGAGGATTGCCTTTTTCGTCAGATTTCACGTAAAACGGTCTTCCGTTGATTTCCATTGTTGTTGCCATTTTATTCAGGTGAAGTTTTTGTAGACTGCTGTTTGTTTACTGCGCATATGTGCGGCAACTGTTACATTTTCAATTTTTAAAATAATACAGTTAAATACAGTAAAATACAGTTAATCAAAAAAATGAAATGCAAACACATTATTAAAAATTACAAATAACATGAAATTTTAGATTTCTTTTAAATAAAATATTAAAAAAATTGATAATATTAATAATAAATATGGATTTAATAGCCATTAAAAAATGCAACAGTATCAACAGTATCCCACAATATACGCTCCGACTGAAAGAGCATTACGCCAATGTAAAAGACAAATCATGTCGGGTGGATTGGTCGCTTTTCCAACAGAAACAGTTTATGGATTGGGCGCCGACGGATTAAATCCAGATGCCGTAAATAAAATATTTGAATGGAAAGGACGACCCAATAATAATCCAATAATTTTACACTTTTCTCAATTGTCTCAACTTTCAAAAATAACAAATTTGACACAATTGGAATTACGCGCCATGCTTCTTATTGCAAACGAGTGCTGGCCTGGACCATTAACGTTGGTATTACGAGCATCGGATATAGTGCCTAAAGAAGTAACCGCCGGTAAAAGCTTTGTCGGTGTTAGAATGCCGAATGATAGTGTAGCTCTTGCACTAATAAATGAGTGCTCCTGCCTAATCGCTGCACCAAGTGCCAATCTATCTGGACATTGCTCACCCTATACGGCTCAACATGTCGCGAATGATTTTCATAATCGTAATTTAACAATTTTAGATGATTCGGAAAATCGATTTTCACGATGCGGCATTGAATCGTCTGTAATCAAATTAGATGAAAATGTTCCCGGTGTTCCCGGCTCGTTGAAGGTTACAGTTCTCCGCACCGGTTTAGTTGGTGGAAATAGAATAAAACGAATTTTAGATGCACATAATGTTCCATTTCATTTGGAATATTATGTTCGTTTGGGTAGTGACAGTGAAAAAACAGGTATGGATTGTCCGGGTCAACTATTCAGACATTATGCCCCCATGATACCTGCATATATTGAAAACTTTGATGCACGCCATACAATTGATGCAATGCAGTTACATGATTATGTTATCATTGGTGCAAATGGCTCTCTAAATGAATTCAACGATAAGTGCCTTATTTATTATGATTTAGGGGCATCTATTGTTGATGTTGCCAAAAATATATACAGTGTTTTACGACTTGCAGAAAAAGTTTCTGGCGCAAAAGGAATTATAATATCGGTTAAAAATTTAGAAGAATTTGCAGATGAGGACAGCGACTTGGATAAGGCAATTACCGATAAGCTGTTAAGGTGTTCAGAAGGTCATATCGCACGCATTGGGTAATACATCTTTAATAGTTATTAATAATAATATATAAATATATAAAATATATAAATAGTTGTAGACAACAAACATAACAAACATAACAAACATTATTATTGTCATCAATCATTCCATAAATGGTATTATTTTTTTTAATGGATTTAGCATGTAGTTTAATTTTAACTGGTGTATTTAAAGTTGGAAGCTGGGTTGTGTACAAGTCATTCAATGGAATACAATACGTGTATAAACGAGTGCGTCCAGCCCAACTGCATAATGAATATACTCTAGATGAATTAAATTCACCCCCTTATGTTATTATTACAGAAGAAGAATATGATGCACTAAAAAATCATTGTAAGACATAAAACAAATCAATCAAATTTGGGTCTATCATGTAAAAAAATTTTTTTTCCAAACTTCAAACTCCTCTTTTTGTATACCATAGTGACTTAGTTTATTTAAAATCAACGTGTCATAATGTTCGCTACCATTTGTAATTGCAAGTTTTGGAAATTTTAATTGTATTTGTTTTTCCAATAAAACATTTCTGGTCTCATTTACCCCATGCCTTCCATTTACTTTTTCTATATTTGTATTATTTTTTATATTAAGCGATAAATTATAAAAATAGCTATTATTTTCCTCCTCGTTATTTTTATTTTTACAATTCCAACAAAGTCTAGGTTTTATGAAATATTCATTTACATTTCTTAAAAGTATGTGAAAACTACTTATCTTTATTTTATCAAATGGCAAAGTGTTCAACTTTTGTTGAACAATGTCAAAAAAATAATATGTGTCCAAGTTACTAGGCATGATGTAGTATTCATTGATTATAAACACTTTTTGTTTTGGTGTTCTTGACTCAAAACTATGCGAATTTCCATTCATTTTTGATAAATTACATCTTCTAATAAGTCCGTTTGAATGCCCTTCCCACCCATATACATTTTTATATGATTTACAATTTTCTAAGAAATTATCAAATTTTGAATTGTTGTTGTTAAAAAAACAAAAAGACCAGGGAAATATGATTTGTGTACATTTTTCTTCTATTTTATTTAAATATTCTTGAATGGTATTATTACCATTCAAATAAAAATATTGGTCAATTCCAAGTGCAGTTACCCATTCTTCTTTTATAATGCCTGTATTTACTATTTTATTGTTTAATAATTCGTGAAGTACTCCTGATAAATGCTCCTGTTCAACTTGAAGTGATGCTTTATAAAAGTGAATATCAGCGTCATTTGTATATATAAATGAAACACAGTGTTTGAATTGTTCTTGAATGACGTATTTTTTTTGTTTTTCTGTAATATTGTCAACCAGTACATAAAAATGATTGAATCCTATTTTGTAATGATATTCTATCCATGCATTAATAAAATCATGTTCGTGTTTTGCTAATGTGATAATGCTTGCAGTATTTTTACTCGTGATGGACGTGATGGACGACAACTTGCGCGTTTTAAACGTAAACGCTAATGACTTTGTGCCACGCAGCCCAGATGTCTTCAACATGTCCCTCCCGGCAGTCATCATTTTATTTTATAATTTGATATGTTTATATATTATAAAATAAATAAACATATATTTAAACGTATCGAATAAGTTATTATATTTTTTTACTATTGTTTAAAATAAAGTCATTGAAACTATAACAACTTGTTTTATCATCAACAATAATATTTACAAATGCCATAATTATACAATCATCAAAATTATAGTAACTAATCCAAATATTTTTATTTACATAAATTGCGTCATTTTTATTCAATCTGAATAGTTTTTCTTCTACTCCATCATGAAGTTTTATTTCAAATGTGCCCTTCAAGCAAATTAATATTTCAGAAGCATTATTATTTGAATGATTCCCTCTTGACAACTCTGAGTTCAATTCGTTTATGTAAAAGCATTTACTAATGGTAAATGGTATGTCGTGTTTTAAACATATCTTTTTTAAATCTAAATCAATCAACTCACCTGGTTTTCCAACTGTTACTATAGGAGTTAAGCTAAATATTTTATATTTTGTAATATTATTTTCCATATTTCTCTATTACAGTTATTTATAACATATCAATATATTATATTATACATAATTATTATGTATTATTATTGAAGAATTGTTTTATTACACTGCATACAGTGTTAATTTCTTCCAATGTCAAGTCAGGATACATTGGTAAAGACAATATATTTTTACTATTTTTCTCTGCATTCATGAAATTATCTTCAAAATAATTTTCATAACATTTTAAATTTGATATAGTTATCGGGTAATGAATTCCAACGCCAATGTTGTTATTTTCTAAATATGTTTTTAACTTGTCTCTTTTTTCATTCTTTACAATAATAATAAATAAATGATAAACTGGGAGGCAACCATTTTCTATTTTTGGTAATTTAATTTCACATACATTTTCAAGTAATTTAAAATATAAATTTGCATTCATTCTCCTTTTTTCATTATTATTTTCTAAATTGCAAAGTTTTATATCCAATATTGCTGCTTGTATTGTGTCTAATCTTGAATTTCGTCCAAAGATTTCATGTTTATATTTTTCAATTGACCCATTGTTTCTAATTTGTTGTATTTTATAACAAATATTTTTATTGCTAGTACATACAGCACCTCCATCACCAAATGCGCCCAAATTTTTTCCAGGATAAAAACTATGTGTTGCTATTAAACCATATGAACCAAGTTTTTTACCATTGAAACAAGCACCATGACTTTGTGCACAATCTTCTATCAATATTAAATCATGTTTGTTAACAATTTCCATAAGTTTATCCATGTTACAACAACTTCCCGTTAAATGAACGACAATAATAACCTTTGTTTTACTCGTTATTTTTTTTTCAAGTTCATCTAAATTCATTTGGTACGTTTCTTCATCTATGTCCACTAGCTTGAGTTTTATTTTATTACTTGTAACACCAAAGCAAGTTGCCACATAAGTATTCGCCTGAGTTATAATTTCATCATCACTATTTAAATTTAAACAATTTACAGCAATTTCAACAGCGTCTGTACCATTTGCTACACCTATACAATATTCAACATCCATATATTTTGAAAAGTTATTTTCAAATACTTCTAATTCATTCCCTAAAATAAAATTTGTTTTTTCAAAAATTATTTCATTCATTTTATTTTCAATCTCTTTTCTTATTGGAATTAATTCTCTTTTCAAATCTAAGAGAGGTATCGAGTTCATTTTAATTTAAAAAATTATGAATAGTATATATTATGTTTATTATGTATGTTATATTTATTACTTTAAATAATAATAAAGACAATTATATCAATATTCATAATTACATGTATGTCAACTATAAATTATAAAAACGAGTTTAATAAATTTATTCCTGGATTTTCAATGGGAGTTACGAGAGCTATTATTTCTCATCCATTTGAAATGTTGAAATTAAAATCACAAATGAATATCACAGATAATTTTTATAAAGGATTATTCAAAGGTCTTCACTTGTCAATTTTATCTAATTCAATTGAAAGAGGTATACAATTTTATTGGTTCGATAAATTTAAAAAAAAATATAATAATAATTTAATTTCTTCATTTTGTGCAAGTTTAATATCTACAGGAATTACATTACCATATAACGTGTTGCTTTTAAAAAATACCTTATTAAAAAATACAGATAGTATTACAAAAAAAATATTATTGAAAAGTGGAGGTTTGGAATATGTTAGAAACATATCAGGTTCAACTGTTTTTTTATATTCTTATAATTATTTTAGAACTGATAATTATCCTATATATTTATCAGGAATTGCATCTTCATTTATTGTTTGGGGGTTCACGTACCCAATTGATAATATAAAAAATCAAATTATTGCTAAGAGAGATATCAATTATAATTTAATTAACTTGTACAAAGGTGTCCAATATCCATTAATGCGAAGCATACCATCTTCAATTGTCGGATTTTATGTATTTGAATATGTCAATAATTATTTTAATAGTAATTAAATATTATTTAAATATAAGTTTAGTATAAAAAAATAATAATATAATACAGTTATAAATATTATATAAACTTTTAATATGTTAAAAACAACTATTATAACAGGTGCAACAAATGGAATTGGTAAAATAATTGCAAATAAATTATTAAATAAAAATCATAAAGTTATTAATTTATCTAAAAGTGGCATTATTCCTGATTTATTTAAAAATATGAATTTCGAAAGTCACAAGTGTGACATATCAGATATAAAAAACACATTTGAAGTAGTTACTAATATTACTCAAAAAAATAAAATAGACAATGTTATATTAAATGCTGGAATAACCAATGATAATTTTTTTCATAAAATGAAATTGAATGAATGGAATAATGTAATTCATACAAACTTATTATCAATATATGGAATATTACATCCAGTAATAAATCAAATGAGAAAAAATGAAAAAGGAAATATAATATTTATTTCTTCTGTTAATGCCAGTAGACCAGTTATAGGACAAACTAATTATTCAGCGAGCAAAAACGGAATAATTGCTTTTAATAGATGTTTAGCAATTGAAAATTCAAATAAGAATATTAAATGTAATGTAATATCTCCAGGATACATTGAAAGTGACATGACTGTTACTATAAAAGAAGATATTAAAGAACAAATAATAAATAGTATTCCTTTAAAACGATTTGGAAAACCAGAAGAAGTAGTAGAAATTGTTGAGTTATTATTATCCGAAAATAATTATTTTCAAGGTGCAAATATAGATTTAAATGGCGGTCTTTTTATAAGATAAAAAATAAATAAAAATATATTAAATTAATTTTTAAATTTATTGCAGTTTTTTATAAATAATTCTATATCTTTTTTTATATTTTCCGGAAGTTCATAATTACTTAGGTCTAATTTGTTATCATAAAATTCTTCACTTATTTTTCTAAGATTACTTTCATTAACATTAACAATGTCGGGCGTTTTTAGTTTATTTAGTCTATGTATTTTACTCTGAATATTTACAAAATAAGGAAATACATTTTTTGTAATCATATTATTTCCACCAACCATACTATATTGTCCTATCACACATTTTTGTTGAATTGTGGCACCCATACCAACACTAGAATTATCCATAAAAATTGAATATCCTGCTTGAATAATTCGTGGAAATAATACAACATTATTACCAATACATACATCGTGGCCTACATGAACTTCTGACAACAGTTTATTATTATTTTTAATGACTGTAGGACTATCAATTCCAGAAAAAATTAAATTTTTAATATGAAATAAATTATTATTACCTATTTCAACTCCCTTACAAATATTTAAATCATACTTCATATATTTATCGTTCGTACTTATAGCTTGTTCGCCAATAATATTCCCATTAAAAATATTATTACAATTTCCTATTTTTGTATTAGGGTAAATAATAACATTATCTCCAATAAAATTATTATCTCCTATTGTAACATTATCATAAATTATAGCAAGTTTTGAAATAATATTATTTTTACCAATTTTTAAATTACGAAATGATTGCAACATTTTATAATAATACAAATGCAACTATTTTTATATACTATTTATACTATTTAATTTTATATAAAAAAATATATATTCACATATATACATATATTTAAATATAGAATGGTTTACAACATAGGTAGAAGTAGAGAATGTAGGAAAGGTCCGTGTCCTTTACCTGCACTTCCATATAATATTAACAATGCAAACACAAGTCTAGTGCCAACATTTGTAAGAAACACAATTCTTATAAATACATCCAGTTACCAACATGGCGGGCGTTTTCAGTTTGCAAATAAACCCTTGAATGCTTTCGGAAAATGGGCAGGGTGTCCTGGTGGTTCGGGACCAGGTTACTCGTCGACCAACCAGTATGTTCCTTACCAAAATTGTAGCGTGGGTCCGGCAATTGCAGGTCCTCAAACAATTTGTTTTTCAAGATGTTGAGATAATGTCGTATAAATATTTATATTTAGGAAAATAAACAACGCCTGTTCAAAAATAAAATATCAAATTATAATTTTTTCTTTTTATATTATATATAACAAATATATACAATATAATGGGTCATAAAAAAGGTGCCAATGGCGAGTATAATATTTCCGGACATTCTTATTCGGTCGTTAGGGGGTCAAGACCTCAAGTAATGCACGGAACCGCCTATAAAACTGTCGGCGGATTAACGAAAAGCAGTCTCATGTACAATAAATATGGCAGGATTGTTTCAAGACGCAAACATGCCACCGCAAAGCGCGAAAACCGTCTTAAGAAAGCTGGTTGGGTTCCAATTGGTAAAGGAAAATTTGGTTCTGTTTTTGTCGGAGACAAATCTAAATCTAGCAAAAAATCTAGCAAAGGGCGCACTCGTCGCGGTTCCCCGCGTAAATCTCGCCGGTCTCATTAAATAAAAAATATATCTATATATACAATAATACACATATATATAGATGTCAACTAGAAAAGGACCATCTAAAAGTGCAACACTGTTCAAGGAAGGAATTGTTAAAAAAGGCAATGATGGAAATAAGTGGATAATTGTAACAAATAAACTTGGTGTTCGTCGATGGCAAAAGATGGGCTCTAATAGTAATAAAACAACTCAGAAAATCAAATCAAAATCAAAAACAAAATCAGTTCGCGTATTACAAATGGAGGCGGACCCAAACACTGTTTGGGGTAAAAATAAACCATTACAAGAATTGTGGCAAAGTTTAGCCTCTGGAGAGAAAGTTGTATTAATTGAAAAAAATGGCGACTATAAAATATTCAACATGCCCACTGGAAAAGTGACAATACGTAAAATATATGATTCATTTAATGATGATGGAAATATTATCGCTGTTCTCTCGTCAAATATGTCACAAGATGCGTATGAAGTGTATTTATATCCAAAGGCGAAAGACAAGACGGTGGAATATGTTATCAAAAATTATAAGAAATATTTTAAATCTTTTGATGAAGGTCAAAAAAAGGTGTTATATCCGGCATAGAGAACCTACGGTTCTCCTTTAACCTCTCCCTTATTTATCATTTTTATTTATCTCTCTAATGTTTCACACTCTCTTATATAAATTGAATTGATTCTAAAAACTTTTGATAAGATTTAGATGGATGCAAGCAATAAAAAATAAAAAGATAGTTTATACATTCAATGTAGAGAGAAGAGAGATAAATGAAAATGAATAAAAATTAATAAAAATGAATGAGAAATAAATAAATTATCAAAACATTATTTATTTGTATAATTATATAGTATACATACTTATACAAAAAATGGGATATACGAGAGATAAAAAAACGGGTCTTTACAACATTAAAGGAAATACGTATGAAAAAATACGCGGGTCAAGAAGTCAAGTTATAAACGGAACTGCTTACATGACAACAGGTGAGCTCACTAAAGATAAGTTATTATATAGTAAAAATGGTTACATTGTTAGTAAAAAAAAACATTTTACGGCAAAGAAGGAAATGCGTCTTGAGAAATATGGATATTTTACAAAGAAGGGGAAATTCGGCTCGGTAAAAAGGTCTAGAAGAAACAGAAAAACAAAAAAAGAAACGTTTTAAACTAATTATTTTAAAAATAAAAAAAATAAAATAAAACGAGTCATTTTATTTTGTTTTTTATATAATTATAATTAACATGGTTTTTACACTGTAAAAATATAAATTGAAAAATTAAAATGTATTTCAATACTTATCAGTTTACAGACAAGGAACACACAGAAGAATACTACAATGGCGACAACTCGCATTACAACTTCAAGAGAGGCTAATGACCACATTGGAAAAATTTGTTCGTTCATGAGCAAGGGTGTGCGCGAGTATGGTCGCATCATAAATGTCACGCCAACATCAATTCGCATTGAACGCATGACGCAAAACAGCAACGGCGATTTCATCCCGCACCCCAACCCGCATCACTGTATCACGAAGAATGTCATTACGTTTACCCGCAAAATCACAATTACAGTCGCCGCCGCTGCTCCCGCTGCTCCTTCACCGCTGGTGCTTTTAGGCGGAATCAAAAGAAGATATCAAAACGCCCAGTCAACTGAACAGTCAAATGGTGGGTGGTGGTAACCGGGTTAACCGCGTAATAACTTGCCGCAAACCCATAAACCCATAAACCCCACCCCTGCGCCTGCACTACCACCGCACACCCCACCGCACACAACAAAAACAAACCAATAAAAAACCAATAAAAAACCTTTTTTTGAAGAATATGATGTTTACAATATGTATTTTTTAATAATTATATTGTTTATAATTTAATTTAGTAAAATAGTAATAATAAAATAATAAAATTAGTATTATTTCAATTAATATAATATATTATGTTATTAATATTATTACATATAATGCTTAACCGATTCATTTTCAGCCAAAAGCCAATAAAGCTGTCACGTCCACGACCTCTTCCTCAAAATGTTCTAATAAAGCGAAAGATGATGGTATCACAGGCGAGAAAGCAAGCATCTAACATCACGTGTAAAACGTCGAATAAAATACATATAGACATATGTGTTCCATATTTTTTGTATAATGGTTGTCCAAATAGGATTACCATAACAAGGAAAAAAATGGAGAATCTACTTTATTTGAAGAATGTTTTTCATGATAAAGCAAATTTCACATTTACATTTATAGGATCAGAAAATGAGTTATCAAAATCATTATTTGATACATATTTTCAAGATAAACCTGAAACTGCAAATTATTATGAATTCTATCAAGAAAGTGTAAATCCAGGTTATAATGATGCATTTTTAAATATGCTTACTGAAAAGTTTAAATTTTCATTTAATAAATCAATAGAAAAAAAACCAAATATTACTTTACTGAATGGGTCCAATGATTTTATTAGTTTTAATTTTTTTGAACAAATAATCAATAATTACAACTCAACGAAAAGTCAGTTATTTGGAATTGATAATTTTTTGAACGGGAGAAATTTTACTAATATTTTATTATATGACAATAATAAAAATATTTTTATAGATCAGTTTCTATGGACTGGAATACAACCTGGAAGAGAACAATATAAATACATTGGGGGAATCATAGGATGGAATGATACTTTTTACAATTTGAATAAAGACTGCTGGGAAAGCATTGTTTCGTTTGATGAGGGATTAATTGAATCTAGTTCCTGTTCCATTTCAACCACAGAAAAATTCAATTCCATTGATTGTTTTTTTTTAAATATTAAATGTTGCACTGGTTCATCTTCTGATGTAACTCCATTTGATGTGTTGAAAAATTTTGAAACTAAAGGTTTGTCAAGATATATAACACAAAAAACAAAAAAAAACATAATGGGTGAAAGAGAAAAATTTATCAGAGGATACAAATAAATACATATTTTCAACAATCATTCTTAATTTATTATTCAGATTCTAAAACAAACTGGTTAAGAATAAAATTGATTCCATAGTATGTGCATGAAAATAGAATACTTATAAAGAGAAGTCCAGACAAATTGTGATTTCCATCTTTATTGAAAATACTTGGAAGATACATTAGTAAATATTTTCGCATAATGGGCAATTGAAATGTGAAATAGAGCATGGCTAATAAAATCGGCACCTGAAGCGTTTCATAAAGCACATCAATCGACTCTCCACGATTGGTTGAACGCTCGTGATGTTGTAAATACGACTGCGTATTTTCATGATGTTCTCGTATATAATCGTGAGGCGCCTTAGGAACATAATTGGGCATTGTTTGTTCGTCTGACACCACGCTTTCCGTATTTCTGGGAACGTCTCTAATTGGAAGAGCAGTCATTCCGGACGCGGTTGCGCGCTGTAAACCACCTATAAATTCATTTACATTCATATCAGGTGTTGCTTGTTGCGACTGTTGCTGATACTGCTGTTGATGCTGCTGTTGATGCTGCTGCTGAAGTGGTTGCTGCGAAACAACCATCGGAGAATAAGTTTGGTGCGGAATTTCAGGTTTTAAAGCATTTTGAACTATTCCGCCACCGCCACCGCCACCACCACCACTGGCGATTCCCGGCAAATCGTCTATACTTGTTGTATCGTTCATATTATTATTTATTTCCTCTAAATATAAATAATAAAATTATACTATATCATATTACGCAATCCATTACTTAATTCAACAGTTTTTTTATTAGAATTGCATTTTTGTGTGGCAACATTATAATTATAACATTCATTTCCATATTTATAAACACTCCCACTCGTTAAATCCTTCATTGGTGGCGATTCAAAATGAATGCAGGCGCCATCCTTGCACGCCTTTCTAAATAATGCCGCTAAACCAAGACCCAGTATAATCGATATAATGTATTTACTATTTTCTTTATGTATCCACTCTTTCAAATTCAACATTTTTATTTATTATTATTATTTTTACTATGTATTGTATTATTATATATTACTAATGATAATAATAATATTAATGAAAATATTAATATTATTATTATATATACAATTCTTGTATTTATTTAAATTATAAAAATAAAATAATGAAATATATTTCAATCAAGTTATTCATTTTAAGTTTTCTAATCGGCATGCTGTTTATTTACTTGTCTTCTCCATCCCAGCGGAGCGTTGTGGTATATCCAACAACCGACAACGAAAATCTATTTCAGTATAAAGATATGGCATATAATTGTTTTTCAATACATCCAAATGTTGTAAAGTGTCCATATTTAGACAATACTGTAACAGTTATTCCCCCGCAAGTATAACCACGTAATTTACTTTACCTTATAAACTGCAAATTCGTTTATTTTGCCTGTATCTTGCTACTAAGTTGGTTTCGCTGCATATAGGCGGCTGGTATTTGTTTTTAAGAAAATAGGGCGTGTCGCCGCTACCTGTAAACCTGCACGCGCTAGCCGCTTCATTTCCAAATGCACTTCTCAGCGAATTTGCATTCGTGTTGATGGTGTTCAATTTGAGCTTTTCAATGCGAGTGCTACTGTCAACTGCGCCTTGAACCGAATACTGGTAATTATTTGGTTTAAATATAACTGTTGATGCACCTGAGCCGCCGCACGCATGTGGATTCACTCTTGGCTTGTATATGTCGTTTGTCTGATAAACCTGAGACCCGTTTGCGCTAGATGTTGCCCATATGTGCTGTCCGTCAGGACTCAGATACGTGACTCCAGGTGTTCGATTAATGGATGCATTCTGCTGGTACGTTTTGCACCTGGATTTCAAATAGCCGGTGGTGTCTGAATAATATGCTCTGCTAAGAAGTGTGGACGCGCTTTTGATTACATTATTTTCCGGATTGCAGCCAATGCATTTTGTGCCATATATACCAGTGTTAATTTTATAGTTGCCATTGTCAATAAAACCCTGATTTTCAACAATAGTTCCCTTATTTGTTGGTGTTTCTAAAAAGTGTTCGCTAATTGTGTATGAATTTCCGGGCTGCTGCACACACTCGCAGGATGCATCGCCAATATATGTTACAGCTCCAGGTCGGTCCATTAATAGTCCGACGGTTGCATTGCGCCGACCCGACGACCCGATTGGTTGTGAAGGTCCGGTTATTAAGCCGCCCGTCGCATTAACTGACGTTGGAACCAGTTGTCGCCTCCAGTGCTTTACGGGTCGAGCTTTGAACTCGGGACCATCAAAATCATGCTGGTGTATATTTGACGGAACGCCGTTGGTGTTTGGGCGGTGTAAACCGGGAACAACACTGTTTGCCGTTGTTGTTTTTGTGGCATAATGTGGCACCCTTGTTGTTATCAATGAGTTTGATGTCCTAAAGTTTAATGGAGCATTTTGTTTGGGAGTATTCGTATTTCCTGTCATTGCAAATTGTTATAAGCTTGTGATAAATATCTTGATATAATTTATATAAATATAATATTATATTTTACGTATAATATTATATTTACTTTATTCAAAACTTTATTTAAATTATTCTATTATTACAAAACATATAAACATATAAACATGGATAAGATTAGATAAAATAAAATAGAATGACATTTATCGCTTTAATTACTGGTATAACAGGACAAGATGGTAGTTACTTGGCTGAACTTTTGCTTGAAAAAAACTATATTGTCTACGGCATTATACGTCGTCACAGTAGTATTCACACTGAAAGAATCGACCATCTTTTTTCAAAAGTAAAACTGATTTACGGAGACATGACGGACCAAACCAGTTTACAAAATGTATTCAATACGATTATTACTGAACAAGGTCGCGATTTTGAAAGACTAGAAGTATACAACCTCGCAGCTCAAAGTCACGTAAAAGTAAGTTTCGAAGTTCCGGAATACACCGGACAAGTCGACGCACTGGGAACATTGCGTTTATTAGAAACGATTATAAAAACAGGTCTCAAAGATAAAATCCGATTTTACCAAGCATCAACTAGTGAATTATTTGGCAAAGTTTTAGAAACGCCTCAATGCGAAACGACTCCATTTAATCCGCAAAGTCCATATGCGGTAGCCAAGTTATATGGTTATTGGATTGTTAAAAACTATCGCGAAAGTTATGGAATGTATGCTTGCAACGGTATTCTTTTTAACCACACGAGTTCGCGACGCGGAGAAACGTTTGTGTGTCGTAAGATTACGCTTGCAGTTGCAGCCATTATTGCAGGTAAGCAGGAACACGTGTCTTTAGGTAACTTGAACAGCAAACGCGATTTGGGGCACGCCAAAGACTATGTCTATGGAATGTGGCTAATGCTACAAAAGGAAAATCCGGTTGATTATGTACTAAGTACCGGAAGCACATTCAGCATTCGCGAAATCATTCAAATGTCATTTGATGTGTTTGGAAAAAAGGTAGAGTGGTGTGGCGAGGGATTAGACGAAGTGGGCAGCATTGATGGAAAAGTGGTGGTGCGTATTCATCCAAAATATTTCAGACCAGCCGAAGTTGAACTTCTATTGGGGAATAGCGAGAAAGCATACACTGAACTAGGATGGTTTCCAACGTATTCCACTGCCGAAACACTTCGTGAAATGGTTCTCAGCGATTATAAAACATATAATAATAATTAGAAATCATTATATGGAGAGGAGATTATTCTGATTATTATATTTTTTATAAATCTGTATCTTTATTTCTTTTTTAATTCCATATTCTCTCGAATTGTTTTTGAATACACTTCTTTTAACTTGTTAAATTGAGTTTGAAGCAAGCGATTCTCGTTTTGCAAAGCGTAGATTTGTTCTTGTTGTGATTGAATGCGTTGAAAAATTTCAGGATTTGTTTCTGCAATTTTATCATATTGTTTCTTTTTCAAATCTTGTTGTTCTTGTTGTTTATGTTTATGATTCTTTTTTAATTCCTCCTTCTTTTTCAATAATATTTTGGTTTCTCTCAAAACATCAGGTTTCATTTCAGGTTCTCCTGGCGGATATGCCATAAGCACAGTTTCAAGATTCATAAAAAACTCGGCAACATCTGCATCTTTTATAAAATCGGCAACCCTTTTATCAGACAAGCGCATTACGCTGCTAAAAGGGTCGCTCAGCAAAGTGCGCTTATCAAACGTATTGTGTCGGTGTGAAAAAACCAGAATTGCTTTCATCGGGTCAAGCTGAACAAATGGAACCGTGTACCCTTTTAGAAATTCGCGTTCTTCTGCCAAACATGCATCATTATTATATTTATGTTCAAGTAATAATTCTTTTCGAAAAGCAAATGTTCCAGCAGTGGCATGATTTGGACCGTAGGGTCCGAATTGTATCATTTGGTCAGTGTCTTTGAAATAAATGTACATTTCGCTGCTGCCTGCGCACAATGCTTCCGGATTTTTTAGAAGCATTTCCACTGCGTGAGATACGCGTTCCGGTGGGTAATAATCGTCATCATCCATATAAACGATGATTGAACCGCGCGCCTTTTTATGCATAATGTTGCGTTTTTTTCCGAGAGGCATTTTTTCATCGTATTTGAAATACTTGACGAGCGGGTGTCCCTTTACAATATCTTCGATTTTGTCGGTGCCGTCATCCACGATAACCCATTCCATTCTGTCTTTGGGATAGGTTTGGCTGTCAAAACATTTAATTATCGTTTGGAAAAATGGTCTTCTATTAAAAGTCGGCGTGCAGACGCTTACAAACGGTGTTGTTGTTGTTGTTGTTGGTGTTGTTGTTGTTGTTGAAGAAGTCATTGATTAAGTTATTATTGATTTTTATTGATTTTTATTGATTAATATATTAACTGGGCGGTGTTTCTTTAGATGAGTTGAATACAAACATATTAAATAAAAAGATGGAAACGGCAATTAATACATAGTATGGTTCAAAGGCAGTCAAGTAACTAAATGCATTCATTACCATTCCAATGCTGAATAATAGAATGAGTAATTTTTTTTTACTTTTAAATATCTCAAAAACAACCTTGGTGTTTTCTTTTGGCGCTTCGTGTTTTGTAACTTGGGTAAATGGAATCCACAAAAACATGACCAACACTTGCAGAATAAACCCAAAAAAATTGAACAACGGTGGTATCCATGATATGAAAAACAATCCAAGAGTCCAAAGTAATCCGCTCATTAAAAATCCGCTGTTATAAAACTGAAACGCATACGTCATAAAAAATCCAATAAACCCACCATACAATACGAGAACGTAGACTAATAATGCTCCAAGAAGCATGATGATATTTTCAAGAATTCCATATGTATCATATTGATTTTGTGATGTCAAGTTACCCATTTTTATGCAAATCATTTTAATGAATGCTCGAAATGTTGCGTACGTGTTTTTCATAGAAAGCGAGAGCCAAAAAGCAAACGGCGTGTATTCAACAAATGCATCGGGGTCTCGCAGCTCATTTTTTATAACTCGGCACGTTTTAGAACATTTTTCATCATCATTCGAGTCACAATATAAATTGTATGGAAATCCATAAGAATATATTGGGTCTTCTTTTACACCAAATTCTTGGGTTCCATCTGGAGTACAATAAGGATAACGGTTAATGTCAGAAGGCATATAATTTGTCAAGTCTGTTCTATTCATTCGTATTAAACACAAAAATGATGCACCCAAATATACAACAATGCAAATTTTTATAAATAAAACAAATAAACTTTTAAAAAAGTCGGCGTATGTAGAAATAGATGGATTTGTATTTTCTGTTGTTGTGGGGTTTTCTGATGCATCTGTAGGTGCATCTGTAGGTGCATCTGTAGAAGAAAACATCTTGTTCATAGTACCAAATACTCCGTCATTTCCTGATGCGTCAGTTGCGGTGTTTCCCGATGCGTCACTGGAAAACATATTTCCGAACATGGATGAGTCATTTCCTGATGCGTCAGTTGCACTGTTTCCCGATGCGTCACTGGAAGAGAATGGAGACGAAAAACTAAATGCTTCTTTATTTGATGAAAATAATGCGCTAATCGGAGTAGTTCCATTTAAAAATGATTTCATTTGATTTTATAATGAATTATTATTCTTATCAATGATATTATTATTATTAATATATAATGATAAAATAATAATAGTTAAATACTTATTTACTCCCTAAACTAATCGACCCATTTATAAAATAAAATATAAATTATGAGAAATATATTACGTTGAACTTATATTTATTTGATGATTCAATCAATAAAATAATTAAATAAATAAATCATTTTAATTATTTTTTTAATTATTCTACTATTTTTATTTATATATTATATAATAATATAATAGAAAGGACGGACACAACATCCGAATGAGTGAAAGCAAAGAAAAGAGGGCTCTAGAAATTTTGAAGAAATCGCAGAAAGAAATAGAAGCCAAACAAGGTGAAAAATTAGTAAGTAACCCAACAATAAAAGAAATAGTTTCGATTGTCGAACAATTTCTAGTAAAGAAAAAACTAATTTGTTATGGAGGAACTGCGATAAACAACATTCTTCCAAAAAAAGACCAATTTTATGATATGACTAGAGAGATTCCTGATTATGATTTCTTCTCTCCCAATTCATTAGACGATGCAAAAGAACTTGCCGATATTTTTTACAGTAAAGGATTTAGTGATGTCGAGGCAAAATCAGGTATGCACACGGGAACATACAAAGTATTTGTGAATTTCATTGGTGTTGCAGATATAACATTTATAGAGCCGGAATTATTCAAGAGTTTGATGCGCGAAACGATTGAGAAGAATGGAATATTGTATGCACCCGTCAACTTTTTAAGAATGTCCATGTATTTAGAACTCTCTCGTCCAGACGGCGATGTGTCACGATGGGAGAAAGTTTACAGTCGTTTGATGCGTTTCAATAAAAATTACCAATTGAAAGGGGAAAACTGTTTAAAAAATGCAAAAGAGCATTCATTATCTCCCAATAAAAAAGAAATAGAAATATTTGATTTGATACGTGACGAAGCAATATCAGAGAAACTCGTATTTTTTGGAGGATATGCGTGTTCGTTATTTTCAGAGCATTTAAAAAAAGCAGACCGACCTATTTTATATTCAAGCATGCCGTCATTTGATTTATTGTCCGAACATGCAGAAAAATCTGCCAGTAAAATAAAAAAGGTTCTGGATAAGACGGGCGATTTCAAAAGCGTCATTATAGAAAAGCGCGAAGAATTCGGAGAACACGTCTCTTCTCATTATGAAATCATAGTTGATGGTAGAACCGTTGCATTTGTATACGAGCCGTCTCCCGGTGCGTGTCACAATTATAACATAGTCAAAATCAACGGAAAAGATGTTCACATTGCAACGACAGATACAATTCTCAGTTTTTATTTGCTGTTTCTTTATATTAATAGACCTTACTATGACAGAGACAGGCTACTTTGCATGAGTCAATATATATATGATTTACAGAATGATAAATTAACAAAAAATGAAGGCATATTTAAAAGATTTTCCAATCCGTGTATCGGTAAGCAGGTTACTCTAAAAGACATAAAAGATGTGAAATCGCACATGTTTGAAAAGTTGAAGAATAAAAAAGGGACACGGGAATACGACGAATGGTTTTTAAATTATAATCCGATTGAAAAACATAAAAAAAATAAAGCATTAAAAGGAAAAGCAGCAGAAAATTTCAAAGAAAAAATAGAAAGCATTAATAAGCACTCGCCATCTTATTCAAAGCGCAAAAATACTCCGGTAACAGCTAGTCCAAGTCCAAGAGCTAGTCCAAGTCCGAGAAGTCCAAAAATGTCACCTAGAGCATCGCCTAGACGTTTTACACGTTCAAAACGGTTGCACACGCATTCAACGCCAAATAAAAATAAAAAGAATGTTAAAACAGCAACTCACAAGGTGCGACGACAAAAACGACACAATAGACGCAACTAATGTTGAGATTACAATTTAGCCGAATTTATTTCATTATATAATTTTTATTTCATTATATAATTTTTATTTCATTATATAATTTTTTTATTCATTTATAGTATAGAGAATTAAAATACAAATGAATAAAAATAAATCTATTATTTATTCAATCATTTTCATTATTTTCATATTTTTTATTTATATTCATGTTAACCGTTCCCCCGTTCGAGACAGGTTATCAGAGTATACAGCGAAAGCCATCGTTTTATCATGTATGGATTTTAGATTTATAAACGACAGAGTATATTTTTTTAATGCATCGGGATTTCGTGACAACTATAATAAATTTAGCTTGGCAGGCGCTAGTTTAGGTTACAACCAAGATTCCTTTCCAGCATGGAGTGAAACTTTTGATAAACACATTGAACTAGCCATCGATTTGCATCAAATTAATGAAGTTGTTGTATTGGACCACATGGATTGTGGAGCATACAGAATTTTATATGATAACCCGTCAATGTCAATGCAAGAAGAATATGAATTACACAAGGTAAATTTGAATAAATTCAAAATTGCAATGAATAAAAAATATCCTTCATTAAAGGTTACAACATTTTTAACAAATCTAGATGGTTCGATTGAGCAATATTAATAATATCCCAGATGCCACTGATTATTCACGGTCCCCGCGTCATTCGTGTCCCTCCATTTTACATCTGGTTTGAATATTGTAACAGCTTCTACACAGAGGCATGTAAATGTCATTGCCTATTAGAACTTGTTCTGTCTCACACGTGCTTCTGAATGTGAATGGTGCAAGCGTTCCATTTTTGCACATGCTGCATAGAGAGTGCAGTTTGGACATATTGTCGCACATGGGAATCAAGTCAAGAAGGTTTCCTATTTTATTACGTTGAAAGTCTCCATCTAATCCGCAAATGTATACTTTTTTCCCTTCTTTTTCCACCATATTGATTGTGAAAGGTACAATGTCACTGAAAAACTGTCCCTCGTTTATGAGTATTACGTCACTTTTTTCAATCTCGCTCCTGTGCGTTTTCATAATTTCTTCCATTGAAAACCCCATTATGCACGGAATCATTTCTTTATCGTGCGTCGACAGCATGGTTTCGGAATACCTGTCATCTGCTTTATAATTGATTACACAAACTCGTGACTTGCAAAATGAATATTGCCTGTAAATCTTCAAGAGAGCCGATGTTTTTCCGGACCACATCGGTCCAAGTATAATTTCTAAATATCCTGTTTTTTCTCTTTCTTTTGTTGCTGTTGCTGCTGCTGTTGCTTCTACGGTAGTCATTGGAAAAACGGGCGGCGTGGTTGTTGTTATATCTTTCATATCTATGATATATAAATTCAATTTATTTATAACAATTAAAACGTAAAAACATAATAAACATTAAAAATGAATATAATTAATATTATAATTCAATACATAATTTAACAAAAAATAATTATTTACATTATATTATGAGTTGTGCTGACATAAAAGAAAATACAAATGACGTGTATAGTTCAACTCCGTGGGTTGAGAAATATAGACCCGCACGTTTTGACGATATTGTATTGGACGACATCAATAAAAAGATACTTTTATCAATCATTGAAAATAATTACTTCCCAAATTTATTACTGTACGGTCCTCCGGGTACCGGAAAAACAACCACCATTATAAATCTTGTAAACGCGTATCAAGAAAAGTATCATCAAAAAAATAAGGGACTAATGATTCATCTAAATGCGTCTGATGAAAGAGGAATCGACATTATTCGAAATCAAATAAACGGTTTTGTAACGTCAAGGTCAATGTTTGGAGAAGGAATGAAATTTGTCATTTTGGATGAAGTAGATTACATGACAAAAAATGCGCAAACAGCGCTAAGATATTTACTGAATAATTATAATAACATTGTAAATGTTCGATTTTGTTTAATTTGTAATTATATTAGCAGAATAGATGAAGCACTGCAAACCGAATTTGTGCGAATGCGATTCAACCAACTGCCCGAATCTAAAATTCTTTGTTTTTTGAAAAAGATTAATATTGCCGAAAATTTGAATGTTGATGAAGATATTCTTTTATCCATCCAGCGTCATTTTAATTCCGATATTCGAAGCATGATAAATTATATGCAGGCAAATCAACATCTTATTCACAATTGTAACGTAATTACAAACGCAGTATGGGAAAACATTACCAAATTATTTAAATCGCGCGTAAAATCATCCATAATTATTGATAAATTAAACGAAATAAGTTTATATTATAATATTGAGCGTAAAAATATAATAAAAAATTACTTGAACTACATTATACGTCATCATCCGCAATATATTACTCACACTTTTTTAAATTTTATTGAAAATGTTGTTCACATACAAGACTGCAAAGCCGAATACTTGCTTCAATATTTTGTTCTTAAAATAAGTACATTAATAGGGACGGACGGGTAAACATAATAAAGTTTTACTTTTTCTTCTTCATTTTTGTTATAGATTTCTCACTCATTTAAAATGATATTCCAGTTATCGAGTTTTGGCGTTTCGTACATTTTATAAGCATAATCGCAATTCCAATCTAGCCAATGCCTATTATGTAACCATATGTGAACATTTACAGTCTTTTTTATATCTATAATTTTTTTGTATTGAGAGTGATATAATAAATTAGTATTGCATCCTTCTAATAAATGAATACTTTCGGCATTTTCTATTAATAAAAACAACCAACCAGGAAAATCCACTAAAAAATTTATATCAATACAAGGATAATCATTATCAATATATTTTTTTAATTTTGTTATATCGGGACATTTGCACGCGGTATTAATAATGTTATATTTTTCATCATCTTTAATATTATATCTATTGAGTATTTCATTTTTTATCATAACTTCCTTTTCAATGTCTCTTGTATAATTAAAAAAATCCATTCTAACTGTATTATTTAAACCCAACATTTTGTAATAAACCAGATGGTTAATTTGTAAAGACTCAGGTGGGAAATGTACATTAGGTGAGCAAATATATTTTTCATCAATTTCTAGGAAGTTATATAAAGGGTTTATAATACTAAAATAATGTTCACTGTTTACAAAGTTTGAATCAAATAAATTATATAAATTATTCTCATGGTTGTCGATGTCATATATGCAACACATATGAAAATGGTCATATTTATTTGTTTTTATAATATCTATAATATCATTTTTAAACAATAAAAATAATCGTTTATTATAGTATTCACATTTTGAAAAAAAATGTTCAAAATAAAGAATATATGGTACTCCGCCATATAAATCTAAATGCAAATATACATTTTCATAATGATGTAATAAAAAATAAATTAATCCAATAGCGGATAAAGTATCACCACATGTAAAGCAATTGGGAGTTACTATGATATTTTTATTCATATTATTATAAATTATAGTATATATATTTATTTTTAAAAAAAGTTTAATGTAATATACCAAATAAATTATAATAAAGAGTATTTACAATATTTATTATAAATAAAAATAAAATCAGTAATGAATTTCATCTCTAATTCTAAACTATCTGCATTTACAAGCAATGAAAATAAAGGATTGTTATGGAGCGTTTTGCATAGTGGCGGCAAATTCAACAGCGTTCCCGACGCAGCATTAAAAAAGGTTCAAGTCATGTTTGAAACAACTATGAACGAAATGAATGAAATGTTCCAAAAGATGAATCAACCCGTTGATTTAAATGTCATGAATAAAGAAGCCGTATATGTAATTTGTAATAAATTAAATGCGTTAGTTGTTAGCGAGAATAAAAATCCAAACCCAGTAGACCAAAAAAAACAACAACAAATTCCTCAACTGGAAACGATATACCGAGCAGAAGACATTCAAAAAGAACGACAATCTGCATTCAACACGGAACTAAAAAAAAAAGAAGAAGAAATGTCATCCATTATAAAATTAAGAAAACCCGATGAAATAAAATTTTCGGATGATAACTATGATAAACCAATTGGAGATGATATGGAGAGATTATTGGCAGAAACGCTAGCATCACGAGAACGTGAACTTGAACAGATTACAAAAGGCAAAGAAGACAAAGATATTGCAGAAAAATGGATAAATCCCAATTCTACTACAGTGGCACCAGCAAACAATCAAAACAATGATGCTGATAGAAAAAAAAAAGTCAGTTTCAATCATATTCCAATCGAACACGAACACGAACACGAACACCAACATGAAAATGTCTATAAATCAAGAGATGAACCTTCTGCTGCAGTTCCTCCTAGTGCAAATACAACATTGGAAATAAACACTTTATTTAATAAATTCAAAAAAATAAACACAACAACAAATGGTCAAAACAATAGTCAAAACAATAGTCAAAACAATAATCAAAACAATAGTCAAAACAATAGTCAAAACAATAGTCAAAACAATGGTCAAAACAATAGTCAAAATAATAATCTAATGATACAAATGTCAGAAGACATTGCATTTATAAAGAAAAGTATAATTGATATTGTACGTAGCATGTCGGGGGAAACAAAATGATACGCATTTCACACTTGACCCTGCCTACCTATATGAGCAAGGGGTCAAAAGGGATGGCATGTTCCCTGAATGCCGATTTTACTTTATTTTTGGGAGCAAGAGACTTCAATGTGGACTGTCGTTTTTCACATCGTTTAAGAGTGAATTTTTTAATAGATGCAGGACAGTGTACAAGACACGGAATCGATTTTATTGTTCCTGTCAGCTTGTCATAGACGACTTCTTTTGTTTTAGTTAATTTCTTTTGGTCAATGCTTGAAGTTAAAAACTCATAAAGAGCAGTTTTGTCTTTCATGCACAAGTTGTTTTCGGTTGCATATGTTTCTACGAATACGCTCATTTTTTTCATCTTCATTGATTTATCCAATTTTACCCACTGGTCTTCTTTATTCAGCGTTCGTTCCTTTTCTAAAAAATCGTCAATATTCGAATTATGTTTTGTAACTTGTTTTGGACTTGTTTTTTTCAACAACATGGATTTATATTTGATGTTTCTTAATTCTACACAATCGCATTCCTTGTCAACGTCAATAACAACGTCTACATTCGCACTGCTATCATCATCATTGGGGTTGGATTCGTTGGATTCAGCGACGTTGGCAACATCTGCGCATTTTTCAGAAGTCATCATTTTGAATTGATTTATTCACCTTAATATATTTATGAAATAGAGTTTAAATCTATTTTATAAATACTATTTTAGAATCAATTTTGAATTAAAGACAAACACAATAAGAAAAATGTCTACCCTTAATCAAAAAAATGCAGTGGAGATGAAGAAGGCGCTAAACTACCGACGCACATGGAATAAGAAAGACGGGACACAAAATAAGCCAAGAAATAAGTAAAGCATCCCATCAACAAACCCAACAATAAATTAAAACTAAATTTCTTGGTTAAAAGAGTATACAATGAAAAGAGTGTCACAAAAACAAACACAGTATAAAAGAATATGGAAAATCCGTAGTAATAAAAACAATATTCACGAGTCAGAGGACCAAAAAGCGAATTGAACAAGTTCATTTAATTGGCGGTATAATAAGTTTATATACTTATGAAAATATAATATTTTTTTTATTTACTTTATTTTTGTTTATTTATTATATTTGATTTCTATTTCTACTAAATATAATAATATTTATTTGTTATTATAATAGGTATTTTATTTTACGCAGAATAGAATGGAATCGAAGAAAAATATAAATATCAGTGGTAGAAAAAATATAGTTGGATTGTCGTCGACAACAACAATGGGAACAGCAAGTAAAATTAGGGATGAGAATCATCATAATGATACTAACGATATTAACAGTGTGAATATGAATGAGATTTGCAGGAAACGCGCCGCATGTGAACAATGGAAATTACCTGACCATTATTTTACATACTCGCACCAATTTAATATTATATCAAAATTGTACATGAATTTGGATAACGATGTTATTGAAAATCGTGAAATATATATAAAAGAAATAACTAAAAAAATATCCGGATACAAAAGACAAGATATTGATAAAAATGTTTATTCTAAAAATACATTTATTTCTCTCGAAGAACTAATAGAAAAACTATTATGTTCCAAGTTGAAATGTTTCTACTGCAAGTGCGAGTGTGAACTTATTTATGAAAATGTTCTTTCTAAACGCCAGTGGACGCTGGATAGAATTGAAAATGATGCCGGACACAATGCTGACAATGTTGTTATTTGTTGTTTAGAATGCAACTTGAAAAGAGGCACAATGGATAGTGGTCGTTTTAAATACGGAAAACAATTGAAATTTAAAAAAGTGGGATAGGATATGAATACTAATTCATTTGCCCAACCAAACAAATATAGATAATACTTTTTTAGCGCGCGTTTTTTCGTCTTCGTTTTATTGTCTTTGATGACAATGCGGCGATTTTCTTCCCACCGCGTGCGCGTGAATAACGACGACGACGTGTTGACCGAAAAGACTTATTTTTATGATTTCTCTTATTTTTACTTTTTCCTCCGGTACTATTTGGTAAAGTACTATTTGGTAAAGTTGGTAAAGTTGTTGATTGGATTTCAATTGGGACTGGTGCCTGTGCCTGTGCCTGTGCCTGTGCCTCTACCTCTTTCTGCTGCTGTTTACTCAGCCACTCTTGATACAGCTGCAATGCGGCAAGCTTGTTGAGCGTTGTGAGCGTGTCGGGGTCGTCTTCGCCAAGAACCCGCTTCTGCTTCGTAAGCAACTCCTCATACAGCGGCACCGCGCGGTCCATTGTATATCCCATTTGTGAGAAAAAGATGGCAAGTTTTTTGAGCAACTTGAGCGTGTCGAGGTGGTCTTCGCCAAGATTGCGCTTGCTCGTGTCCAGGCATTTTTCATACAGCAGCAACGCACGGTTGTAGTCACCATCCTCAATCGACCTATTCAGCTCAGCCGCCTCACGCTTCTCCTCCTCACGCTTCTCCTCCTCACGCTTCTCCTCCTCAGCCAATCTATTAAGTACTAAACAAATATTTTTGTAAACTTCTTTATGTCGAGATTCTTCTATTTGCCGATTAAATTCAGGATTATCACGGAGGTTTCGGTAACAAGTTATTAATTCTAGGGTTGGCAAGTCCTCTTGTTGTTTCAATCTTCTAATCTCTATATTTAAATTTTCCTGTGAACACGAACCTTCATCTTGACCAGACAAAAGAGGCGTGTATGCGGCGGATGCGGCAGCGGGTCTGTTTACTCTTTTTACTCTATCCTTTTCGGTGTTTACACATTGTGCTAAAATTGGAACTTTATCAATACACTTTTTAAATTGTTCCAATTCCTTATCCACCAATCCCATTTTTTTGCCAACAGTTTTCAACATTAAAAATTGAATTATATTGTATTATACAAATATTAAAAACTAGATATAAAATGCGTCATGAAGGAAACGGAATTGCAATAGCTGAAAAGAAAAGTAATGATAATAATGAAGAGTGGTTTGAGATGTGGATTTCATGGTGGGGGTGGTTGTTGTAATCATGATTCTCTCAAAATGAATTACTATTATTTATTTTTTCCAAATTAAATTAAATTAAATTATTTAAATTGGAAAAAAGGATATAAAATAAACGCATAAAATTAAGTAGTAAACAAGTAATCAAATTAACTAATAAATATACACACATCTATTCCGAATTATAAAAAATGAGTGCATGTATGAGCATTTGTGAAACTGCAACAACGACAGGAACATTGTTTGCTGCTGCAGGTGTTATTGAAAATAATGGCAACAACGGCGGCAACGGCATATATACGACACAAAATAATTTGCTTCTTAAAAATTTATTGAAATTTTACGAACAAGGAAATAATTTGGACACCATGCTTAAAATAATCAACGGTCATTCAAATATTTCGCTTCGAATTATTGATTGGTTTGCAACAAATTATGCAAAGAAGTTTTATACTGTTTACACCATTAAAAACACGCCGAGAAGATTCAAAGTCTATGTGGATTACAAGTTGAAACTGAAAGCGTACTCTAAAAAGCGATTTGACCCTTTTTGTCGTTGGGATAGAATTACAATTCCATATAAAGATGGGACATTTATACAAACAACAATAGGACAGTTGAATTTTTTTAAATGGGCAATTGAAAATGATGTTGTTCACTACATTGAAGAAAATTATCAAACGATTGAAAACGACATGAATTCAAGAAACAGCACATCTAAACATTTGCAGTCATCATTGTCTTCAACATCAACTGCATCTGAAGAGTGCGACATTTGCGACATTCAATCGGCGACGACGACAACACACGAATCAAATTCAAAAACAGACAAAACCAAAACTCGAAAAAAACGTGAAGAGTTGTCAATATCTGCCACAAAAAGTATCAAAAAAGAAAAGGTGGAAATTGTCGTGAGTTTTGAATAATCATCTTTTTACATTTTGCGCGCCATCATCGGATTCATAAATACAATATACCCATTTAGGTACGTCGCAAGCGAAACCCACAAAAGATATGGGACAAGTAAATAACTCGCAAGTCGAGAGACTGGATAAAATGCCCAGATATTCAAGGCAATGAATGCGAGCATTCCTACAACAATGACGAAACTTAAATCAGGGCGCGCATATGTGAAGAAAAGAGGCGACCACGCGATGTTCAATGCCCACGCCGCGCAATAATAGAGAAAACCTCTAGAACGCAGACTGCCACCATTTCTTAAGAAAACGATACCGGCCAATATAATAAGTGCGTACAATGTCGTCCATACTATCGGGAATACCCAGCTGGGAGGGGTAAGTGGCGACTTCTTTAGAGACTTGTACCAGGAGGAATTCGCTTCTCTAACTCTGTTCATAAATGCTTATATATATATATATATATATATAATAAATTAAAATAAAATTCATTTAATTTATTGTATGATTTGGCAACTTGGTTCCCCTCGATTAAATAGTAAAACTATACATGTCAGATTTGAGCGGGCGGCTGGCAAATGAAAGCGCAGGGTTTTGCGGTGTCGGCACCGGGATTGTTTGGGGCGTAAACCTCAACCCATCAGGTTTCAATAAGAATGCACTTTTTGACGGACCAGCATCAAACCAGTCATTGTATATAGCCAAGTTGCCATCGCGCGACATCTGAAACGACATTGCCATTGCCTGACAACCAGCCAAAGAAGGCGGCATAGGGTCGTAATTATTTACCGACATTGAAAAGTCTGGTACCACTATCGTCATATACTGCTTGTTGAATGTTGTCAATTCTGTAATATCCGGACTATTCAGCACGTCAAAAACTTTTAATATTCTTAAAAAAACATTGCTTGTAAGGTTCGTAATTTCATACATTTTTTCAGCACCCGGTTGATAAAGCAGCGGAATGGCTTCTACAACAACTATAACTTTGCCTTTGAATTTAATAATCGGTTCAGCGCAAATATTTTTCCCGCCAAATTCATGATTATATTCAGGTATTAACATATCTTTCAAATTTGAATTTATCGAGTTGGCCATGCTGTTCAACACATCGACATCATTTGTTTTTATCCTGAAAAGCAAGAAAAGGGGGTCATCGGGGTTTGGACACACGGTTGAATTTGTGCTAAATGCGGTTGTCGCAATCGCACTCATAGCTTCGTCAAATGGCACAGAGTTGTACGTTTCTTTAATGCACTTGTCGTCGCTCAAAGACGTGGAAATGATTGGCTGGCCCTTGTATCCGTACACTTCGAAATCCAAACACCTGCATCCCATTTTTATCGCGTGTTTAAGAGCACAAGTGTTTACATAATCATTTGAAAAATTGCCGGTTGAACAACTATTGTAAGCAGTTTTAACATAGTAGTCTCTTAATAAAAATTGGGATGACGGGTCTGATGAAGCGCTTGTTATCCAATTTGAATTCAATGGTGCTCCTTTTTTTTTATTCAAACGTGCGCAGCTTTTTGGAAGCAGGGTGTATTTATAGTAGACATAATATGCCATGCACGCCATTATAAAAATAATCAATGTGCACCCGATTATGTGTATCAACATGGTATTCGGAACTTGTGAAACCATATTTTTGTAATACATGAAATGATTCTGTACCTCATTTTTTATTTGGTCAATGTCAATGTTTCCCATCCTGTGTTATAAATATTCTAAATCTTATATTTTGTATATATAATAATACAATAATTAATTACTTGTTACAATGTTATAAATTAACAAAATGATAATTCTTGATATAAAATAATTTATTGAAATTAATTTATAAATTTATATATAAAATCTTTTAATTATAAAATAAAAGATTTTATGATTTTATATATAAATTGATTTATTATTTAGAATCAATATTCTTATATATATAGTTTATATTAATATCAAAGTATAATTCAAACATAATACACCACTTATGACAGGAGGTTTATTAAATTTAGTCGCGTATGGAAATCAAAATGTCATACTAAATTCAAATCCTAAAAAAACATTTTTTAAAACAACATATGCAAAATACACAAATTTTGGTTTACAAAAATTTAGAATTGATTTCGATGGTCAAAGAAATTTGAGAATGAGTGAAGATTCTAAATTTACATTTTACATCCCGCGATATGCAGAATTATTGATGGACACGTACATTGTTGTAACGCTGCCAAATATTTGGAGTCCCGTTTTACCTCCGGCAAATTGCGGTGAGTCATGGACGCCGTACGAATTCAAATGGATTGATAATGTGGGGACTCAAATGATTAAAGACATTACAATATCAGTTGGAGGACAAACACTTCAAAAAATTACGGGTGGTTACTTGCTGGCACTCGTTCAGCGCAATTTCAACGGAACAGAGCGTGAACTCTATAATAGAATGACTGGAAATATACCGGAATTGAATAACCCTGCATACTCGTCAACCAACAATGGAAAATACCCAAATGCATTTTACAATTACACAAATAACCCGGCAGGAATTGAACCGTCTATACGATTTAGAAAACTTTATATACCCATCAACGCTTGGTTTACAATGAGTAGCAAAATGGCATTCCCGTTGGTTGCATTGCAGTACAATACGCTTCAAATCGACATCACGTTTCGTCCTGTGAAGGAACTTTTTGTAATTCGTGACGTTTCCAACGCCAACACGGGAGATAATACGCTGCCGTCTTATTTCCCAGAATACACGACACCAAATTATATTCAACCAAATTTCAACGACAATTTGCAACAGTTTTATCGATTTATTCAACCTCCTCCCAACGTTGAACTTAATTATGGCAACTCAACACGAAGCGACTGGAACGCAGACATTCACCTCATGTCAACGTACTGTTTTCTCTCCGCTGACGAGTCCAAACAATTTGCATCCATGCCCCAACAGTATCTCATCAAGTCTGTTTACGAGTGGAATTATGAAAATGTCACTGGAAGTCGGCGCGTGTGGCTGCAGAGCACGCTCGGAATGGTAAGCACTTGGATGTTTTTTTTCCAAAGAAGCGACGCTTATTTGCGCAACGAATGGAGCAATTATTCAAACTGGGCTTACAACTATAAACCGGTCGGATTGATTCCTGCGCCACCCAATTTAGCACCTGACCCAACATCCGTGTGTCCGTGGACTCCGCCAATATGTAACGACCCTTCAATAATAGGGTGCTATGGTCCCGGATGGAACCCCGTGTTGAATGAACCTACCGGATTTTTCATTACACAGTCATTCAGCGTAGAAAATCAAAAAGAAATATTGTTGAATTGTGGAATTTTATTAGACGGAAAATACAGAGAAAGTGTACTAGATGCGGGAATTTACAACTACCTCGAAAAATACACAAGCGGACGTGGTTCTGCTCCAGATGGACTTTATGTTTACAATTTTTGCCTTAATAATGACCCAAGAGATTTTCAACCATCGGGCGCGATAAACACAAGCAAGTTTTCAACAATTGAGCTCGAATTTACCACATTTTATCCGCCACTAGACCCAAGCGCAAATTTTTTGACAATTTGTGACCCGGATACCAATGTTCCAATTGGCGTCAATAAGCCGACATGGAGAATTTACGACTACAATTATAATTTGACAGTTTATGAAGAGAGATACAACATGATAACATTTGTGGGCGGAAACTGTGGACTAATGTATGCAAGATAGATGAAATATTTTTTTATAATATATTTTTTATTTTTTATTTTTTATAGTAAATAAAAAATGTATTTTATTAATGAATATTAATACTTATTAAATATTCATTTATATATTCATACATATTCATATTTTTTTACATTCGTATTCATTTTTTCAAATACTTACATCATGGGAGCAAATAACTCAAAATTTAAAATAAATTATGAAGACATGCAAATGGTGTGTAAACATTCTTACAATAACAACAATAATAATAACAATAACAACAACAACAATAAATATGCAATAATCAACACGCTCGAGCCCTTGTACCAGACATGTTTAATTCCAAACACAATTCCTATAGCTGAAGAAGAAGAAGTTATAAATGATATTATAACAAATTCAAAAAAAACGAAAATAATAATTTACGGATTGAATTCGAATGATGAAAAAGTGTATTCAAAACATGAACAACTTGTTAAATTGGGAGCAAAACACGTCTATATTTATACCGGAGGAATGTTTGAATGGCTGCTCCTTCAAGACGTGTATGGTCGCGAATTATTTCCAACAACTTTGAGAGAATTAGACATATTAAAATATAAACCTCGAAAAGTTCTCGATATTTTATGCATCAAAATGTAAATAAGATGCGTGTCCAAGTCTTAACAGGCTCTTTCGGTCTTCTCGAGAAGTCGGCGACGGCGGCGCCTGGTACCAACTATTATAATTGTCCGCGTTTTCCTTCTCCTCTTTCGACATATTGAACTGGTTACCATCAATATAAGTTTTCAAACGATGCATCACACCAACCGTTCTTGAAGCGCGCAAACTGTTGATGAAGTGATAAATGTCAGCACTGTAGTCATACAATTCTGAATCCACCTCTGCATTTAAAATCAGCGTCGGAATTGTAATTTTTGAAGGAACAGAGTTCAACCATTCATCGTGATACCTATTGCACTCTTCCAAGTATTCAAACCCAATATTACTTTCTCCTGGTCTATTTCTTTTCTGAATTCTATTCATGCACACTTGTGTGCTTGCTTTGAAATATATGATGCACGATGGCTCAACCTCTTTTGCAAACTCATCAAACCATCTCGTGTAAATGTCGTACTCGTCCTGTTCGATTTTTTTGGAATCATAAAGCATTTTGGCAAACACGTGTGCGTCTGTTAAAAGACAGCGCTCTGTAATAATCAGCCTAACATTCGGCGTTTTCAATGCTTGCCTTATTTTTTGAAGCCGGGTAATGTATGCCATCATTTGAAATCTAAATGCGAACCGTTTAACATCAAGGTACAAATTTGTCAAAATGGGAACGCCGTTTTCATCCTTGATTTGTTCCCAATCACCCGTCGGTTCGTCTACAAATATTATAGAATCGTCGTCCTTCTTTTTTTTCAACGACATTATATATTCTCTCAATTTTGCCTTGCCTGTTGTTTTTCCCGAACCGATATTTCCATCAATCGAAACTATCAAGCAAGACGATGACGATGACGACGAATTTGCATCTCTATAAAACGAAGCTGAAGCACCCATTTTTTTGAATGTGTTATAAGTTGGTTATATTTATTTTTTATAATCAATTTTTATTTAAATAAAGTATAATAAGTAAAAAATTGATTATAAAAAATATCTAAAAAGAAATTGTTATATCAGTTTAACCACACTACCTTAATCGAAGCCTTAATCAAAGTCATTGAATACACATTATGAAAACACAAAAAATCAAAAAATCAAAATCAACCCAAACTACTCTCACACTGTTAGATATTGATAAAATGATGAATATCGCATCCATAACAACACATTCAGATGGGGATGACGGACTTAATGAGGAAGACGATGAAAATGATGAAGACAAGGAAAATGAGGAAGACAACGACGACTACAATGATGATGATGCAATGGAAATAGAAGAATCAATGCTATCAGATGATGATTTGGGATTGTTACACGAAGAAGCATTAATTTTAATTGATGATTTTATTAAATCGAATCCTCTTTTATTCAGTAATCCTGATTTTGAAACTATTCTGTATGACCACGTGCAATCCATATTGCATTTTTCCATCAACTACAGAATGTACGACGATGACGACTACGCCGGCGAAAACAACGACTGCGATGAAGACGATAATGAAACACTTATATCGTGTCAAATTGAAGAATTGATAAATGTGGCAATGCACGACTATTTCAAATTTATTCGTCCACACCGGTCATACAAGTATTCATTTATAAGAAAGTCTCCCAACTTGGAAAAAATGAAAAAAAAAATAGAATTCTTAGAGTCACTTTATCAGCCAGAGCAAAAAACGGATGAATGGTATTCCCACCGTCACGGACTCGTTACCGCAAGTTCAGTTTGGAAAGCATTTGGTTCACAGTCGGTGCAAAATCAACTCATATACGAAAAATGCATGCCGTTTGACCCGACAAAATACAGCCGCGTCAACACAGAATCACCTTTACACTGGGGTCAAAAATATGAAGTGCTTTCAAAACAGCTCTACGAGGAAATAAACGGCACAAAAGTTCAAGAATTTGGATGCATTCGACATCCAAATTCAAACTATTACTTTATCGGAGCTTCACCGGATGGAATAAATGTGTGTCCGTTGTCACCGCTTTACGGTCGCTTGGTTGAAATTAAGAATGTTGTATCTAGAGAGATTACCGGAATTCCAAAGGAAGATTATTGGATACAAATGCAAATACAGATGGAGGTTTGCAATTTACCGGAATGCGACTTTGAAGAAACTAAATTTACTGAATATGAAGATGAAGATGCGTTTAATGCGGACTCAGATGAAACAAACGATTCTTCAAAATGGAATTATAATTTGAATGGAAAAAGACGGGGGGTTATTGTGTATTTTGCAAAAGATGAGAAACCATTTTACCAGTATGCTCCATTGGACATTACAACCAAGACGGAATTTGATGCGTGGTTTGAAGAAATAATAAACACGCATGATAATCTAACGTGGATAAAAAACATTTACTGGCGACTTGACGTTTACAGCTGTGTGCTTGTTTTGCGAAATAAGGAATGGTTCAAGAATGCAGTTGTCAAAATAGAAGAATTATGGAAAATAATTGAAACCGAAAAACAAACCGGATTTGAGCACAGAGCTCCTAAAAGAAATGCGAATGCGAGTGCAAAGAAGGAAAATAATTCGGAAGGGACTATGGGAACAACACAAAGAGTGTGTCACCTCGATTTGAATATTTAGGGGAGCTTACTTAGTGCATGCATGCTGCTGTAACATGCGTTTGTTAATAGAGGATTGTTCTTTTTTTTCTTTATAAATATTATAATTTTATAAAGAAAAAAGAGTATTTAATAATTGAAGTATTCAATTATATTTATCAAAGTATTGTTGACTTCATGATTATTAATACAATATTCAAAACATTTTTCTCCAATTTCAGAAATTTTATTAGATTTATAAATATCATCCATTATATTTGAAAAATTATTGAACATAAATGAACCCATATTATGAATATCCTCTTCATAAAATCCATTATTTACTCTTGTTAAATTATGTAAATAAATAAACTTATCATCACTTAGTTTGTATCCAACTTGAGATAAAGTTAATACACTTGGTATTTTGACTAATGCTCCATCCAATGATGACGTGCCCATTGAAAATAAAATATCAACATTATTATATAAATAATCATATTTATCATTATCTAACAGCAATCCAGTAAAAATTATATTAATATTTGCACCTTCATATGATTTATTATCTGTAATTAAATGTTTACCATCACCACATCCAATAATATGTACATTTTTTTTGAATGAAGTATTGTACAAAGAAAGATTATCTAATACATTTATCAAGCTGAATATTTTATCATCATCCAATCTTCCTATATATCCAATGTTAATTTCGCATTCTTTTTTTATATTCTGTTTTTGGCAATAACTAATTTTAGTTTGATTGACATATATTGGAATAATTTTATGTTCAAATCCAGTAATTTTTTTTAATGCCATTAGATTTGTTTCATCTTGGCAACATATATTTTTGTTAACAATGTTTAGATGATTTATTACTTCTTCTCTTGTAGTACACGAACGATGTGTTAAAAACTCAACACTTTTTGGATGAGCCATATAATACATAATTTTAGATTGTTTTGATAAATTAACTTTTACTTCAAGAGACATTGTTAATGGTATTATTAAATTTACATCATCATTACTTTCAATTACAAAATTTGAACCGTTTAATGTGTCTTGATAAGGATGATTATCTGGGAAAGGGATTAAATGTATTTTATTATTCAATCCAATTAATTTATTTAAATGACCATTTTCATAATCTATATAACTAACTTTATAACCAATATTACTTAAGTCAAGAGCTAAATTTACAAATAATATTTCAAAACCATCTATAATTTTAGATGGTAAAAAAAATAAAAAATGTTTATTGCTCTTATCATTAGGTCTTTCAGGTAACAAATTATACATATGAACTGTGTGAATTAATGCTTTATTATATTCAATTATACTATATTTCGTATTATTATATGATACTGAATTTATATTATTTAGTTGTATACCTTTTAAAACTGTATCGATAAGTGGTATAGTATTTAAAATATATTTTTTTATTGTATTATTATCAGTTAATTTAAAATACATTTCCATATAAAATAATAAATGTAATAAGTTTTTCATATATTCATCTAAACTTGACCACCTGGAATAATCTTTAATTCTATAAAAACCAGTTGTAACTGTATAATCATGATACGTTTTTCCACATGACCATGTCGCCCAGTTTCTGAATGTATCGCCTTCATAAATTTGACAATATAATTGATTCAAAAAATTATCATTATTTTTTTTATTTGAAAGAATTATAGTCATTAAATCAATCATTTTTTTAGAAACAGTACTTCTAAAAACACATCCTGATGTATGTGGATTGTCATACATAATCATTACATCATTTGTGTTATCATAACCAATTTCTATGATACAAGGAACACAATACTTTCTATCTTCATATCTATTTTCATTCTCATAAAAAAGTTGTGTATTATTAGAATACGACATAATTTGAGAATTATTATTTAAATATTCAATGGCTGTTTCTAAGAAATTATCATTAATCCACTTGTCGTCACTATCTAATACTGTAAAATACAAGCTATTTATTTTTTTATACAAATTAAATGTTGTTTCTAAAAGACCAAAATTCTTTTCATTTGAAATAAGATATATACTATCTGGGTATTTTTTATAATATTCTTTGATGATATCAATAGAATTATCAGTTGATGCATCATCTACTATTATAACCAAAAAACTGTATGTAATATTTTGACTAAATATTGATGATAAACATTCATTTAAATATTTACCATTATTATAGTTCGGAATTAAAATATTAATATCACGAAATCCACTAAACTCATTCTGCTCTGCAGAGAGACCTCTCTCCTCGCCTTTCTCCAATCCCTCATTGAAACCTTGCTCTCGGATATCTGTAATCATTTATATATATCTATTCATAAAATATATATAATATTATTTAATACATATATACATATATATCATTCATAAAAATAGAAGAACTATGGAAAATAATTGAAACCGAAAAAAACAAACCGGATTCGAGCACAGAGCTCTTAAAAGAAATGCGAATGCGAATGCAAAGAAGGAATATAATTCGGAAGGGACTATGGGAACAACACAAAATGTGTGTCACCTCGATTTAAAAATCTAAGGGATAATCTTATGTAAAGGAGGGTCAAAGGGGAACCATGTTTCCCCTGTTTCAACAGTTGTTTCCGTATATATCTGATGGGGCGTCGGCATCATACGCATAAACATTAACGCGCGTATCTTTTGATGAAAAAGGAATTCTTGTAGGAAATTTTGGAATATTTATTTTTTTATTTTCGTATAATGTTCCGCACATGTTTGCAGGGCTGCATGTGCCGTTGTTCGGTGTTGCCCAGTATCGAACATTGTTCGTTCTTTGAAGATAGCTATTTGGAAAAACGGGATAAAACGCCGACATGGACCTACTGTCTAAATCTGATAATAGTGCTCCGCCTTTTTGAAGAGGATAGTCTCCTTGCAACAATGGTTTTGTTACGCTGGTTGGAAATTCACCCGGTTGAAGAAGATGTGACACAAAATTCTCTCGAACCGGTGTTAAAAAGAACGAACCGATGAGAGCGAGCAATAATGCTAAAATTAAAAATAGAATATTATCTGTTTTACTTGTCATACCTTATATAGTTGGATTGGTCGTTGGTAATATAATATAATATAAATATATAATTAAATTAAATATAATTTCAAATACTTATTTGTTATTATATTTTGTAGTTTTATTACCTCTCTTTATTTTTCTTTTCTTTTATTCTATTTTCACAATTTCCTTGTGTTTGATACACTTGTCATCTACATGAAATGACGGAACATCTTTTGTTTGTGGCACAATGGATAAAATGCATTTTGCTTTATGTCCGTAAAGCGGTTCGGTGCAACCTTTTTCTTTCTTTTTTGCAAAATTAAATATTTTTGGAGGAGGGTCATTTTTGGTGCATCTTGACCTAAAATGCTCATATCTCTCGCGAACGTCGCAATAAGACAATCCTGATTTTTTATCCAGTCGCTTATTCACAATTTCATGAAGACGATATATGTATTTAGAAAATGTTTCTCTTGACTTTAAATGGCACTCGCGAATCGGGTTTGCTTTCAAATTACTAGTTAAATTAATTCGGCAATATTTGCAGGGTAGTACGTACCTTAAACTATAGACAAAATCAGAGTAATGTTTTTTATCTTCTGCAGTAGGATTTACGGGATAATTAAAACTCATCGTGTGTAAAAAATGCCACATTGGAGGACCCCATACTGATGTAAGCATTCCGTCTCCGCTGTTATAATCGTTTTTAGTAAATACATATGCCGACGACGATGACCTTTTTTTTGTTTTTTTATTTTTTATAAGTTTGCCATTATTATTTTTTGTTTTATTTTTCATTTTTTCAGAGACATTCGTCATAATATAAATAAATATAAATAATGTTATAATCCTATATTAACAGAATATTAATTTTTTTCATTAAAAAAATAATATTCGTAAGTAAAATAATTTTATTGTATAATTATTATATATAGCAAATTAGCAAATTAGCAAAATAACAGAATAACAGAATAAATAAAAAATGTCAATTTCAGCAAAATCTGTAAAAACAACGTTGGAAACAATATATTCTAAACGACACTTGGTGGTAATGTTTCTAGTCGCGTGTTTGTTTATTTGGATTGGTGCCTATGTCTACAAAAAATACGTCAGTTCATATTTAGGCTCGTCATTAGAGGGGTACGCATCTGGTATGGGAGATGACGCCCCCCCGCCATCCAGTAATGAAAAAACTGCGACACTTTACATGTTTGGAACAAGTTGGTGTCCACACTGTAAAACAGCTAAACCCATTTGGGAAGAATATGTAAACAAAAATAAAGATTTAAAAGTTGGAAATTATAGTATACTTTATAAAAGTGTTGACTGTGACGAAGATTCCGACGGAAAACAGCTTGCAGATAAATTCGATGTCAAAGGATATCCCACATTCAAATTAGAAAGAGGACCTGGAGACGTTGTCGACTTTGAAGCAAAGCCAACGCACGACAACTTTACCAATCTTCTTCAAACATCTCTCACTTGAAGGAAGGGGACATGCTGTCCCCTCTGACCCCTTGCCAATTGTAGAGGGGGGTAGGGCTGTAATCCCTTGTAGGTAGAGGGGGTTAAAGGGGGGCGTTAGTCGCCCTTTTGATTACAATTTTTTTCTTTACAGGTTCTGTGTTCTTGGGCATGAGTTCGCCAATTACTGACACTTGTTTATCGTTCAACTCAAAACGCTGACCTATTACGCGAACGCAAATAAAATCTTTTTCATTCACCGAATTAAAGTATGAATTGGATGAATGGTGGTCGCGTGATACATAAATAATTACCGGCGACTTTTTTTCATCTAAACTTGTAAATGCTCGTATACCTGCCTGCGTGATATTTTTAGCATAACAGCAAATTCGCATACCTTCAACCGGGCAGCAAATGCTGCATTCGAAAACAACCTCGAATTCTACATATTTACTTGCAAGTGTCCCACTCGAAAATTTTATAATGCTGATAGAATCCGGCTTTACATATCCTTCTACAATGCACTTACCTTCCATTTTTGCAGAAATTGTATTTTTTATTGTCGTTTCCACATTCGAACCAACTAGAATAAACGGAACAACAACCTTTGTTGTCAAAACCGTTTTTGAATATAATTCATTTTCTTCCACTTGGACAGATGATAATGATGATTTTTTTTGTATAAGTGACGACGACGACGATGATGATGACGATGACGACATTATATAGTATATATAATATACTCTATTATATATTCTTTATATTATCTATATTTTTTTCAATTTTTTTATTTATTATATTTTATTTAATTCATAATATTAAACGAATTAAATAAAATGAATTAAATTAAACAGAATACACAGCTTCGACCATATTAAGATTCCATCTTTTATCATTCAACTTGATATCATTGTAATAATGAAGAATAATTTCTTGCAATATGCAATATGTTATTTGAGTAAGATTTTGAGGTACTTCAACAGGTTGCTTAAAATTATACTGTTGTAATATGTCTTGGAGCGTGCGTTTTTTTGTTGGAGATGCGCTGCACACACTTCCTCGATTTTGATTTTCTTTAATTTTGAATGCAACGCCGTCTTTCACAGATTGCGAAAATCCCATAAATTGCGCAAAACTCGTTTTATCAATTTTAAATTTACTCGTCAAACCATTACGCTCATCACTTGTTAACTCGCTTTGGTTAAATGCGCCCCATTCGTCTACTTGATTTTTTTTATAATATATTGAAACGCCTTTTGATGCAGACGCAGACCCATCTTTCAAGGGAACAAATAAATATGCGCCAGAATCGCCTTGAATTTTTGTAACAAACTGGCTAAAATACTTTAATATATTCTTAGCGCATGTCGGTGCATAAACATCTGCTGCATACTTTGCTTCCTCATATGCTATCTTCGTTTTTAAACCAGCTTCGCCTTTTATCTTTTTTGAAATTTGTTCTATACGATTCAAATTTATTATGAGTGAATTCATTTCACTAAATGTTAACCGGTCCATGATGTGAATAAAAATATACGAATGTATTTCGTCCAAACCTATTACTCTTTCAATAACATTTATCATTTCATTACAATAAATATACCAAATTCTGTCTCTCGAAATCATGGGTATTGCACCTGAAATTAATGTCAACACAGGGTCTTGTGCATCCGCAATATCATTTTTGATTTTTTTACTCAATGATGTATTTATGGCTAAATTATATGCGTATGATATACTTGAAATAATATTTTTCACATTTTCATATTCTCCACTCGCATTTGATTCTTTTTCCTTTTCACCTCTTCTATCGCTTAGACCCACTTTTTCTAATACTTTCACATTTATTTTATCACGTTTGAAAGGTATTGGTGTGCTTCTTTCAAATATGCGAATCGTCTTATCATTTAATTCAACCGGCTGAAAAAGATAATAATCACCGATGTTTATTAAATTTCCGTATTTTCCATAATAATCAGAAATATATTCATTTTTATCATTTATCATTTGTGTGAGTGCAAAATTAATTTGTAGTTCCGAATATATTTTTATACGATTTATAAAATGAGTCAAATCTTCTTTGGTGTAATAATGCCTTTCTTTGAATGCAGATTTTACTATTCTGATAATATTTTCAACATTCATTAAAATAAATGTTTCATTAAATGTTCCCATTGTAACATCTTGTTCTTTTATTTTAGCGACAGGACTGCACGCGTATTGACAACTTTTCATATAGTCGCACGTGGATGTAAATGGCTTGTCACCTATTCTATAATCAATATTACCTCCCGTAGACAATGTCAACTCTATTTTGGTATCAATATTTTGTTCTGTAAAGTTACCCTGATTTGTATTTAAAATGCAATCAACAGAAGATTCTTTCAGCACTCTGCTAACCACGCCCATTTTAACCGCTTTTGTTTCAGAAAACCGATACATTGCTAAATCTGCCGACTCTTTTCCTGTTCCCAAAATGCTTGCATGCAGAAAAATTTGAACATTTCTTTGGTTAAAGGGCAATTTTTTGTGACTGCACGTTCTTACTCCGCGACCTATAATTTGTTCGACTGCGCTCATATTGTACCACGGGTCCATTACGTGTATCTGACGAATATTTTTCAAATCAACTCCCTCCGACCCCGATTTTGAAATAATAACAACTTTACATTTTGAACCGTCGAAATTTTTATCAGAACGAAGTGCATTAATTTCAACGTCATTATTTGGAGAAATAGATTGTTTACCCGTTATTAATGCATATTTTAGCCCATTCGATTTTATAGAAGAAGCACTTGAAAACAATGATTTCGATGATGTATTTTCATTTTTATATCTTGTAAACCCCAGCTCCTCTAATGCAAGCGCCATTGGAATTACTCCGCTCTCGATAAAATAAGTGTAAATCAGAACAATCCCTTCGCAAAATGAACTTTTAGATGGCGATTTTTTGTTGTAACTTGAAACAATATTATCGCAGATGGATTTGATTTTCGAACTATACTCTCCAACATGCTCCGGTGAAAATATTCGAATCTTCGGATTTTTGTACGCATACTGACCTTTTTCTTTTCTCATAATATTTAACAACCCTCTCTCTCCATACGTGTATTCTAAATCTTCTTCATCGTTCTTGTACGGGTATGTCATATTCAATATTTGCCGAAATGAAATCAAATCATTTATGGTGTATCCTGAAAGCGCACTATTATCACTGATGTCTCCTATCGCGATATAGTCTTCCATATCCCCCCCATCCCCCTCACCACCCCCTCTTCCTCCTCCAACTTCCCCAACATTCCTCCTTCTTACTTCGTGCTCCTCCATTCTTCCCAGTTTTCTCTCGTACACATCATTTTGATGTTTTCCAACATCGGTAACATACACATCCACGTGTTCTAATCCAGGAACGGTTGTTTTACCGTTGAAGGTAACTTTAGGATAAGAAATGCTCCCTCTTGTTCTGTTTTCTCCATCATACACTTCTTGCTGTTTTAGTGCATTGCTTTTAGAAAATTGCGACGGGAAAATCCTGTATGGAAACGTGTACGGATTTTCACCTCTTACATATGACACATATCCAATAGATGCCTCTTTTAATAACTCTCTCCCCACTTGTTTCCCTTCAACAATTAAAAGATTATTATCAGAGTCAAACAAGTCTCTCGAATAAATACGAGGGCGTCTGTCATTGATTCGCATTAAATTTAAAAGCCAGACGATTTCTTTCGGGTCGTTAAACATTGGTGTCGCTGATAAAAACAATAACCGCAAATTTTCTGCATATTTTACAAGATTGATTAGATGAGCTGCGTCTTTATTATTAGATTTTAAATTATGAACTTCGTCAATAATTATTAACCTGTTGTTAAAATACTTTCTAAGCCTTTTTATTCCTTCACGACTTATTTTCATTTTTAATTCTTCTTCTTCTTCGCCTTCGTCTTCTTCTGCTTCGCTTAGTTCGTCTTCTTCTTCTTCTTCTTCCGCTTCGCTTAGTTCGTCTTCTTCTTCGTCTTCTTCTTCGTCTTCTTCTTCCGCTTCGCTTAGTTCGTCTTCTTCTTCGTCTTCTTCGCCTTCTCCTTCGCCTTCTTCTTCTTCGCCTTCTCCTTCGCCTTCGCTTAGTTCACCTTCTTCTTTACCTTCGACCCCTTTTTTAACGAGTTTAGATTTTTGTATAATTCCTTCTCCACTAATCAACATTTTTATAATGGATGAAAACTTTTGATATCCGAAAAATAAATATGATTTTTTTATTATTTTGTCAATCTGTTTTTTTATTTTTAATTTAATCTTTTCTTCCTCTAGCGCATTACCAACTTCATTATCAATGTCGAATAACTGTAAATTAATTTCTTTCAAATACTTATTTCCAGTACACCCGCTTATCGTCCACTTACCTGATTCATTCCGATGCAATTTACTAACGTCAAATAATTCTTTTTTGAAATTATTTTTTACATTTACACTTGAAATAACAATTATTTCTTGTTTTATTCCCATTTGATTCAAATAATCTCTCATATTTTCAGATATTCCAATGGCGGAACATGTTTTCCCAGAACCTAGACCATGATACAATAGTAAACTATTATACGGTGTTTGAAATGACATGAAATTTTTTACAAAATATTGATGTTGTTGCAATTCGTATGTTGCATTGCACATTTTATCAGCATGTTCTACAAGTTCTTTATTTCTGTATATTTTTTCAGTATTCATTGTATCATAGAATTCTTTTTTTTCTGATATTTTTATATTAAAATTTTCATCATTTAAATCGGGATAAAGAAAATCATTGTTTAATTTTTTATTTGGAATAATCTTTATTTTTTTTTTTACTGGCGGTAATACTTCTTCTATGTTATCAGTTATTATTTCTTCAACAGTATTTTCTGTCGCCCTTTTCGGATTTATTTTAATTTTCCTCATTTTCTTTTTTTTTAAAGCACACCGATTTTTTTCGGTTTTATAACACTCCTCATCATTCGTGGTCGCATTCGCATCCGGATTGTAAATACACCTTTCGGTTGCTTCATTGTATTTACAAAATGCTTCAGCCGCAGCAGTAGCAGCAACAACCGGACTTTGTTGTACTTCTTTTTCCTCCTGTAGTTCTGTCGCCTTTTTCGGATTTATTTTAATTTTCCTCATTTTCTTTTTTTTTGAAGCACACCGATTTTTTTCGGTTTTATAACACTCCTCATCATTCGTGGTCGCATTCGCATCCGGATTGTAAATACACCTTTCGGTTGCTTCATTGTATTTACAAAATGCTCCCTCTCTTCCCATCACTTCTTGTTGTTCTATTTGTTTTTGGGATAATTCACTTTCCATAATAAATGTTAAAAATATTGATTGATAAAACTAAAAATAATCTATAATATAATATAAACAAATAATATATTATAGATTTATACCCACTAATTGTATTTGATTTATAAAAACATGTTCAAACTATATCGCATATTACAAACTTATTCAAAGTATTATTCACACTTGTGATTATATTTTTTTTTTCAACATTATATGGTCGAATAGTGTCCATGCATTCCTTGTACGATAACCATTTCATATTTTTTACTTCCGATGTTTGATATTCATTTTTTTGAATGGTGTCTCTGCTCATGTATGATAAATAATATTTATTTTTATATGATTTTATGTTTGACCCGATAAATATTTCTTCGTATGGAATGACATTTTGTATCTGTTTCAAGCTAAATTTATCATATCCCGTTTCTTCTTCAAACTCTCTAAATCCGCAATCTAAATCTTTTTCTTGATGGTTCCTGCGCCCCTTTGGAAACCCCCATTCTGCCGTTTCCCATTTGGTTGTAGACGAAAAAACCAAAGTTTCTAAATTATATTTTACACCCGACGACATCTCAATTCCATTTTTAAGTTGTAAAAATTTATTTTTTGAAACCTGCTCTTCCCCTCTATACTGTATTCCAGAATACTCGCCCCATAATAATGACCATAGTTCATTAAATGGTTTCGTTAATATGTTATTTTTTTCATATACTGTCATTTCATCAATAATATTTTTAATATACTGACAATTATACAGTGAATATTTTCCGCGAATAAATTCAACATAACCAAAACTATCAGTTCTTTGAATCATCAAGTATTCATATTTATTTTCAGGTTTGCATTCACACTCACATTCACCTTTTTTATTTTCCTCTTTTATTTTTTCATATTCACTAGAGTTTCGAAATGCAATGACACCTATACTTGTAATGGGAACGCTGCAATTTGAATATATGTGACCACTTTTTCCACAGTTATTACAATAATTGCCGTTGCCGTTGCTGTTGCTGTTGCTGTTGCCATCATTAACGAATTTTTGCATGTTTATCTTAGCTCTTCTCTTAACTGTTTAAACTGTTCTTGGTTATTAGTTATATGTAAAATATGAAATCTTTTTATATTGTTTGAATACAAACACACAACATAAAAAAGATAAAAAAACGCACCAATTAGAAAAATATGACAAGTAAAACCAACACAACAAACAGTTTAGACTCCAACGTATGGGGTCCACACTATTGGTTTGTCTTACTTACAATGGCAACGTCCTATCCTAAACATCCAAATGATGTTACAAAAAAAAAATACTATGAATTTATTCAAAATTTACCGTTGTTTATGCCATCCAGCGCAATCGGCAATAATTTTAGTAAATTATTAGATGCATTTCCAGTTACTCCGTACCTCGACAGCAGAGATTCATTTATCAAGTGGGTTCACTTTATACACAATCGAATCAATGTTTCTCTAAATAAAGAAGAAATATCACTTCATAGTGCTTTAGAAATTTATTACAACAACTATAAACCCAAACACGTTATAGCGAGAGAAAAATATAAACATTGGCAAAAAGTTGTGTTTGTCATTATTGTAATGTTATTTTTGGGATTTATGAAATACAATACGAGTAAATCAAATTAATTTTTGAGGAGGGAGATGAATTTCATGACGACTTAAATATTTCTGTACCCAAGAACATACCTTGTCACGATAGGTTGGTTGGTCCACCATTTGAGCCTCCAACTGTCCATGTTTCAAAAGATAATTTTTGATATATTCATCAATTTGGTTATTCATTAAATGTTTTTGGTGGTATTATTATATAATAGTTATTTACAATATTTTTTTATTTCAATTTTTTATATTAATTTAATATTTGTATAAATATAGGCAAACCAAATATTGAATTAATATAAAAAAATTAAATAAATAAGAATCAAATCAAATGTCAATAACGAAAAAAAGAAAATATTCAATGAGCGGAGGCATCCCAATATATCCAGGAGGATTTAGTTGCGTATTCAAACCACAATTGAAATGTAAATCAAAAAATAAAATTAGAAAAAATAACACGCGAAGGAATAATTACGATAAGACGGGTATATCAAAATTGTTATTTAAACAATACGCAAGAATGGAGATGGACAACATTCATTTATTTTATAATGCTTTAAAGAGTATTCCAAAATCACACAAGTATTTTCTTTTTACAAAATCGAAACTTTGTTCGCCTGCAAAAATATCGAAGCGCGACCTGGAAGGATTTGACAACATGTGCACAAGTTTCACAAGTCACGAAGTAAATGAATCAAATATAAATGCGAATATTGATAGTCTACGGTTAATAAATATGCCGAATGCCGGTGTCTCAGTAAACGAGTGGCTGTTTGATACACGGCTTACAAGTGCGCGAATCATTCTTTTTAATAAATTAATGTCAGAACTGATTGTAAACGCGATTGTCCCAATGAATAAAATGGGTGTAATTCACAATGATATTAAAGAAGACAACATTCTCATTAGTCTCTCAAAAACAAACCCAAGACCCACCATCATTGACTGGGGAATATCGGGAATATCTACATCGCACGACCCCATTCCAGAAATAATTATGAACAGGTATATTTCCGTAGCAAATCCGTTTAGCAGCATCATTTTTAAATCCGATTTCATAATGAGTTATAGCGTGTTTCTACAAACGCACAATAATCCGTCATCTCCTTCATTTCAAAAGGAACTTTCCTCGTTTGCACTTTCGCAATATTTAAAATTCAAAGACATTGGGCACTACTCACATATTGAACAATTTTTTATCGCCGCATACACGTTTCAAAAAAAAATCATGGACATGAATCCGAACCCGAATGTTGATGAAGAAGCTTATGAAGCACAAATTATTGAACACACATACCACAAATATGCAGCCGCGTATATTGCGGACGTGTTATTCCATTTTACAGAATTTGACCAAGAGGCTGGAACCGGAACCGGAACCGGCAGATTTCAATACGCAAAATATTTTACTAAAGTTTATATATTTAATTGCGACATATGGGGGAGCATGTGTTGCTACAATGTATTTTTTTCAATAATAAAAGAACCCGAAATGCTCGCCGCAGATATAAATAAAACAAAGTATTTCAATTTTCTCACAAGACTTTTATCGATATTTACCACAATAATAATAGCAAACGGTGACAAAAAAATAAATGTTAAAAAATTAGTTACATCTCTTACGAATTCATTTCATTAACTAGAACGAGCGAACGAGTTTACACAAATTGAGCATAATATGATGAAGTGATAATAGAACTTTTGTCATGAGGCATGCCATCATCATCGTCGTCGTCGTTATTGAGTGATTCCGCACAAGGAACGCAAGATGAATTTCTAGCAGCAACAATGTCAACCGCATTATTTATAATATCATTGACAATTGTGTTCACAGTTGCGGACAAAACAGTTTTGTTTATCATTTCGTTTACAATTTCATCCACAGTCGCATTCATATTATTCATATTTTCATTATCGCTCAAGCCCACCTCAATTATTTTATTTGGAATTGGAACTGGTAGCGGAACTACTGATTGAACTACTACCGCCTTTCGCATTTTGATTATCACATAATCATCCTCGTCAAATTCAAACTTTTTTTTATTTGCATCTGCGACTATGTCATCGATTATTGTTTTTTGAAGTAAAACTTTTTCCTCTAAATATTCTTTTACTCCAGATGAGTAAGTTGCAGAATAATTCAATATACTATTTACAACATTTACCACATGATAAACACCTGCAGTCAAATAATATTGAGTGTAAAATAAATATTTATTTTCTTCTTTTTTTGTTTTCTCATCCTCTTTTTTCATATTTGTAATTTTCTAATTCTTATAGAAATCCTTTATTTGTTTTATTATAATTTTAACTTTATATAATAATAAAATAATAAATAAGAACAATTTGATGAAAAAAAGTATTCAAAAAAATATAAATTGAAAAAAAAATATATATATTTATTTTTTGTAGTTCCGAGATATTCAATATAACATGGAGGTTGTCGCCAAGGTGACGACGGGAGCAGCAGTAGCAGCAGCAAAATCAGGAGAAAAAGAAATAATGACAAAAAAACAGCTTGGAATGTTTCAAAGAGAGATGAATCAAGCACTCGGCAATAAACGCACCGATGAAATGCGCCGAATGGTCTACGACAATTCCGCTTTTATTGCGACCACGCATGAAAAAGGCATTATCACCATGACGTTGCGATTTGCAATTCAAGAGCGCGACGACGCTTTAATCGCATCATTGCTTGGTCGTCTTTCGATGAAGCGCGACTTTTTCGAATTGATGGTTTACAAAGGTGACCCAGTATACAGCGCGCAATTATTTGAAATGCACATTGATGTTGCCGTGTTGGAACCAAAAGATGTTCGGTTCATCATTGAAAACGGCCTGACATTTTTACTTCGTCACTTGGACGGCAAATTTCTGCATGATGCAGGCGGCACCAAATCCGAATTTGACAAGTCTTCGACTCTGCGTCGCTACTCGCTTCCAAATTGCGGTTACTACATTGAAAAAATCATGACGGTCGTTGAGAGAAACGTCATGAAAGCCATTGCTGAAGATGCAAACAAAAAAAAGAAAAGTCACCTTCCTCTTGAGGTTGTGAAAAAACTGCAAACAGATTTCGCCGCTTACGACATTATAGTTGACGGCGGAAGCGTTTTACACTCGCGAAATGGTGAGCCCAATCCAAACGACTTGCGCAAAATGATTGACTTATTGAAAGCGCGCGAGCATTCGCCACTTGTTGTCATTCACGCATCGCACACCAACGTCAAACTAAACCCGACATATGCCCCAGAGGTGAACAAAATCCTTCAACAAGCTGGTATCACTTTCATTACAACTCCGTCGGGTTTAAAGTTGAACGATGACCTCTTCATTCTGCTGGCATACTTGATTCGCACAAACCACGCGCTTGCTTGCAGCATTGTCACGCGCGACACATACACTGACCACATGGACACATTCAAAAACCCGCAAAAAAATGTGTCGGATGACTTTGGCAAGTATCTGGCAAATGATTTGATTTCATTCACGAATGATGCATTCGGTCGTATGCACGTGCCACCCACCCAAACAAAACCATTTTCCAATTGCATTCAAATTGTGGAGCCGCATGCATACATTCCGCTGTTGCCCACAACACCAAATATGCCATCCCCCCCCGAATTTAGTCAAATACTTTTATAGGTTTCCACAACATCGCTTGAAAGGGACATTAAGGGAACTCGGGTGCAAAGTGTTGCGCCCTAATTTTTTTTTCTTTTACATTATATATAATAATATTTATATAATGCCTGCCAAATCAAAATGTGTAAAACAGACCCAGAAAAAATACACGACAAGGTCATCTCCCCCCTTTCCTGCAAATGAATGTAAAAATAAAACAAAAAAAGGTAACAATGGAAAGTTTTTTAAATCAGCTGTAGACAAAAACGGTGTTTACAAGTGGATTGCGCTGAAAATTACAAACAAGACTAGACGTAAATAAATAAATAATATTATATTTATTATATATCACACTATGAAATTCAAATTCGAATTCATCATCTTTATTATAACCGCCGCATTGATTTTGAATACTTATTATGACGGAAAGTATTTTAAAATGGTGGAGACGGCAAACGCAAGAAAGTATATCAAAATGGCAACATTTGGATTCTTCGGATTATCCATGTATTTGTTTTTGAAAAAGAATCCGGCAAATTCTCAAACGATTATGCACCATGCGAATGAGTTGATTAAATATATGCCAATTAGCAGAGAATCGGCAGACATGCTGACCCCATTATTCGATATGACAAATAAACGCGCATTTTTCAGCGGTGATAATGGCAATAACGGGAATGAAGATGAAGCAGAAGATTGGTCCACAACATCTAAGCGACAACAATACAACATAAATAAAATGATGAGCTCAGGAGGAACTTCGGCGACAACAACAAATGGTTCCGGAATAAAAGCCACAAAACGAAGTGTAAGCGAATCAAAGAAAAAGTTTGTGGCTGCTCAACAGTCGTGGAAATGCGGCGACTGCAAACGACAACTGCCTAGTTGGTTTGAAGTAGACCATAAGATTCGCCTTGAAAATGGCGGTTCCAACGCAGTAGATAATTTAGTGGCATTGTGCCGAGACTGTCACGGTAAAAAAACAGCATTTGAAAATTTTTGATTGAATTATTTGTCATCTGTGTCATTGGTTTGTTGTGTGGGTTATTTTTAATTATATAATAAATAATATATATTATATATAGTATTTATTTTAATTTATTTTATTCAATGAACCCTGTCGGAGCAACAACATCCACAACATCCACAACATCCACAGTAATGAAGTTATTTCTACTAGTAACGGCATGCATTATTATAAATATTTTTTTATATTTAATAGAAGACAAGTGGATTGGTGGTGTATTTAGTGGTGCATGGTTACTTGCAATCGTATTGACTTACTTGTACAACAGAGGGTTTGATTTAAATATAACAAATTATAGTTTGACAACACTATTACAGAGATATTTTCTTCCAATAGTTACATATATAGTATGGTTTGGTGTCATTTATTGGTGGATAGCGGCACAAAATGACATAGACGAACCGAAAAATATAGAACATAGTCAACTTTCTAGAAATTTCGCAGTCGTTATCGGGTTATTAATTCCCGTTTTAGCGGGAGTAGTCACATATTATTCAACTTACAATAGACCAGGTGCAGGTTGGGCAATTTTAATTAGTATAGGTTTGCTAGTTCTTGGCTCCTATAGTTATTACATATACACATTGTGTGATGGTTGTAACAAAAATATTTCAGACTCTATTTGTTGGACGTGTGCTGCCAATGCAACATTTCTAGGTTTTATTCTAATCACCGGATTATTTATTTGGTTATCAACAAAAGATTTTGTGGGACCTAAAAAATGTATTCAATTTTTACCGAGAACTTTAATAACCAACCCAACATTGCCGCTCAGCATTTTTTCAATCGTTATTTATTTGATGATGTGGATTTCATTTGTCATTGTATCTTTTCGACATGACAAAAAATTAGGAGATGAAATGTCATCTGTTGTGAATAAAGCATTTACACAAATTGGAATACTCATGTTTTTTTTATTACTTTTTAAAGAAACAGAATATATGAGAAATAATATAATGTATATATTTAAACAACCCTTGTCTACAACCTTGTTACACGCATCAATCATAATAACATTTTTAGTATCTATTTCTTATACAACGACATACTTGAAATCTAATATTTACAAAAGCGATATTGGCGGCATTTGGTCATTGTATATAATACTATGGTTATTATTTACTCCGTATGTATATTCACTCTTATCGTCATCATTTGGAGAAGAGAATCGTTTTTTGAAGTTTCAAGCTTCTCTTGGTATAGTTACTGTCATCTTCATGATTGTCTTTATAACATATTTACATTTTTAATCATCATCGTAGTCAAGTCACATTCGATGGTGGCAACTGCATGTATTATTTTTAATGTTCTTTAGTTATTTAATATAATATATAATTATATATAATAATATTAAAGTATATACTTTTCTTTCTTGTCCATAATTCATATATTATAATGTCAGGTAAAGACGTAGTGGAGTCATTTAAAAATTTAAGGTCAAAAATAGGAACTGATATAACTACAAATAGTTTACAAATAATGCAAAAGATTTCACAAAATGCACAAAGTAAATATATAATATTTTTAATTTGCATTTTAATATTTTCTGTAATAATATATGGTTTTATTAATAGATTCATTGAAAATGAATGGTTATTTTCAGTCTTTCTAATTTTAATATTCGCATTTGCAGCCATGTTGCGATTTGTAGTAAATATACCAACTATTTATGTAATCATATTCCTATTAGTCTCCGTCACTGGTTTACTTTTTCTTCTTGTAAACAAGCTTGCAGGAATTGTCATGTCTATAATTGTCGGACTGTTACTGCTTCATTTGCTATACATTGTGGTCGTAAAGGGTGTAAATGTAACCGAATCCATCAATAACTTTTTTAGCGGCATGTCAATATCATCTGTAACAGATGCGTGGAACTCCATCACAAAAATCACCAACTTCTTATGCAGCTATTTCGTAAAGGGATTTTTGGTGCAACTTGTTTCAAAATCAATGCTTATCATTTTTCTCATGTATTTAGCTCTAGTTGTCTACATTTACACTAAACAACCGTACCAAATTGTGTCTGATAATAAATCAATTTTCTTGTGTATATTCTTATTCATCGGATTTGCACTTTTATCATTGCTTGTTATGGGATTTGAAGAATTTGTGCCTTTTATAACATCATTTTTGAAATACGCGACACTAATCGGAATTGTTCTTGGAATCATTCTTGCAATTTTGCATGTCTATAATAATGTTCCCATGATTGCAAACACGGTATTATTTGCCATAAATATCGCAATACTTGTTGGTATTTTTGCCATGATTGTCAAATTCATTGGCGCAGAAGCACCGGGTTATATAACCGGGCCGCCATCCTGGTCCGGTTTACTTTTCGAAATGCTCATTTATATACCTTGTTTGTTTTTAGACGCCGTTGAATTTTTTAAGACTGAATTGAAACTAGCGCAAACACAATGGACTTATTTTATTATCCTTGTTATTGAAATCATACTGATTGCATTACTGTTCATTCTTCCAAAAGCGTTTGATGCAGTCATTAATCACAATGGCGAAGTAATACTGGATAGCGTATTGCCTCTTAATAAAAAAAAAACATTGCAAGTTACAACCACAGATTCAAATAATAACCAGACATTATCTTTGACACCATCCCTAGCAGACAACGTTAAAACAAACCAGCCAATTTATAACTATGGATTATCTGCATGGTTTTATATTCACCCTCAACCTAAAAACACAAATTCAAGTTATACAACACCTCGCGGCGTAAGTATTCTTGACTTTTCAGGAGCTCCAACTATAAATTATGATGCAACTGATAATGTATTAAAAATTGTTGTTAGGGATAATAGTACAATTTCAGATGAGAATCAACCAAAAAGCAAAATTCCTTTGCAAAGATGGAATCATTTATTTATAAACTTCAATAATGGTATGATGGACGTGTTTCTAAATAATAATTTGGAAACTTCAGTGCCAAAAGTGCTTCCCCCACTTATAACAAGTTTGACTGTGGGAACAAATAAGGGAATATATGGACAAGCATGCAACGTTGTATATTATCGAACTGTTTTAGGAAGTGATTCAATATCGTGGATATACAACACACATAAACACCTAAATCCGCCGACATCTCCAAACTTTTAATAATACTCTAATAATACTCTTTTTTAATATTTTAGGAATATAAATATCTCTATTATCTATTCTATCTCTTATCTCTTGTTTAATTATATAATTTATGAAAATAAATTCAACAAGAGAGATAAAGAGAGGGTTTCCTAAAAATAAAAAATAATTATTTTTTTTTAAAATAATTATTATATTAATATCTAATACACATTATATAGGTCATTTCATTTCATAATACAAAAATACACGAATGGATATTTCTTGGACTACGATTATTGTAGTAATACTTTTAATTATAATTGGTTATTTTATTTGGAGAACAGTATCATCTTCATCTTCAAATTCGACTGGTACAACAAAATTAAACAATACAACTACGCTTAAAACGCTTACCCCAACGACTTCGTTTACATTTTCAACTTGGATTGCTATAGATACTTGGGGCGGTGGTGGTAATAATATTATAAAGACAACTGAAAGTACACCTGACTTTTCTTTAACTTTAGGAACCAATACAAATGACCTAATCCTTAAAATTGGAACCACCAATACCACAATAAGTAATATAGTGCCGCTTCAGACGTGGGCATCAATCATTGTATCTGTAAATAATGGAAACTCGGCGGATATTTATGTCAACGGCAAGCTTGTTAGAACAGTTGCTTTAACTAAAACCTATAATTTGACTGCTGGAAGTGTTACTGTGGGAGGTAGTTCAACTGGTTCTACCGGTTATATATCCACAACATTCGATAAAAACTCAATTGGACCGCAAGAAGCCTGGAACATTTATTCTAGTGGATATGGAAGTGGAAACGGAGTTAGTGATTTTTTTAATAAATACAAACTTCGATTCGCCTTTGTGAAAGACAATGTGGAGTTATCTCGTCTTGACATTTAGAAAGAGAACCAAAGAGAACCTACGGTTCTCCTTTAACCTCTCCCTTTAAGAAGGAGGGGGTCGTAGGGGGGTGCTTGTCGCCCCCTACATGGAGGGGGTCGTAGGGGGGTGCTTGTCGCCCCCTACATTTGTTTATTAATTATAATTATAATTTAATTATAATTATAATTATATTATATACAAAAAAATAAAACCTAGTAATGTTATTTTATGGAAAAGAAATAGACATATTTTATATTATTTTACTTGTCATTTTCATTCTTGTTGTATATATTTTAATTTCATACTACATGCAACAAAAACAAAGCATTGCGCTAACAACATCTTCCCAGCCTATTATTGACACAACAAGTACAACTCCAATTCCTCTTTATTTAAAAAAGGATTCAAAAGAAACATTAAAGAGAGGCGCATTCGCAATATCACTTTGGTTAAATATAGATTCGTGGGTGCAGGTGCCGCTGGCGACAGATAAAAGTTTTAACATATTAACGATGAATAATACACCAAATAACCAAATATTTAGATTATACATTGACAACACTTGCAATTTGTCTATGAATTCAACCTTTTTAAAAAATGATTTGAACATATTAGGTAATTATCGAATAACGGGTGGCGGTGACAATGACGGTAACAATGTGAACATTGGTGCTGGTAACAATACATTTCAAGTTAGTGGTGCAGGTAAACAATTCAATGACGGGAATACTTTAACCTATACTATTCCTAGTGGTTCGTATAATGCGGATACCCTTACAAAAATGATTCAGAATGTTATGAACTCGGAAGGTAAATGGACAGCCACCCCTGCCATCCCTGCTGCTCCTCCTAATTTCTATATACAAAAGAATGTAACAACAGATAACTATGAATTTGGCTTCAATTATGCGCCTAATGATGAATCACGGAACTTGACAATTACGCTTGTTGGAAATAAAGATGGTGTAGGTGTACCCTTTGATAGCCGTCTTATCTTTGGAGTTACTACTTCGCAGACTACTTTTACAATCTTCAAAAAACCAGCAGCACACACATTTAACCCAATTGTGAATGGGAATGCGACGTCTGTATTGCCAATAAATGAACCAGTGAATGTAATTTTAAATTACAATGGCGATGATGACTATAACGAAGCTAAAAATCAGTTTTTTACAGCAAACGATGGAACTAAAATAGAAATATATAACACAAATACTGGATTTGCCGATAGTAATCGCGCTTTAGATGTATTTATTAATGGCAGGTTGAATAACACAATTATTTTGAATACTTCATTAACTAAGAATGATAAAGGTACAGGTACACCAAATTGTAAAGCCAGTTGTGTCTCATATAATGACGCATCCATGAATTATTTTATTGATGATAATATTCAATTTTTGATTGGCAGCGTCTCAACTGTAACACCTGTAACACCCGGACCCGTTGGAACGATTTCGAATGTCACTTTTATCAAAGATGGGTGTTCAGTTCAAGACGCGCAAAGTATATACGACAGCGGAAATTCGAGCAACATCTTAGATAATCTTTTTTCATATAAACTTCAATTTAGTTTACTCGAAGATGATAAAAAAGTCAAAACGGTTGAGTTCCTCTAAAAAACATCACAGCATGCCAGCCGTTTATTTTCACGATATTTACTCAAGTGTATAAAACCGTCAAGCGGATAATTTCTATTTTTTACAAAATAGTTACTCGACGCATTTGTTCCCTGAAAATTGCCAGCATTCGCCATTGTTGCTCCGTATGCCGAATAAAATGAAAACCCGTTGCTCGTAATAGTGTCTGCTTTCAATTTTTGAAGGCGCGTGCTTCCCGAAACTGCACCTTGTTGCGCAAACTGTGTGTTATTTGGCTTGTATATTGTGCTGCAATAGCTGTTGGCGGGTTGATTTAGCGCATTATTGTTATACGTTTTAGGATTTGAACAATTTTTCGATTGATAAACTTGCGGGCCATTCGGCTCATTCGTCGGGTATAAAAATTCAAACGGAATATTATCATTTACACTTGGATAATAGACGCCATCTGCTTTTTTCGTTGTTGAGAGTCGTTGAGCTGCTGTTCTGCATCTAGACTGTAAATAGCCAGACGTGGTTTCATAATAGGATTGTTTAAACGTGCAAATACCCGATTTAATTCGATTATTTTCGGGATTGCAGGCAATGCACGCCGTATCATAAACACCGGTAATTATTTCATAACTTTCATCGACATTTACTTGATATTGGTCTGGAATCTCTTGAGCAATCGGAGTTATCGGGGTAACATACAAAATATCCGGAACTGTTGGTTTATTGTTCTTATAAACAATGTCATTAATTGTTGGAGTTCCTGGAATGTCGGGAAAGATTTCCATAATAATTGGAATGCTAACAAAATATGTTGGAACAGATACTACACCATTATTTTGAATTTTATATCCATTATTGAAATTATTTTCCGTATAGGCATCTGCTATTTGAAATGAATTCCCACCCGTCTCAATGCACTCGCAGGATTCTGCATTTGTTTTGTATACGGTTGAACCGGGTGTATCCATCAGTCGCACCGTTGCCATTCGTTTTTGGCTAGAGTTGTCTGTTGACGAATTTGTGGGAACTAGCTGTCTGCGCCAATGCTTCAGCGGGCGCGCTTTAAAATCTGGTCCTATAAAATCGCCCTGATTTATATTGGGTGGAACACCATTTGCATTCGGACGATGCATGCCTGGAATCACGTTGAATGCAGTATCGACTTTTGTTGCATAGTGCGGCTGTCGCGTAGTCGTTAAAGTATTTGAACTTCTAAAATTTTGTGGATTATTTATTTTTGGAGTATTTGTAGTCATTGTTTATTATTTATTTTTATTGTTGTAACTATAATAATTAATTATTATTATTATTATATATTATTTTATTTTTTTATAACAACTTCCAATTGCGAAATAGTGTATGGGCTTTGTATAAGGTACACTTCGTCATCATCTGGGCAAATTTTATACAATGAACAGTCTGCGTACTTTATTTTCATTTGCTTCGTAGTTTCAGTGTCCTTTTTTCGCCTTGACCCTTCTTCTGCTTCTCCCTCTTCTCCCTCTCCTTCTTCTGCTTTGTCATCTTCTTGGTAATCAGGATTAAATTGAAGAGAAGTTTGGTATGTTTCGAGAATGTTATGAATAATATCAAGCTTTTTCAAAGGGTCCGGATTTTGATTCATAATTTCTTGTTGTTTTTCAATGTTTACTAATATAGCCTGAATATCATCGCGAATGCGAATTAGCTGCACGTGTCGTTCTTTATTATTTACAACATTTTCATAATCAGAAACATATTTTTTATATATTTCAAGTTGCTTATTAAATTCAGGAATTTTTACAGTAATTTCGGCAAGAGCTTCATCTTCTGATTTATAATTGAATAATAAATCCAGTTTCAAATTTATAATTTTTTCCTTCATTTCTTCCACTTTTTTGAACTGTGTTTCTATCAAATCATGAAGGTTGTGCGTATTTCCCAGCTTGAATCCACGACTTTTTTTTATCTTTTGCATTTTTAATAAAATAGACTTGATGGTTGCTGATTCTGAAATTTCTTCCTTGATTGCAAGCCTTTTTTTTTCATTTGTCGAGTCTATAAATTTGGTTTTTTTGTATAAATTATTAATTATTTTTTTTCTTTCTTCAAAATAATCTTGTTTGAGTCTGAAGTAGTTTATCATTTTTTCATCATTTGATTCTTCTGATTCACTGGCCATATTCAATTAATTTTACACAATATTATATAATTTTATACAATATTATATAATTTTACACAATATTATATTATATAGATTAAATAAATCAAGGGTAATACTATCATACTATGGTAAATAAAGAGTAGGCGTAGTTTTACATTTCTTACCAGAATATGAATTACAATTTAATAAAGAACTCTTTGGATTAAATCCTTTTAAATTTAATTTATTTATTAGTTTATTTTTATTGGAATAACCTTTTATTTTAAAAGGGTCGAACCCCTTTCCGTAAACAACATAACAACGTTCTTCAAGAAGCATATTATACAAAATAATAATATAATTTTATACAATATTATATTATACAAGTTCAAATAAATTAAAGCGGGCTACAAAGGACAATGCGTCCCTTAGGCAAGGGATTATAAGGGACGGCACGTCCCTTACCATGAAGGCAAATCTGTAATTAAACTTGCATGCGTTACACCACCTTTTTGCCGGTCCATTTTTATTGTTGCAGACACATTGTTTAGTTTTGTTAAAATGTATTGTTTTTCTTCTTGTTTCTTTCTTTCTTTTTCTTCAGGAGTAAGTTTCCCCTTGTACTTGAAATATAAAATCCCTCCTAAAAGTATGGAAAATAATGCAAACATTGATACATTAAATACAGTGTTATAGTGATGTGATTTTATTTGATGACAACCTTTCAAGACACCGCTAATAAATGATTTTACACCCGGTTCAGTTAAAAATGGTTTCTCGTCTTGACCTGGTCCGTGACCATGACCCATTCTAAAAAAATTCATCAACTCTTATCTATGTGTATCGTATTTTACGGTTTACTTGTATATTTTTATTTTTTTTTTATTTTTATAAAAGACGAGAGATAATTTCATATTAATTTTATACACAGTAATTAATATAAAATTTAATATATTGATAATACAAATATATTGCAATTTTTTTAATATTACTAAATAAATAAAAAATGTCTTCTCAAACAACAACAACAACAACAACACAGCCGGCGGTGGACTCTTCAAAGGCCGTACCTTCAAAAGCGGCAACTGCTGATGTCATTGACCCAGCCACCTCCATTTTTGTTTACATTGGATTAACAGTTCTGTATTTCACAATGAAGTACATGATGCCAGAAAAGGCAACCGCTTTATTTGTTATTTATTTCATTTTAGTACTTATAAGTCAATTTATTTTGAATATATATTTAGCCAAACAATTATGTAACAGTCCTTCGAATGTTGGAACCGCAGCTGTTGCAACAATTATTCCATGGATTCTTATTTTCGGTTTACTCAATTTATTACTCACAATGTTTCCTGGTTGGCTTGCCGCCTTTTCAAATACTATTGGCTATGCTGTCGCAAGTGTCGTCGGCGTGTCGTCACTTTTTACAGAAAAATTGCTAAATGTTGGGAATCCGCCAAATCGAGATGCATTAAAGGTCATTCAAAATATACTTAACGACCCGTCTACAATTATCAACACGCTTAATGATGAAAATATAAAAGATTTTTGGAATAAAAGCGTAAGTCCTGGTGTGAATTTATTTAAATCCGACCTTAAACCAATCGATGATGAAAAAGCTGATAACAATCCATTGTTTTATGAACTTAAAAAATACATTATGCTGAAAAACCTTGTTTCTTATTTTATTTGGTATTTGCTGACGGGAATCCTAATCACATCGATTAGTTACAACTACATGCTCACAGTTCCGTGTGTGCAAACACCCAAACAAGCGCGAATAGCGGCTGCTCAATTTTTGGCAGATAAAAATAAAGCGCAACAGTCTGCAGAAGCCGCCAAATCAAACGCCCCCGTATATAAAACTGATGGGAAATAACAGGGGACCCTCAGGGGAACCCATGTTCCCCTCTGACCCCATATATAAAAATTAAATACTGAACCACTTTGTAGAAATAATTATATTCGCATTTATTTCAGTATCAATTAAATAAGAATTGTAAACCGACATGAAATACTTTTCAAACCATCGTTTGCTAATGATATTATATTCTTTATCAAATGCATATTTGCAATAACACTGATAGATTGCGTACAATGACTGACTCGCGTTTGCGCTCTCCATCTTCGACTCCTTGTATTTTTTTATAAATTCCTCAATTTCCCCTCTTTTATTCCAAATGTTTGACCTGCATCCCACATGAATCAAATACTTGTCATCTTCTATAATAATGTCCGGGTAAAAATGTTTTATTAACCCCAGTAACATTTTATCCGTTACATTATTGTGCAACAGCGTCGTCGCAGACCGCTTAATTGATTTGTTGAATAATGACAACAACTCATCCAATTCTAGTTCATATTCTTCTTCCGCTTCTTCTTCCGCTTCTGCATTATTAAAATCTATAATATGAGTATTCCAAAATGTCATGAAACTGCAAACAAATGGCAAATGTTTACTTGTTCTATTTTTTATAACCGTATTTTCAACATCATCTGGCAACTGCAGTGCATCTAATGACAAGTTCAATTCTTCGCAGTGTGTTGATAACAGTTGTTGGAGAGAATGATTAAAAAAGATATTCGGAATATTCTCTTCTTCAATAAATATTTTCCATAAATATGACATATTTTTACACGTTATATTATAACCAGGACACTCTTCGGTGGTCGCATGAATGAACCGTGCAATTATTTCAAGGTTGGTATTGTGTTTCAAATATAGGGCGTGATTTATTACAGAGTAGTCATTACAATACTTATCCAAAAACAAATCGGCAGACACATATCGCGTTGAGTAATGAGATGCGACGCAAAATAAATCAATAATGTGAGGAATAATATACGATTTAAAATAATCATTGTAAGCATTTGATAGTTCGCAGACATTTACAAGTCGACAATCTTCGTTTGCGTGTTCATAGTATTTAAACTTGAAATGCGTTAATAAATTTATTCCAAAATATTTATAACATTCCTGATTTAATTCTTTTATAAATGGAATAAAAGTTTTTGAATTAATAAAATAATGAAGTGAGTTTTTTTTATGTAGAATGTCCCCCACCACTGTAAGAAAGTATTTCACTGCATCTTTATTGTAAAATAACGCAGGTGTGAGAAACCGTATAACATTTTGAATAGTTTCAGACTCTGGTATTGATTTTAGTATATTGTTATTCTCTCGAATTCGTTTTATAATTTGTATTTTTATTTTATACTTCCACGGCAACAAGTCTTTGTGACTTGCCGTAATCGTTGTTAAAATGGAATGTTGAATGTTGTCCTCTTTTATAACTTCGTATGTTTTATCATCGGAATAAATAAAAAATAACTCGGTTCCAGAATTATAAAAATATCGTGTTTTTGCAAGAAATTCTTCAATAAATTCATCCGATTTTTCTTCTAGCGACTTTTTTCTCTCTTCTCTCTGTTTACACTGCTGAACAGTATTTTCAAGAATTGTCGGCAACGCATCCATAATGTGATGAATCAACTTTTGTTGAACATTTGGCAAATTTGTGTACTTGTTATACAGCGTTGTAACCATGTTGACAGCTTCCGCAATGTCGGCGCCATCATATTGATGTGTTGCAGCAACTTCGTCCTGATTTGTCATGCAAATGAAATAAATATAAATATATTGCGGTGCGTATATTTATATTTCTATATATTTCTATATGTGTTTAAATAAACTATCATATTAATTATTAATTTTTAGTAAAAATTAATAATAAAAGTGTAAAATATAAGCATTAAATGCCGTATCCAGTTCCCGAGAATCCTATATATTTAGTTAGAGGAAATAAGATTTTAACAAGACACAAACAACGTAATGCGTATAAAGCCAAAGCCGTGACAAAAATTCCAGAAAAACAAATTGATAACAAGGTAGTTTCTGATAATGCAATAAAGACCCCACCGGTTTTAGACAGGGGTCATTTTGAAATAGAAAAAAAACACTATGATAATCACATTAGTTTGACAAGTTATTCAAACTCATTATTATCAAATACTGTAAACCAAAATGATGTACAACAAATAGAATTCACAATAGATTCTCGTATAAATATATGGAATCAAAAAAAAACAGCTAGTTGTTCTGCTCATGCAACTTGTTTTCTTTACACATACATTATGGTATTCAAAGGTGTAGATTTTTCAGAGTTCGCACAATGTGATTCAGATTTACAATGCTTAGGTAATACATTTCTCAACGGTCCAGCATTTAACAGTACACTTCGTCCTCTTACTTTAAAAACAGGATATGATATGTGGTTAAATCCTGGTAATGATTGGTTTCGTGTCGGTTATGATGACATAGATAGTTATTTTAGTCGTTTATTTGGAATGTGGGCGGCATATTACACGCCACTTGGTTCTTATGACTACAATATTCAAATCACATCCAGTCCACCTCCGCCAGCAGTGTTGGAAGGAACAGCGATTATAAGCGCTTTAGTAGGATTACAAACATGGGGGTGTGTTCCGTTGTTAGGCACGGTAGACGACACCCCGCCATCTGCTAGTATAGGGTTTACATTTAAGCAATTCAGCGAGAATTTTTCAGACACAATAATAAACACGACTACCGCTGCATTCAATGGACCTATTGAACGATCCACAATTGATAATTTAACGAAAAATGACTTGGATAGTAAAGTAACTGCTTTTAATGCAGGCTTCAATCCATATTGGGATATACAAAAAAAAAATAATTTTAAAATTGTCACAGTTCCACAAGAACCAAGTGTAATTATTTCAGTATTGAACCAAGGATATCCTGTTACTGTTAGTATGACAATAATTAACTTAGATTTAGATGGCGCCTTCGGAATTCCTTTAGTCACACAAGATGGATTAAATAATGTTTTACAATACACGGACAAATCTCAAACCCAAAATAATATCCCACTTTCCACTCACGCAGTTGTTGCAACAGGTTATACGAATAAAACCACTAGTGGTAACTATTATATAAGAATAAGAAATTCATGGTCAAATACATTTGGAGATAATGGTTACTTTAATATGCCAATGTCATTTTTTATTAATCCTGAATATTGTACAGGATTATATACAATTGCATTATCAGGCATTGATGTTATAAATATTCCGGGTGTTATAACAACGCCAACAACCACAACCGTTTATGATTGGCGAAATCTTAAAATCGGACAGACAAGAGTATTTACTACAAATAATGGGTCATTGTATAAAATAAACGATAGCATACTCATATTCTACTCAGTGAAAGACAGTATAACTGGTGAGATTACAGGTATCAATGGAAATGATATAACGATTTCAATAACTGCATTTACAAGCAACGCCGCATATACTACATTATACACACTTGTAGTTATACCGCCAGACACTGCAATAGCAGGATCGCAGACGGATATTATGTTTACTCTAGGCGGAAGTCTAGGTGTAAACTCGATTATTACAGGAGGAGAGTGTTATTTATATTCAGTATACGACGACACCACAACCCACCCCGTACAAATCAATATTGGGGCGGGGGGACGACCAGTTTTTTCGACGGATCCGGAATCTCCAATCGAAACTCAACTATATCAAGTTCCGCCTACTCAGCGAACTGCTTTCACACTTGTGGAAGGTTGCTTTGTTGAGAAAACAGAAACCCCCCAAATTCACGCAATATCTATTACACCTGGTATTAGTATTGAGTGGGGATTTCAAAGTGCAAGTTTTTCTAATTTTGCTGGGGTAATAAGCGGATACACGCTTCCATATGCAGTGGGGGTTATTTCTATTATTTCGTCGTCATAATTCGCGTACCTACATTCAGGAAGATATTCTTCTTTTAATTTGATTTTTAGATAAAAGGAGATGGTTTCTAATACTTTTTATTTATTAATTATTAATTTTTAGTAAAAATTAATAATAAAAGTGTAAAATATAAGCATTAAATGCCACCACTTCCCGAGAATCGTTTATTTTTAGTTAGAGGAAATACAACTTTAACAAGACACAAACAACGTAATGCGTATAAAGCCGTCACAAAAATTCCAGAAAAAATATCGGTTGAATTGGACACTTCAAAATTCGACTTGGTAAGAGCAGCAGAACTTATGAGATTGTCTAATTTTTCTTATGATTTGTATGATGAATTCAAGGATGGTAAGATATGGGAAATACCTGCCCCTTTTGATAAATATTTTTACAAGAATCCTATAACAGTTATTTATGCACCATCTGAAAAAGTGGACAGCGCATATGGTGAATCTAATACTGGTCCCATTTCAATACCTATTCCATTGGGTTTTATTACCGAAAGCATTTCATCTAACGACGTTTACATATCTTGGCGCGGAACTATGACTATTTACGAATGGATACAAGATGCTACATTTGAGCAAGTGCCGTGTTCTTTTCTACCATCGCCGCAAAACGAAATGGTGCATAAAGGCTTTCTTACGCTCTACACCAGTGCCAGTGCCGCTCACCCATCTCCACAGAATGCCGTAAAAAATTATCTTAATGGTTTAACAGACAAACATAAAAAAAGAGTTTGGATAACTGGTCACAGTTTAGGAGGAGCTATGTCTATGTTGAATACTTGTGATATATTAGCAAATATTCCTGGATTCAAATCGGTAATAAATTATAACTTTGCGTGTCCCAGAGTAGGTGATGTGGATTTTGTAAAAACTTTTAATTCTAAAATATTAATTAATGGAAAACCAAGTAGCTGGCGCATACCGAATGATGGTTATGACATTGTCACCATGTTGCCTCCAGAAGTACTGGGATATAAACACGTAGATGAACTTTATTCTATTACTTTCGGTAATAAACTGTCTGTTCCTCCGACTATTTCTGAGATATCAAAAAACCACGATAGTTCAACATATTTTATTAGACTTACACAACTATTGAAGGAAAATGGTTTTACTGCGAAGCAGCTGAAAGACATTTATTTCAGTTACGCCGAGCTTGTGGCTGCGGGATACACAATAAGCGAGCTTATAGATGCCGGATTCATTGTAATTTAATATTGATTTTTTACATCACATTGATGCAACCCTAAAAACATTTTAAACCTGTGATTTAAATTATATACATGTGTTTCAAGGTTCAACAAATCCGATGAAATATCAAATGTCCTCAAATAATAAAAATATTTTTCATTGTGCGTCTTTATCTTTTTTAAAATTGCATCCAACTCATTATGCAATTTCGTGCACATGTCATGAATGCCCGTCAACGCTTTATGTATGCTTGTTTTTTCATGAACCGTTTCTGGTAATTCTGAAATATAACTTTCAATTACTTCCAACTTATAAATAATATCCAATTTTTCAATCTTTGATTTAATGTATGTCTCTCCGTACATGTATTCTGATAAAACTTCATATATTTTTGAATTTGTAGCGCCAATGGAGCGCAACACCGCATCCCTTTGTAATAAACTCGCAACAATCAATGCCATTATAGAAATATATATATAAAATATATGTTATATAAAAGTATAAATATAAATTTATATACTTTTATATAATTAACTTTATACAATTCATTCATTTTCAAAATGTTTCAAGTGAAAAAACTAGTTTCGCACGCAGTTGTACCTAAAAGAGCCACCGAAGGCAGCGCCGGACTGGACATTAGTTCATCCGTTGATGCAACCGTTCCGCCTGGAAAATGGTGCGCTGTCGCCACTGGCATTTCCATCATGGTGCCAAAAGACTGTTATGCAAGAATTGCTCCGAGAAGCGGGTTAACGTTCAAATATGGAATACAGGTTGGCGCCGGAGTCGTTGACAGCGACTATACGGGCGAAATAAAAGTTATTTTGTTTAATCACGGGGCATACGATTTTACGATAAAAACTGGCGACAGAATTGCACAATTAATTTTTGAGAGAATATTCACAAATGAATTGCAAGAAGTCGAAGAGTTGGTAAAAACAGAAAGAGGAGCAGGAGGGTTTGGTAGCACGGGAAATTAACCGATTCAAAACATTCGAAACATTCAAAACATTGGAAACATAAACAAATTATTTTTTATGATGAAACAAATTATCAACTGATATTTTATAAGCCAACGTTCTATTACTATATTTCTGTTGTTTATATTGGTCCTTTAAAACAAATAAATTATTGCAAGTATTATACAGCATTTTTGTCAACCGTTCTTCGACTAAATCTAAGCTCCAATGGTCATTTGAGTTATTTTGCACCCATTCAAAATAACTTACAACCACACCTCCGCTATTGCAGAGCACGTCAGGTATTACCTCAACGTTTCTTTCAAGCAGCACTGCGTCGGCATCGGCAGTTGTCGGTCCATTTGCACCTTCTGCAACAAGCCTGCAACGAGAATCGATGTTTTGGGCAATATCTTTTGTTATTTGCAGCTCTTTTGCGGCTGGAACTATAATGTCACATTTTATTTTCCAAAAATCCGGTTCGCTTATTTTATCTACGCATTCAAATAGAGGCGACGTCTCCAAATTATATAATCCTCGATTATCAGCGTTGTATTTTTTCAACAATTCAATGTCAATGCCACCTAACGCTTGATTAAACTTATAATACCCCGTGTGGTCGCCAACTGCTAAGCACGTGTAACCAAACTTGTTCAAAAAATGCATTGTCCAAATGCCGACATTTCCGAAACCTTGCACAATGTATGTTTTCAACGGAAAATCAATAAAATCCTTATGATGTTTATTCCAATAATCAATTGTTAATGCAACACCCAATCCGGTAGAATGGTTTCGTCCCAGCGACCCTCCGCAATCCACACTTTTACCCGTAAAACAGCCTAGATTTAATTTGTTCGCGTCATTGCTCAATTCTTGATATTTTGAAACCATCCAATCCATTGTTTGACTCGACGTTCCGATGTCCGGTGCCGGTATATCAAGAGTCGGACCAATGTTTGTATAAATAGCGTCACAAAATGCTTTCGAAATACTCCTATTTTCATCTTCTGAATATTTTCTTGGATTATACATGACACCCCCCTTTGCCCCGCCAAACGGTAACTTGTGAAGCGCGCATTTTATTGTCATCCAAAATGCCAGCGCTTTACACTCTTCCATGTGGACCTCTTCGCTAAAACGCAATCCGCCTTTATACGGACCCAACCAATTATTATGTTGAACACGATACCCGGTAAATATTTCAACCCGTTTATCATCTAATACAACTGGAAAATTTACAATAATTTCCTTATTATTCACATTGAGGCATTTCAAGAAAGCGGCATCGTAATTGAAAGTTTTGAAAACGGATTCCAACTGTGAATGAAACAATTCTGAAATTTCACTCTTATCCATGTTACTATAATTTATATAATATATGTAATATTTTTCTAATACTATTTTTTCAATATTTATAATTAATATTAATTATAACATTATATAATTGTATTTATTGTACATCAATTATGTTTTCATAACGAAGAATCATAAATAGCGTCAACCAATCCATATTGAATGCATGTCTGTGGATTAAGCCAAATATCGTGTTTTAATAATTCAGTCAATTCTTTTTTTGATATTTTTGTGTATTCACCATATAGTCGTTTAATTTGTTTCATCAATTCATTCAAATGTTTATATTCATCTTCAATTTCGCTCATTTTCCCCCACATGCTACTACTCAATTGATGAATAAGCATGTGAGCATTCTTACCTATAAATCGCTTAGTGCAAACCACGCTAATGATAGTTCCTGCAGATGCAGCGCAGCCTTCAATGATGGAATAAACGGGAACACGCAAATTTTTTATCGCATCCACTGCGGCATACGCATCGTAAAGCGAACCGCCAAATGAGTTAATGTGAAGGTAAATAGGAATATTCTTCACATTCAAATCAAACGACATTGTATGAACAAACTTTTCTGCTTCTCTCAAAAGGATATTTAATTTAAATATAGATTCGCGAGAAACTTCGCTATAAAAGTATACATGATTATTTTCCCGAACAATCTTTGATTCTTCATCATCATTGTCACTGTCACCACTGTCGTGACCAGTGTGTTTCGGATTTGCTTTTTTTTTCGTAGATGATGTGTCTTTGAGCATTTTTAGTAAAGTTATATTCCTCATAAATTATTGTATGTATATAAAATATCAATAAACCTCTATATAGGTTTATTTTCGATAATCATCGTGTTCAAATCAGATAAAAAAACATAATTTTACATCTTATCTTATATTATATTCTTTTTACATCTAGACTCGTGGGATTTTTACTCCCAGAACACTTTGTATTTTATTCACGTGTGTGGCATTATAGACACACGTTCCTTTTTCAACGTCTGAAATAATTGAAACATCAAAATTGCATTTTTGTGCTAGTTCCTTTTGCGTCATTTTTTTTTCGCGTCTTGCAAGACTAACAGCCAAAGAAGTATTCTTTGAAACATATTTTGTTTTTTTCACATCATCGTCCGATGCGGCTGCATAAATGCCAACGGATGCCAGTGACGATGAAGTCGTTGCCGGTACATTCGACGATTTTGCTGCTGCTGCTGCTGGTTTTTTATTAAACACAACGGGTTCCCAATCTTGATGTGACTGTTGTTGCGGCTTTGACATGTTTACAACTTGATTTGATTGTCTTGATTGTCTTGATTGTATTTTGATTATTTTATTGTTCATGTATAAAATAATCAATTTTATAAATAAATTAATAAATAAATAAATAAATAAATAAATTAATAAATAAATTAATAAATAAATAAATAAATAAAAATAATATTCAACTAGATTCTAAGAATCAATCAATTCAAACAAATAAAACATTTTATTTATCAAGAAATAAGGGAAATTTTTATCGATTAATTCATCTTGACTCATGGTTCCAAACCATATACTTGTGAAAAAAGGAACATAACACACGGCGTCATAAATGTCTCTATTATATTCTTCAATGGAATAATTGACTACCCCATATTCTATCAATTTGCAATAGTAATACTGTTTTATCAAATTGAAATTCATCGAAATTCTAGAAATGTCAAAACTTTCAATAATAAAAAAAATAATATCTTGAACACCCTTTCCTATCGCACAATGCTGCCAATCGATAAAATAAGGCTCAAAATTATTTTCAACATCATAAAAAATGTTTGGAGATTTAATATCTCCATGAATAAATGTGAGATTTTTGCCAAACGAAAATGACTGTTGAATCATTGAAAAATTATTTTTTATTTCGTGACATTTAACTAAATCTTTTTCAAGTAAAATATGCGACCACTTGCTTATAAATGTGTCGAATCTTTCATCGATAAATTCTTTGAAAAATGGACAAAAAATTGAATCAGTGCTGCATTTCAAACCAGGAAACATGTGCTTCAAATCTTTATTCCAAAACTTACTGTGCATTTTTGCCGCATCATTTACAATTCTTAATGCCACATCAATGCTTTCTAAATTCAAATTCAAATTTAATTTATAATTTTTTTTAAATAAATTTTCCAAAACAATTCCAGTATTTTGGAATTGTTTATTCTTGGTCAAATTATAAAATTTTGGAATTTTAATATTCATATGCATTGACATGTTTGTGTAAAAATAATATTCACGCTCATATAATTCTATTTTTTTTGCAATAATGGATAAATTATTCTCTTTCACATTTTCGTATTTCAAAATTTGCGAATATTTTCCACTAGTGGTAATAATGTCATAACTTACAACATCTGCAATATATCCTCCCTTTAATTTATCAGAGTCAATAATTATATCTTTTATATTATGAATCGTGCTATTTTCAAATATAATATTTTTTAAATTCACCATACCACATTCCTTGACCTTTTTATTTATCAATGCATCAGTATCGAAATTATCAAAATTTTTGACCGTGTAATCAACACCATATTTAATCAACTCGTCGGAATCATATGATGTTTCAATACCAATTATCATGTTTGGATTTGCACCTTTTGCACTTAGAATTCCGGTTTTAGAATCTTCAAAAATAAAACATTTATTGCGTTCTATATTATACTTTGCCATTGCTTTCATGTATGGTTCTGAATGGGGCTTTCCGTGTGTGCAATCTGAACTTGTAATGTAAAAATCAATAAAATTTGAAAATCCAACATGGTTGCATATTTCGCTCGCAACGCTTCTATTACAATTTGTTACAATGCATACTTTGTGTCCCTGAATTTTCAACTTGGTCAACAAATCGTGAACTCCTGAAATGAGTTCGAGTTTATTTATATTTTGTATAAACAACTTATTTTTTAGGTCAGATAATTCATTTAATGATGTATTTGTATTTTTCAACAATGTGTTTAAAACACAACTGTCATTGTTTCCGTGAATGTATTTTGCATATATCTCGTGCGTCAACACAATGTTATATTTTGATAATATATTGTTCCAAACATCAAAATAAATACTATCTGTAATTACCAATGTGCCATCCAAATCAAATAAAAATGCGTATGTTTGATTCATATACGCTTCTACTGCTTGTGGTGTTCCAAGTGAAAAAACACATTTGTCATCCAATTCGATTCCTTTAAAATCCAGACCTGATTGAATCATCTCCGAAATAACACAAGACGTGTATGGTTCATTATTAAAAGTTATATTATTATCCACAACATGTTTACAGTATCTCCATAACTCCTCCATGTCATTGAAGGCGTATGCGCCAGTATTTGCGTTATTAGATATTTTGATTTTTTCTTTAATTTCTATTATTTTATTGTCATCTCCGAGCTTAATGTATGAGTAAATTGGATTTTCATCATCATTTTTCGTATAAAAAACTGCATTTGGCGCGGATGCATTTTTAAATATATCAATTATGTTTTGCGTATAAAATGTGTCACAGTCTAAAATTAAACATTTATTATTATTATTATTATTGCTAATTTGTTGTTGCTGATGATACTCGGTTAATATGATTCCAATGCCATGAAATAAAGTTTCTGCAGCACCACTTGTAGTTTGGGTTATTTTAATTAAATTAATTTTAGAATATTTACTTGTAATAAAATCCGAAAATCCATCATCATCTAATTTTGAATTATAAATAATAAAAATTTTATCATCTTGTGCACAAACTAAATTATCTACAACATGTTCAATCATAGTTTTTTCAAAGATTTGTATCAACGGTTTTGGTTTAATATAGCCATTTTTAGAAAATCTTTCTCCTCTTCCTCCTAACGGAATAATAATATTCATTACTATAAAATTATTGTATTATATTATTTTATATTATATTATTTACTTATTATTTACAAAATAAATAAATAATAAGTAAATAAAATAAAATAATATTATATTATACATATTTCTCGCAAATTTCTAAATTTCAACATAATCATGATAGTATTTTTATTTACAGGAGAAGCAAGAACATCTCCTTTTGCACACAATGCAATGCATAAAAGTCATGAAATTATGAACAGTTATATCAATTATATTTTTACCGATGATTTCAAAAGTAAATATAAATATAAAATATACATTTCAACAGACGACGTTCATGTATCAAACACGATAAACTATTTCGATGCAAACAACGTCGGAAATATACATTTATTAAACACGGATTACTATTTAAATCCCATCAAAAATAAATTAAAACCAGTTAATTTTTTCGTTCATCGATATAATAAAATGTGGAAATCAAGACCATATGACAAATATGAAGGCAGCATTTATCAGCATTATAAACTATTTGATGCTTATAACTTATTATTAAATGATAATGATGTGTTACAACAATGCACACTTATGTGTAGAATAAGACTTGATGTTGTAGTTAATATAAATATACTTGAATTGATAAATAAATTTGTAAACCCTAAATGTGAAATAGTATGTCACTGGGATGTATTTGCAATAGGAAGAACGGGAATCATGGGATGTTACCTTATGGCATTAATAAAAAATGGATTTTATACAAATAGAATAAAAATGCCCCATAATTTAATAATTCCAAATTATGAAACATCTTACGATAAACACAGGTGGTCATACGCTCCTGAAATACAACTTATCAAAAGTGTGTGTTACTATTGTATCAAGCATAAGTTCAACATTATGGATGCAATAAAGCCGGTAGTTGATAATATTGTCAATGACTTGGAATGTGTTAATTCAAAAGAGATTAGAATATTACGTTGACCAAATAAATCTCAACTTTTCAATCATCCCCAAATCTGATATTCTTTTTCGAGTTTCACATTGTGCAACATTTTAAATGTTTTATTTTCGCTCGAAAAGTAACTCGGTGTCAATATGCTCCAATCTAAACCGTTGTCAAAAAGTGTCAACTTGGTGTATATGTATCCAATTAATGCGCTGCACCAAAATCGCGACGTTTTTTGCGGATTCGCATCCTTCTTGCAATACGCCTCTATCCAGTCAGTTACCACGATATCGTACGGCTTATCATATACAACTTTGTGAATTTCTTGTAATGTGTTCATGTTGAACAGTTTGTGATACTGCTCTTGCGATTCACATTTCAAACGTCTAAGATAAATTTTTCCCTGATATGTATTCAAAAACTCGTCAAACTCAACAAATTGAACACCGAATTTTTTTTTATTATCTTCTGGGTCGGGTGTGTCTGATATACCCGATGTCCAAACGTAAACACCTTTCAATTTTGGGGTTGTCATAACCGGGTCAACTACAACAATTCCAACATGAGAATAATCACTTTGAGTCATGAATTTTATAAACCAGCTAAATATTCCCCACGAATTATGTTGCAAGTCGTCGCAGACCAAAAGGTCTCCCGTTTTCAAAGTTGCCTTTAATTCCCTTAATGCAACTTCATCTAATTTTTGTGTTTGTGTTTGTGTTGTTTCCATTGTTTGTGTGTGATTCAAAAGTTTCATTTCCGTTTCTTCACTTCCACCATTCATTTTTATAAATATTTTTTTATTATATTAATACTATTTTATTTAAATAATTATATTATATATATAACAAAGTTAAATTCATTCACTATTCAATTAATTATTTATTATAATGTCAAATTTTTTTTCAGATATAATGACGGATATGAAAGGGATGGAGCAGAGTTTGCTGGGTCCTGAGTACTTGTACTGGAAGCGCATTTTAAAACCATCCGATATGGGCATGTCAGACGATGGAAATTTCGGCGCACTTGCCAACAACATTGGCGGATTGATTAATTATGTTGAAGTTCTCGTAACTGGAAAGGGCGGTTCTACTACAGGTGGTCCTTTAGGTGATAAGTTCTTTTTAAAAACAGGCGGGCAGTGCACAGATATTGCATCAAATAAATTAGTCGACCGACACATATATATTAATAACATTCCAAGTGGAAATATTCCATTTATATCATCAGGTCTAGGCGGAACCAACTTTACAAATTTTGAAGGGCTAATTCCTGGAACGCTAGGCGATTTAGGTAAATTAAATCCGCTTGGTATTTTCAAGTCATTTATGATGGGTGGAGAACCGCCGTGCATGTCAATAACCTTAAATACAGTGACTCCTGTCACTGATGCAAATTTTAATGATACAGGACGGGATAACAATGGGACTGAAACCAAATATGTCGCAGTTGCCGATGTGATAAATATGGACCCGTGCACATTTCCCAGTAAAACAAATCCGGCAGACCCGACACAAAAATGCTCAGAAACGTTTGTAAATTCAAGGTATAATTATGATTCTGACTCATCATCATCATCATCGTGTTCATCAAAACAAAAATCCAAATGTAAATATAAGTATTCGACCATTCCAAATATAAAAAAATATCGAAAAAATAAAAACAAAAAAAATGTGGAAAAAACGACGATGCAAGATTTTTCAAAATTACCAGACGATTTATATGTAAAAGCATTTTATGCTTGTATAAGTATATTTTCTCTCTATGTCTTGTATCGGTTCATTCAAAAATATAACAAGAAATAGAAATAATGGTAACGACTAAAAAACGAAATACGGGGACTAGGGCTTGAACCTAGGACCTCGGAGTTATGAGCCCCGCGCGCTTCCTCTGCGCCATCCCCGTTGAATTACCACCCGTAGGTATCGATCCTACGCTTGCCTTTTAATGAGAAAGAGATAACCATCAAACTTTCGGACATTGTGAGTGTCTTGATTGTGTTCGACGATAAGCTGCCCGCCGTGGGAGTGGTTCTGGTGCTGTGTTTTTACGTACGTACGTCGCTTAGCTATGACGAGCAGCTTCTGTAAAGCTGCTGAAGTAATGAATTCCCCTGACAGGTTTCGATCCTGTGACCTTCCGCTTATAAGGCGATAACCATCTTCAAATTCGGACTTTTGCAAGTCTTGTTGAGTAGACGACGGTGTTTTAGACGCTCTGCCGCTGAGCTACAGGGGATGAAGGGTGCTCTAGTGCCTTGATGCACCGGTGCGATGTGATGTAGGGGACATGCTGTCCCCTCTGACCCCTTGCCCTATTTGAAGGGAGGGGTCAGAGGGGAACCGTAGGTTCCCTTTATGGATACCGGCAACCCGTTTCGATCGAGTGACCTCGGAGTTATGAGCCCCGCGCGCTAGCCGCTGCGCCATGCCGGTTTAAAGGGTGCTCTAGTGCCTTGATGCACCGGTGCGATGTGATGGGATATACCGACAACAGGTTTCGATCCTGTGTCCTCGCGGTTATGAGCCGCGCGCGCTGCCGCTGCGCCATGTCGGTTTAAAGTGTGCTCTAGTGCCTTGATGCACTGGTGCGATGTGATGTAATGGATGTCCCCGACAGGTTTCGATCCTGTGACCTTCCGCTTATAAGGCGATAACCATCTTCAAATTCGGACTTTTACAAGTCTTGGTGAGTAGACGACGGTGTTGTAGACGCTCTGCCGCTGAGCTACAGGGACTTTTAATGGAACTACCCCTAAATATTTCTTTATTTTTAACGCTGTTGTTTGAAAGCCTTTTTTTTGGGACTTGTCAAGATTCGAACCCATGTTCTCATTGGTGTACGAGATTAGATGTTTCTTGGACAGAAGATTTTCCCACTAAGCCATGCACTCACTCTCACATGCTTATGGTAACATGATGTTTATTCATATATGAACATGATGTTGAATTTGATATTAGTATTTCTAAAATATAAATAAATAATTAATTTCTCTTGTTTGTTATTTTCTTGTTTCTTCTATTTCTATTTTTTCTTGACCTGTTTGCATTTCGTTTTTTATATTTTTTTCTGCTGCCGCCTCCCGCTGCTACTGCCGAAATCGGTGGTTTATTAGGCGGAATCGGTTGCAATAATCTACTATCTTGCGCATCTTCTGTATAAGCATTGACATCAATCATGGGTTTCGCAGGAGGAATGGCATAGGCATCAATAACGGGTTTCGCAAGAGGAATGGCATTGACATCAATAATGGGTTTCTCAGGAGGAACAATAACGGGTTTCGCAGGAGGAATGGCATAGTCATCAATAACGGGTTTCGCAGGAGGAATGGCATAGTCATCAATAACGGGTTTCGCAGGAGGAACAATAGCGGGTTCCACAGGAGTAGTAGCATAGTCATCAATGACAGGTTGTTCAGTGCCAGGAATTTCCTGCATTTCAATTCCTTCATCTTCTCCTTCTACTTCTTCCTTTGAAGCCGTAGAATCTTTTTTTTTCCCAAAAAAGTTTGTAAGAAAACTGGGGTAAAATGAAGAGTCGTCATCCTCGACTGATTCCGAATCCGGCTTGATATTAGCATTACACTCGTCGTACTGTTTTTGACAATACTCAGCATCTTTTTTCGTTGGTCTAAATAAATCAAGAAAGCCACCTCCGCGCATCTGTCGTCTTCGTTGACGTTGACGACGCGTCCTGCTATTTTTTGTTTTTTTATTATTTTTTGAACTTCTTGGTGCCATTGAATAAATAATATTATATATAATTATAGTATATTATTATTTATTTATTATCAAAACAAATAATAAAAAAATAGTATTGTTATTCATTTTTATTTTAAATTATGGGGCAAATATTTGACGATTTCCTATACTTGTATAAGTTGACCCCCCTCCCGACTTGAATGAATTATTTGCACCCTTCTTTTTTGGCGCAACGCACCCTCCGGCACGACACCTTCGAATCGCAATATTTCGACTAGTTGTGTCATTGCTTTTGAATGACATGGGCGCAGTTTTTGCTAAACCAACCTTCATACTCCCTCCGCCAATAGCATTATTTTTCAGGCGCTCAATTCGCTGCGAACTGTCTTGCGGAAATGATATAGGCTTTCCAACCAACCCAACACGTTTATGAGGAGGTATTTGATTAAAAGTTGTTCCAAAATTTCCACGCACATTTCCGGCAACTTTATTATCTGCATTGTTCGGACCATTCGGCTCCCCTTTGGTTTGAACAAACGCGCGCCGACCCATTGCAAACACGCTGTCGTTTGATGACGGATAAAATTGTTGCGGCATCGGGTTCACACTAGTCAATGTGGCATTGTTTCCACGCTGTTTTATCAACACATGGCTATCAGGAGGACCGTTAAAATTATACTTTAATTTAAATACCATTGGGAATATAACTTATTATGATATAATATATTATGCTTAATTAATATATTATAATTAATTTGAATTTATAATGGATTTTACACCATTGGAAATTTTATTGAATGAAATGTATTCAAATGTATATTACACAAGCACGCATAAACTCAACGCCTTCTATATAACTTGCAACAATTCTATGTGCTCCATCTAACAAAATAAATTTTTTATTTTTATAAACTAACCAAATTGGGTCAACAATATCACTTTGTTTCTTTATTTGACTTTGATGATACTCAACACTACTTATATCAACATTTCCGCGCGGTCTATCATCTAGCGGATACGCCTTGACAGCAGAATCTTTCAACCTGTCAGAATTGAAATTTTCTATGCCATTATTTGCAAACATGGACAACGGAATTTCAACTAGTTTGGATTTCAATATATGCGCTAAACGCGCATCTTGTTTATTTTCAAACAATTTTATACTTACCGAAGTTGAAACTGAATCTCTCATACATTAAATAAAATAAATTAAAATCTGACCCAACAAAATTACCGTAATCCGTGAATGGCTCCTCTAAATGCCGATTGAGAGCCGCTATTCAAATCTCCACCAAAACTCGAATTATTGTAATTGCGATTAATCGCCTGAAGTTTCTTAAATGTAGTATAATCTGAACCGTCATACACATATTTCACATTGCACGTTGAAGACGGAATTCCGGTCTTATCAGGATGCGGCTGAATTGCTCCTGCCATTGATTTCCATCCAGTTATTCCACCCCTTAAAGAACTAATTTGTGTCGAACCGCCTGAAGTATAACTTTTACGATTCAATAAATCTCCGGCATTGTTTACGGCGCGAAACGGAGTTGCAGCCACAGTTAAATTTTTTACAGTTCCGCTTGCAGCCGCACCATTCCATGCTTCTCTCAGCGTCACTCGCGGCATCTCGCGACCACTGCCGCCTTCCGGTCCACCGCTTCCGCTTTTACCTGAACCTCCTCCTATCAACTGCGCAGCAAAGCCATTATAAAAACCTCCTAAAATCATCTTCATCTTGTTTACTCGTTTATTTAATATAATATTATATTATAAAATAAATAAAATGAAATGAAATAATGAATAATTTATAATATTATATTATAAAAATTGATTTAATAAAATAATGTCATTATTTATTATATACGTCCATCACAATGCAAGCAATGATTGATTTGGAACACGTGGTTCTTGCTCTCGAAGACACTAGTAAAAAAATAATGGATGTTGAAGATGGTTATACTCTTCAATATGATATAGAAACTAATAATGGTTATGCAAATATTGAATTGAATGAAGATGCATTATTGTTGCAAGGTATAATGCTGTTTGACATTCGCGTGGAAAAAAAAGTTCAAACCACTGTCAAAATTTATAGGGATAAATCTGCCATTTTACACTGTGAAACAACAGGATACAATGATTTGGCGGATTTGGTACTAAGAGAGATTTTACACCGGTATTATACCACATACCACATACTAAAAAACGAGAATTAATATGAACCAAAAAATAAAATATTTACATACAATATAATAAATTATTTGAAAACTTAATAATGGTCTGCATGAAAAGCTGCATTATTGCAACAATGTTCATCGTTGCAATGATTTTCACCATGTACAATTCAGACAGCACTTTGTCTATACAACAATTTACGGCCGTTCTCTCCGCAAAACAAAAAGCAATCTATAAAAAGATTGCAGACGAACGTCGTCAAATTTATTTTAAAGGATTCGGACTGGGACTTGTCTTGTCTTTTTTATTCTTATTCTGGAAAAGCGCAACGAAAAATTCATACAAAATAAATCGATTTTCAACAATATGCGTAGTTGGTGCAATAACTTTTACAACTAATTATTTTTATTACATGCTCTCTCCAAAAAGTGACTGGATGATACTTCACATTGACGGAGACAAACAGAAACAGGCGTGGTTAAGCGTATACAAGAAAATGCAATACAACTATCATTTAGGCGCAGTTTTAGGACTTGTGGGCGCGTTTTTTATTGCCAACATGTTTTGCGACTAATGCTTCTTTGATTCATTCATGATTATATTTCCATTATAAATTGGTTGAGAAGAGAGAAGAGAGATAATTGAATCAAATAAATAATAATAAAATATAATATTACTATTTATTATTATATATATATAACATCTCTCAATAAAATACACAAATAATTATGAGCGATTTAGATACAACATTCAATAGTACGGGTTTTGCTATCACAAATTTTTTTAATAATGTAGACGAAAATTGGTGTCGAGGAATCGCGCTACAACCTGACGGAAAGATTGTTATGGCAGGCGATTCAGTAGACACAAATGGTAACAAGGTAATAGCACTTTGTAGATATGACAGCACTGGAACACTTGATGCTACATTTGGAACAAATGCAAATGGTAAAGTTACACAATTAATTATTCCACCCTCGTCTTCGTCATCTTCAATAGTTGTTTACAGTTTAGCATTACAACTAGATGGAAAAATAGTTGTTTGTGGAGAAGATTTAAATGCGAACAGTTTCACACAAATGGTCGTTGCAAGATTCACTTCATCTGGAGTATTAGACACAAATAATTTTGCATCGCCTGATGGATACAAATATGTAACACCGACAATGTTTAATGCAGCGTATACTCCTCTAAATTTTGATAATGCTTACGCGAGACATGTTGCAATAGACACTGCAACAAATCCAAATACAATAGTTATAGGCGGCCATGTAAGAGCAACCAATAATATACTATATTTTTCTTTGGTAAAAATCGATTTATTAGGTGCTATGAACAGTTCTTTTGGAATAAATGGGTTACTTGCAAAAAATTTTAGCAACGGACAGTTAAATGAATTAGGCAATTATGTAAAAATTCATAATGGAAAATATTTATTGGGTGGTTACCAGAATTCTTTAATGGCTGTGGCTAAATTTGATACAAATGGTAATGTAGATAATGCGTTTGGAACATCTGGTATATCAGTTATTCCAAATTTTGCTCCATCATCATTAGATGATGTATCTAGTATAGCAATTCAACAAGACGGAAAAGTTGTTTTGGGCGGAACCTCTTATATTAACGGAATAGCATGTTATGCTCTAGCTAGAGTGTCTGACACTACTGGAAGTATAGACACAACTTACGGTATAAATGGAAATGGAAAAGTATTAACAAATTTATCACCAACTGAGTTGACTGGACTAACAATTGGTATTCAAACTGATGACAAAATTGTTATGGGTGGTTATTTTTATGAACCTTCTAGTATTGGACAACCTGGTAGTTTTTCTCTAGCTAGATATGACATAAATGGTTCATTAGATGTGACATTTGGAATGAATAATAATGGATTAATCTTAGAAGACATTATTCCTGGAATGCGCGAACAGGGGTACTCACTAGCTATACAAAATGACGGGAAAATTCTTTTGGGTGGTGTAATGGGTACTTTTGATGATAATATTGATAAATATTTCATTTTAGCAAGATATTTGTCTAGTCAAGAACCGTCTCCGCCCACACCCACACCCGAACCCACGCCCACACCCGAACCCACGCCCACACCCGAACCAACGACAGTATGCATCAACACTTGCAATGACCGAAATAATAAATGCACATATTCAGACTATTCCACTTTTTTGAATTCTAAAACAACGTGCAGACCAGTGAATCAAAAAACGTACAAGTCATATTCGAGCGGCGGATTCAAGGGAAGTAAAGGAAGTCCCAATTCATACTTGAACTCAATACCACTGAAATTTTGTGCAAACTATGCCGATACAACTGAAACGAGCCCATATCTGCGATACAGCGACCTTTCAAAATGTTGTAAATTTGTCTGTAAATCATTTACATCCACCACACCATCGTCATCATGTCCTCCACTTTCACCCAACTTTACAATTAATTATGATGAAATACTTATTTCAAACGGGGGATGTCCGTTAGATTCCAATATTCCATTAATGATTGCTCCAATCATTAGTCAAGGAACTCCTACTGGCGGAGTTTTTACAATAAGCCAACAACCAAACATACCCGGTGCAAATCCTCAATTCACAATTGATTCGTCTACAGGAGTTATTACAATTCCTGGATTTGATGGTAGTGCTGGACATGAACAAGGAGATTATATCTTCACTTACACCGTTTGTGGATACGTTATCCAATGGACAGCGTATATAGGAGCATGCTAACAAAGAAAAAAATAAAACTAAAATTCTACATTTACATTTTCTACACATTACAATAAATATTTATAATTGTATAAATATTTATTCCAATTTATTATTTATTTTATTTACTATTCCGTCATAATTCTCGGCGCGATATTCATCGTCTGCAGTTCTTGAAAGAGCAATTTGCATGAATACGGAATTTCAACCAGCGCAAATTCTGTCCGGTTATCGCACATCTTGCAACAATGAATGCCCAACGCGTCGTTGAATGCTGCGACCATTCCGCACCTGGAACACACGTGCACCTGGTATTTGTCCGAAACATCATACAGTCGCTCGCGCGTGAATCGCGCAGCACCGTGTGACACCATGCAATTATGCGCAACGATTCCATTCGCAAGAAACGAGTGTGTGTCTTCCACGCTAATATCATACACGTGCTTCGGTCCCACATTGATTCGCGACACAACCATTAAATTCATTGTGGGTAATGCATTGCTTCCGCGCTGCACGCCATATCCTGCCGAACTTGATTCATCATCTTCTTCGATTTCGCATTCTTCGAATACTTTTTCGTCTACATCCATTTTTTTGGGTTCAATATCATCACTTAGAAACCACTCTAGTGCTCCGATTTTCTCCATGAATTGCTCCGCCGTTGGAAACGACTTGGACGTGAATTTACCAAATTCCGTGCCTTTAATCAAATGGTCGGTAATGTCGTGCGTGCTTGGAATGGCGTACTCATGAAGCAATCCTTCGGTTTTCTTCAGCTCTTCTACTGCCTGAACTATGGCACTCTTGGTGTGCACAATCTTGTCCGGGTTCTTCGCTTTAATTTCTTTGAAATGCGTTATTTCATCAACACGATTCACCAGCCAATTATGTTGACGGCAAACTTCTTCGCGCAATCGGCGATACGACACACCGGCTTCAAGACGCTGGGATTTATGGCAACAATACCGAAACCCGATTTTTTCAGAGAATGGAATAAGTTGTTCAATCGGGAGATGAAGCGTCAACTGAAAACTCCGGTTCGTTGCATCGCTCTTGTCTTTTAGTTCGAATTTCTTTTTGGAGAATGACGTTTCTCTTGCTTTTTGAATGGTGGTATTATGAATGCCACACTTTGCAAGTAGTTTCTGCATATCTTCAAACATTTTTTGTAATGATTCGCGATGCTCGTGTGTTTTAGTTTGTGAAAATCCAATGGATGTCATTAGGTCACGCTTTCCCCTATGCATTCCAAGAACACATGTGTGTCCGTCGCCGCCAAACATTCCGCCGAGAAATTCACGAATAATAGGGCGAGGACACTTCTCATCCAAGATAAAATCAGGAAGTGTTGCCGGCTGATTTACTTTTTTGCCGCTTATTAATCCGGGCAATTGAATAATTTGATTTTTAAATTTTGCTGGAATTCTTACTACAAATAGATTTTTCATTACAAAATTTGTTTGTTTTATTTCGCAAAATAGTTCAATATCTTCTAATATAGAAGCAACATCCAACGTATGACCAATAAATAATAATGCTAATTTTGTTTTAGAATTCATATGTCCATCAGTAATCAAATATCCAATAATACGAGCAAATGCAAGCGTCTTCATATATTCTTCGTGATTATTTGTTTTAAGTGTAGTTGTTCCAAATTCAAGTTTCCATCCAGCACATTCTTCCATTTCTTCTTTAATATTTACAAGCGGACAAGTTATACTTGTTTTAATTTTAGTTGCATTCAATTCAACATCTTTTACATTAACCCATGTATTCTCAGAAGTTAATACAGGATGGTCTTCAGTGCATGTAAGTTTTCTACCATCTTCAAATGTCAATTCAACACAATCACGCATTCCCTTGTCCATGAATGCAACTTGTTTAGAAGGAATCATTCCATTTTTTTCCTCACTCCAACCCATAATATTTACGTGTCTATCATTTTCACAGAGTGAATCTAATCTTACACTGAGACCGTTTGAGAGCGTAATTGGTGTGCCTCCATCATGGCAATCCTTCTCCATTTCGCCAAACCGTAACCCTCCATCTCTCGAGCGGCCTTCGGCCGGCTGACGCGTGAGATTTACCATTGGACCGATTGACCTACTGTGTTGCTTGTCATTTACCATGTGTTTTAGGCGCTGGTAGAATGCGGGACCGATGAAAATGTCTGAATCGATTTGTTCGCCGGATAGGCCGTTGTATAAGACTTCATTCCCGTTATTTTCGTAGCCGAGCTTTAGGAGTTCGTTGCGAATGGTGTAAACGTCGAGTTCTCCGAAGGATGTTCCATCGCCAAACAAGCCGAGTTCTAGTAGAACTTTTCCGAGAAGAGTTTCTTTGAGTTGGGCGATTGTCATACGAGAGGGGATGGCGTGGGGATTGATGATGATGTCGGGACGCTGCCCGCTCTTTGTGAACGGCATATCCATTTCCGGAATAATGTTCCCGATGGTTCCCTTTTGCCCGTGACGACTACTGAGTTTATCTCCGATGACCGGCTTGCGAAACGTGCGAATGCGAACTTTGCAAATGACGTACCCGTCTCCGTTGCGCTCCGTGTAATTCTTATCGACGTAGCAGTCTTCTGTTGTCCTGTGCATTTTACTGGCGTCTTCGTATTTGATTACTTTTGTGTGGTCGTTCCTGTTTTCCTTGATGGGCATTACCTTGCCCATAATAATGTCGCGATTTTCAATGACGGAATTTTCCGGAATAACGCCCTTGCTATTCAGTTTCGAATAATTTCCGAATTTCATTCCTTTCGTTTTTGTGGAATCCGGTCTGCATCGAATTTCCTCGTCGCCGTTGATTTTCTTGTCCTCGTCCTTTTCGGTGTGATAAATGGTTGCGCTGAATAAACCGCGATCGATTGCGCCCTTGTTTACAAGGATGCTGTCTTCTTGATTGTAGCCGGTGTAGCTCATAATTGCAACGATGACGGGTGCGCCGGATGGAATCTCGTCGAGCTTTATCATGCGCATGATGCGGGTGTCGACCAGCGGACGCATTGGATTGGATAGCACATATGCCGTCTTGTCCATCCGGTTGTAAAAGTTCGTAACGTACATGCCCATCGCCTGCTTACCCATGGCGCAATTTGAACTTGCAAAATTATCTCCAGCAATAAATGAATGATTATCGTGTTCAACTTCAATATCAGATATCATGCAATCTTCTTGTCTTGTTATAGACTCAATTGGTATAAATGCCAAGTTATTAACAACTTGAATATCCTTCATCCATTCTTCGATATTGCCACAATACTTGTTTTGTTTATTATTTTTTTTTGTTTTAAGGTATTCAGTAACTTTAAATGAATGTATATTTTTAGTATTACAATATGCATAACCAACTGTGTCATAATATTTTATAATATTATCCATTTTACTTGAAATGGTAAATGATATTTTTACTCTTGATTCACTTATTTTACTTTCTTTCACATGCAATATATTGATTTCTAATCTACTTAATATTAAAGCACATTGATTCATGAATGAAACCAGAGACTCCTTGTAAGTTGGATTGATTTGTTGTGATGTCTCTTGAATCTTTATAATATATATTCTTTTAATAGTGGTTAACCTTCTATCGATTGTTTTATCCCATCTGATTTTGCATCCATCTCCGCCTTGAAACCCTCTCATGAACTGAAGCCCATATGCATTATTGTCAACTATCCAATCTGGAATTCTATTTCTAACAGTTTCTGTTTTTTTTCCATATCCTATTCCCATACTTATTAAAAATGCCGGCAAACATCCATTATAAATTACTGCATATGTATGATGTGTTTGTTCTCTGTCACTATCTTTACTTTTAAATGTTCTTGTTCCTTCCATTATTTTAATATCTTTTTCAAATCCAATTGATTTCAAATCATTTGTAAATTCTAATGCATCACAATATTGTCCGAAATCAAACGAACATTGAAATTCTTTATATAAATAAACACCGCCATTGTTCACATTTTTTCTATTTTTTTGGTATATATTAATTGAACCATCAGCATATAAATATCCAATTATTCTTGACAATGTTGTTAATTTAGGATTATTTTCATAAAGCGGAAGCAATCCGATATTTTTTAATTTACTAACATATTTTTGTACTTTATTTATTTTTCTATTTTTAGTTTCGTCAATTTCGAGTTCTTTCATCTTATTAATAAATTCATCTTCACACAATATGCATTTGTCTCCAATTTTATTATCTCCAATGTGTGTAGGAAAGTGAGTTATTCCAACTCTTAATTCGTTCTGTTGAATCAACTCACCCACAGTTTTCCAACCACAGTTTGTCATGAATTTATGGTCTTCTGTTGCTACAATTTCTCTTCCACTAATAGTTTTGACCTTGTAAACAGGATTATCATTTTTACGAATAAAGTGATTTACAACCTTGGTTTTAATTACTTCAAATGTTTTGGGACAAAATGACATTACACTGTCTCCAATTCTAACATCTTTTATTTGAGTCCTTGTTCCATCTCCCATAAGAACATTTTCATGAACTCCGATGCATTGATAGGTATTTCTGGGCGATTGGTTGTGCTCTGGAAACGGAATACACGATGCCAAGATTCCGAATATGGTGCTCGGGTGAATTTCGCAGTGAGTATAATTGTAGTTGAACTGTGAAGTCGGATTCAACCCATTCTTCAAATCTGTGCGTTTCATTGCAATCATGCTGAAATTCTGCTCCTCCGGGTCAATGTATTCAAGAATTGCATTATCAATTCTGCAATCAGTCACCAGGTCATCCCATGTGATTTCACGGCGGTCCAATTTGCGCAGCACATCCGATGTGATGAATGTGCGATTATTCTTGACGCGCAAAACCGGGCGCATAATTCGCCCCGAGTCATTGCAAATTCGAATTTCCTTGTTTCGAATGTCAAAGACAACCGATGTATAAATGTTGATAATGCCCTTGCTCTTTTTGTCCTTGAATGCATTGTAAAGTTCAACCGGGTTTCTGCTTATTCCAACCCAAGCACCATTTACAAATACCTTTACTGCATCAACGAGCTCTCCGCAATTGGTAATCGTGTCAAGAGACTGAATATGCGGTTCAACCTGCTTGTGAAGCGAATCGGCGTGACTCGGAATGGTAATGTGGGACATGTAGCTGATATTTTTCACGACACCAACGCTTGCACCCTCTGGAGATTCCGCAACGCATAAAAACCCCCATGTAGTATTGTGAAGTTTGCGCGGCGGAATTAGTTTTCCACTTTTGTCAATCGGCGTATTCACGCGACGAAGGTGGCTCAAACTCGACACATATGTTAACCGATTCAAAACCTGAGCGACGCCGACCTTGTTTGTGTTGACATTTTTGATTCCAAAATCGCCGGTGGATAGAGCGCGCTTGATTCCATTTTCAATCGTTGTTGATTTGATTATTTTGTACGCATTCGTCTTGTTAATAATGCTCAAATAGTCTTCAGTCGACCTCCACGAACCCGTATTAATTTCGCGAATGACCTGCTTTGACATGTCCTTTACCACCTTGTTGAAATAATTCCGAAACAAATTGTTGAGAAGAACTCCAGTCAAATCAATCCGCTTATTCATGTACGAGTCGCGGTCGTCTTGTTTTGTCAACCCCAAACTACATTTAATAACTCGCGAAGCCATGTAACCCAAATAATAAATCTTCTGCGCCTGAGTCTTGCAGTGGGGAAACAGGTCGGAATTCAATATTTCAACTGCAAAATCGCGCTTCTTTCTTGCTCCCGTCTCTTTGTCCATATTCAAAGGAGTAAACATGACGATTGAGGTAATTTGGCGCATTGCATCCTCGTGAGTGAGAACCGTGTTGGCATCAATGACGGAGGCACGAAGCGCCGTAAGTATTGCTTCATTGTTCCCTTCCTTGTTTTCAATGTCGAATACAACTTTTTCACAAATGTCCTTATCCGACAATATATTCAGCGCGCGAAACAACACAAACAATGGAATGGGTTGTTTGACGCGCGGTATCTGCACGTAAATCGGAAATCCAAATCCGTTATTCTTGCTGGCAATCGTCATATTGATTTGCTTTGGAGAAATGCATTTGAAATCGGGCACAGATTTGACTTCCGCTAGCCACGTCCATTTCGTATTTCCTTTAGAAACATTGTAACAAAACACTTTATTTTCAGCTGCTCTTTCTTGACCAAGCACTGTCTTTTCGCTTCCGTTGATAATAAAATAACCGCCTGCATCATACGAGCACTCTCCCGTCTCGACATGATTGATGTGAGCGTATTGATTCAAAATGCAAACCGACGATTTCAACATGATTGGCATTTTACCAATGTGAATATTCGGCAACACCTTGTGAAACGTTTGCACGTTCTCAAGCTGTTCTCCAGAACGAACAATGTATTTTATATTTGCATCCACTGTCATTGTAGATGCATATGTAAAATTTCTTAAACGCGCCTCTTGGGGAAACATGAGTTTCGTGGCGCCGTTATTTTCGTGAATTTGAGCACGAT